TTTTTAAGGATGATGAATGGAATTTGAATTTAGAATATATTATGGAGATATAAACCGATGCTAACAATGTTATTAAGTTTAATTTTAGGAATCAATGCAATAGTACCATGTGATTATGGTTATTATATAGATGTTAAAAGCGGTGTATATGAGTTATACTCACCTATTGAGCATATAACAAATAATTATATACAAATAGATTGTAACGAATAGGAGAAAGTCATGCTAAAAAGTTTATATATTGTATTAGATAATAACGATAAACAACATTTAATTATAAATGATAAATTAGAAATCATTATAGAATGTAATAATAATAAATATACCGTTAATGTGCTGGCAGATGAGCATGGAGCGGTTAAAACTCAACTTATCGGCTTTGATAAGTACGAGGAATTAAAACATTAAGTTTTGTAAACTTTTTAATTTGTAGTATTGACATATACTATTTTATAGTTTATAATTAAAGTATAGAAAACAATAAAACAAAGAAAGAAGGATAACATGGCAACAAAAGAAGAAAAATATTTAAAAGAAATGCAGAAATTTTTAGAATCAAACTATGAATGTGATGTTTACACATTTAGAAAATATGATTTGAATAATAATTTTAACGGAAAATATGAAACAATGGCGGATAGTTTTATTATTAAAACAAAAAATGCTGGCAATGTTTTTATACATCCGACATTATGGACATATGATAAACCGTTTAAATATGATATTTTTACTCAAAAATTTGCGTATATTCAATTAGGGGATGGCAGTTGGACATTTTCAAAAGATGAAAGATTTAAGAAAAATAACTTTTTTGCTATTCCTACAATAGAAGAAGTTAAGCAAATAATATTAAGAGAATACGAAACGACAAAGGAATAAAAAATGGATAAAATCGAAGTAGAATATTTTTATAATGCTGATGTATTAAAATATCGTTGCGAATTTAAAGAGGATAATATCGGAAGGATAACGGCAAATAACGATATAATGAATAAAACTTTATTAAATGTAAAATTTGATACATGGCATAAAAAACCAAATAGTAAAAATTATGAATCGGAGAAAACAGGCAAAATTTTTGGTATTGAAGATTTAGAAAGACAATACAGTATAGCACATATTATTGGGATTAGAGAAGTTAAGAATTGTAACAGATTTAATATTTAAACTTGACAAATAAGTAGTAATAAGTTATACTAATAATGTAAGTAATAAATAGGAGATAGAATCATGAAATTTGTAAAATCTAATACTGATTATGGAGCATACAGAGAATTATTAAAAGAAGGCAATAAAATTATAGGTTGGATAGAACAAAGAACTAATGGAAAATATTTTTATGCTTTTGGAAAACCATCTCAAAATAATTTTATTAGTTTTGAGTGTGAAACATTACAACAGGCAAAAAATGAAATGTTAAATGTAAATTTGTTTTAAATACTAAAAATACTATACTAAAAATAAAGTAAAAAAATAGTGAAAAATAATTAACAAAAAAATTACTAAAATTAGTATAGTGTTTTTTATATAAAATTGAGATTTATATTTTTGCAAAATTTTACTTTTTATCATGTATATTAAAAAGCACTCATTAAGATTATTAAATTGTAATGTTATAATATGGGCATGTCATTTACTCAAGATTATTTACTTTTTAAATTCTTTCAAAAAGTTGGAATATTTTAGTATAATGTATGTTAAGTGGTATAAGGTTTATTATAATATACTTTACGGCTGGTATTTGCAGAATCTTATAATGTGAGGAATATATAAAAGTTAATATATTACAAGTATAAAAATAAAGTAATATAGATGTGAGGAATATATAAAGTAAGATTAAATTTTTTGATTTTTAGTATTATTTTTTTTTGATTTTTAATATTGTTTTTGAGTAGCCTAAAACCCTTAACAAAACTTAACAAAAATTTACACTTGACAGGTGAAATTTACACCTTGACCGCTTAATATTTGTTAATATTTCTTATGCACTTAACAATTTTTCTAATCCCTTAATGAAAATCACATAAAAGCCTTTAAAATCAAGCCTTTTGCCGATAGTAATATATTGTATATACAAATTCTATACTATTGGCAGTATATAAAATGATATATACAATGTTAAAAAATGTTAAGTTTTTAATGTTCAGATTTTTAATAATTTGTTACTAAAATTAGTATAGTGTTTTTTTATATAAATTTAATTTTTGTATATCTGTAAAATATTATATTTTTATTTTGCTTTACATGCTTATTATGGAGCATAAACCGCTAAAAGTCAATAGGGGCGGTACTTTTTACCACTTTTAATAGTATGTTTTATGTATAATCATATTATTAACATACATATTTTATACCACTAAAAACTTGATGTAATTCAGTAATAACTTGAAATTTTATTTTTTTGTTTACATTTCTTAATATTTTAAAAATAAACACTTGACAAAATAAAAATTTTAGTTTAATATGTATATGTAAGCAGTACAAAACAAATAAAAAAGGAGAATCAAACATGGCAAATCATTTTATCAAATTAGACATTCAAGGACTTTACAACACTTTACAACCTATTAAGGCAAATTATGAGGTAGTAAAAAAAGAACTTAAAAGCAATGATTATTTAATGCTTTATGGTGCATTAACTCTAATTGCTCAAAACAATGAGGACAATTTAAAAGACTATTACAACCAAAATTTAAACGATGTTATTAACTCGGCTTCAATCTCTGATAATGAATTATATTTAATGGATTTTGAAGGTTACGAAATAAACGAACGATACACAATTAAAAGTCTATTTTTAACAGATAATAACAATGTTATGATGTTTGTATATGACCGCAAAAAAGATAGATTTATTGATTTTGTAGCATAAGAGATAAAAGCATGAATAAAATCAAAATTACTCGGACAATTTCACATGATGCACTCAAAAAACTTGAAATGATAGCAAAATTAAACAACATGAATGAGTCGCAAGTGTTGGACATACTAATAAAAAAGCAAAAAAAGTTACAATTATTTTAAGGAGAATCGGCATGGCTAAAAAAATTATATTAACTAAAATTTTAAATGATTGCTATATAGACGGCAAAAAAGTAAATTATAAAGAATTTGACAAAATTTTTAATGATTTAATAAAATATAAGCAAGTAGGATTTACAAATTATATTGAGCATGGGCAATTAGTTAATAAATGGATTTTAAAAGCGGTTTAAATACCGCTTTTTTATTTTCTTAAAATACTTGACATAATAAAATATTTATGATAGTATAACAGAGTGATACAAAATATAGGAGATGAGCATGAAAAAACTTTTTATTATTATTATTTTATTTGTAGCAGTTACAAACATTTACAAAGCTATTAACAGGCATTTTGAACTTAAAGAACTTGAGAGAATAAACCATGACATGGTGGAATATTGCACGCAATACATGCAAAATAATCCCAATGCAATATGTGATTAAAATATTTTATATATAAACTCCTTTACACTATTTTACAAGCGGTTATTATTAACCGCTTTTTATTTTGTTTAATTTTATGATTTTAAGCCAATAATAACAAGGCTTTACAATAGCAGAATCAAATATTAAATTTAAGGGCATTTACAAGCCGTTTAAGGTGTGTTAATACCTCTATAATATAAAACTATTTATTTTTTATTTTATAAGCCTTAACGGACATTTAAACCGCTTTTAAATTAGTATTATATTATACTAAAATAAATATAGTAAATTGTTTACTATTGGATAGTATAACATCATATTACTTTTATATAGTAGTTAATATATATTTTTAATAGTAATCAATATATAACAGGCATATACATGCCGATATGAACCGCATGCCATTCTTTTATATACTGAATATATACAGAAAATATATAATAAATATATAATATTAAATATTAAGTAATATTAAGCGGTGTAAAGTATTGTTATTATTGAGTTTAGGGGGTTTGTAAAGTTTTGTTAAGTAACCCCCCGCCGGTCATGGTTTGTTACAAATCTTAACAAAAGGGGTAGGGGGCATATTCCAACGAAATATTTGTTATCTTTTTAACCCATCATATTATTTGTATTATTCCAACGATATTTTTGCTAATTTTTTTATCCCACATAACTCATTATTACATTCCAACGATATATTTACTAAATTATTATTAACAACATTGCACTAACACCCCTATTAATAACACTAACAATAAGACACTTATATACACTCCGGTATAATACCCCCCATTATTCTACCAACCAAATAAACATAACCATAAAGAGTAATATAATAGATGCTGTCATTGCTCACCCCTTACTTCTGCTACTGCCTGCATATAATCAAAATCAGATAAACAAGCCATCAATGATAAAAATTCATTTATATCTTCGGCTTGACTATCATTTTCAATATCTTCAACCCAAATTTTATGCAACCATTGTCTAATTAGTTTCTTATCTTTTTGATTCATTATATACCTTTTAATAATTTTATTATTTTATTTTTAATTATTTTAAATATATATTGCAAAAATTGTATTATTGCAATTATTATTGTATAAATAATTGAAATTATGAAAGCAATAATTCCTGCAATTGTAATGATAATCCCCAATGCTACACCTATTGCTATAACAGCAGATAAAAAGAATAATATCATAATTCCGATAAATTCTACAAATAACAACATTCCTAACATAAGTTTAACAATAAAAATCATTTATCCATCCAATCAATTAACATTAAAACATCAGTAATAGTAATAAAAATTATTAAAGGAATTGTCAGCCACCAAATAAATGGATTAGGACTTAACATACTTGCACAAACATATCCTAACGCACTAAAAGCAGTAGAACAATATCCTGCTAAAAATTTTAATGATTTTTTATTATCCATCTGCTAACCACCCTTTCTTGATATTTCTTCTCTAAAAACTTTATCTCACCAATCTCTCCGTCATATTCCCAATGGTGCTGATATAAATTCCCACCAAAATTCAAATACACTAGGAATATCATTGAGCCATATACCTATAATAAAATAAAACGGCAATGTTAAACACCATAATAAAAATACTACCATATACCAAATACCAAATAAAATAAAAAATATTACTATAAATGGAAATGTGATAATTTTACCTATTAAATACCAATTCATTATTTATCTCCATATTGTTTATTCAAATCCATAATATCCAACAATGCTTTTTTATCAACATCAGATAAAATATGATTCTGATGCAATAATGTGATTAATACTTGCAATGCATGTTTTATCATCATTGAATGTCTATAATTAAATACTTCATCTATTACTACAGCCATAACTTTATTCTTCTCCTTATAATAGACATCCGAAATGATATAATAATGCACTTATGCTATATATAAGTGTACTTTCCATTATACAAATAAATAAATAAAGCCAATATTCATTATGCTCCACCATAGTATGTATAAAATAACATATAAATATTAAAGTTATAAATCCAGCATAAAAACCCATTATTCCTCTCCTTCTAATGTTGGTATAACATAATACCACTCCGGAATATCATCTTCATTCAAATCTATTAAAACCTTTGACGGCGGAATCGGAGCAACTCTTACGGGTGCTTTATGTATCTGCTTTGGAGTTTCTTCTTCCAACGGTGAAGGAATAGGAATCATTAAACCTATTAATATTGATATTGTAACAATTATTGCTATTACAAAACCTGTTATTGCGTTTTTAGTTGGTGAATCTTCACTCATTTTTATCATCCTCACATACAGTATTTAATACCCAACGAGCATATTTACTAAACATATCGTCATCAAAGCGATTATGTAATAAATGCCATATAACCTCTGGTATTATAGTTAAAAATAATATATCGTCTTTTATTTTTTTAAACATTAATATATCACCTTTCTTTTGCTATTTATATCATTTTTAACAGCATTAGCAATTTGGTTATCTGCTTCCCATGCAACTTGAAAACTATATTCCGGATTTCTTTCAATTGTGCATCCAAAACCTTTATTAAATTTTTCTTTTATTTTCTTCCATTTTGATTCCGAATATGTTTTATTGCTAATTTCTCTGCCATTATACCAATATGAATATCCTGTCGGAAAATAAGATAAATTTCTTTTTCCAAACACTAAATTTACTTCATCTAACATAAAAATTTTTGATATATTCATATTTTGTCCTTATTTTTTTATCTTATTGCAAAATATCTGTATTATTTGCAATAAATTTTTCAAAAAGTTCTTTTATTTCATTTTTTATTGGTTCTTTGTATGCCATTATTGATAATAATATGTCATTTTTTATCTCTTTTAATGTAGTTCCTGCCACCGAAACGTGCGTACCTACGCCGTTTTCAACGTAGTTTTTTATCTTGATTGCTAATAATTGCAACAAAACATTGGAAGTAATATCAATATAACCCCTAAACCATGTATCACTTAAATTTTTATAAAATTCAAAATTATCTTCTCCTAAAACCTCACTATAGCCTGTTCTTTCAAATAATTCTTCAAGAGTTTTTGCAACTACAATACGAGGATTATTGCCACAATTATCTGTAACCCATTGCCAATAACAACCAGGAATATCTAATACTGAATAAAATTGTTCTTCTATTGATGTATTTTCATCTGGAATAAAAATCTCTATGCTCATCTCTTTTCCTCTTTATTATATTATATTATTTTTCTGCCGATAAGTCAAGAGTAGTTAATCGTTCTTTTGCTAAATTAAAATATTTTTCCGATATTTCAATGCCAATAAAATCTCTTTTCAACCTTAATGCTACTTCACCTGTTGTACCACTACCCATCATTGGGTCTAAAATTAACCCCCCAATTTCACTCCATGTTGAAATTTGGTCATGTACTAATTCGGCAGGAAACATCGCCGGATGCTTATATTTTTTAGTTGAAGTTGTTGAACCAACTCTATACTCAAAAATATTACCATGAATTTTAGTATCATTAATAACTCTTTTTCCGGTCTTTATCAAATCGTTATTATTGTTTTCTTTATAAAATGACCTTTCGCCCCATGTTTCGTGTCCTGCATATTTGCAGGGTATTCGCACCGGAGTAAAAGTATTTGGCTTGCCTTTTGATAGACAAAACATATACTCAAACTCCTGCTCATACCGATTATGATTTAAAGGAACATAATTTGATTTTCTATAAATCATTGTGTCATGTAAATTAAATCCAATCTCTTTAAAATACAATGCTTGTTTGAATGATGTGCCGGATTCAGAGCCATTATTTACAGAATCTCCAACTACCCATATCATTACTCCGCCAGGTTTAATTACTCTATATAATTCTTTTGCTATTGCTTCAAAATCAAATATATAGCCTTCATATTTTCGTAAATTATCATACGGTGGAGAAGTGATAACCATATCAATTACGTTATCTTCTATCTCTTTTAACTTCTCTTTGCAATCACCATTCATTAACCACATTGATTATTTTAACCCCATTGCTCTGCCATTGCTTTTGCAAAACCAGGAAAAGTTTTGCTACGCATTATTGACCTTTGTTCTGCCGGAAGATGCCAACATTTTGAGTACCATTCCGGCATGGTTTTACCACTTTTAAATTTTACTCTTGGTGGTGGTTCTACCATATTTGTTGGATTTAATTTTGGTAAACCCTTTAACCATAAACATGTTTTCTTTTCAAAAGCATCGCCAAAATAATATGGTTGTATTATTTGGTCTGGCTTGCGATATACTGATGAAATAATACCAACAGGATTTTCTACTGCTATTTTATCACAATTTGCATTTGCTAATTTTAAAAAGAACTCTATTGCTTCTTCTCTTAATTTTTGTCGTTCAATAGCCTTTTCGCCATATCTTTCAACATTAAACCACCTGTTGCCTGTAACTGTTAAATATGTGCATGGTGGATGTGCTATTATTAAATCCCATTGATTTACTGTGTGCAATTTACCATCCATTGTAATAAATTGACAGCCGTTAATAACCTTTAATACATCTTCCTGTATATGCCATTCACTATGCCCCCCGATTCAGGCAAAATATCGCAAGAAAACGCATCATGCCCTTTTGCCCTAAACGCTTTGCATACTTCTTGGCTTTCTTCGCAAGCCACTAACACTTTCACTTTAAACCTCTCTTTCTTTTAATTTACTTAATATATGTACTATTACATCAACTGTCCATGCATCACCACATCTATTTTTACCCTCACTAACAGATACGGCTTTTGTATAATTATCCGGCAATGTCTGTAATCTTTCTACTTCTATTCTTGTTAATTTTCTTACCCTTCCATCTTCACAAAGTAATTTTGCTTTTCCGCCTGCTCCTGTATCTAAACAACCGTGTTTACCGTTTAAATAAAATGCTCTTTGGTCTTGGCTACCATGTCCTAATCCGTTTATATCATATTGTAAATAATTTTCTTTATATATACGTCTAATTGTTTTTGTATCTTCTATATATTGATAATCGCCATTTTTTTCAATAATATCTTTTAATACTATTCCTTTGTCTTTTGGTAAATCAATATTTTTAATGTTAGTCCAATACAGGCGAGGTCTATTTTGTGCCGATAATAAACTTGAATTGATTAAAATTGGTTTTACTCCCAAATATTGAGAAATTACATCTTGAAATTCTTGTTTCATTTTTACATTTTCTAATAAAAATTTGACGTTTGGATTAAATTTTTTAATATGCTGTAAAATATCCGAATATACAAAAAATAATTTACTTCTTGGGTCTTGGAAATTTAATAATTTGCCTGCTGTTGAAAATCCCTGACATGGACTACCACCAATTAACAAATCTATTGAACTCCAATCAATATTCCAATTTCTCCAATTTTCAACATCTCCAATTTGTATTGTATTTGGGTAATTATCCATTGTAACCACAATAGAATTTTTATTAATTTCACTTGCATAATAATTATTGACTTTAATACCGACTTTTTCTAGTGCTACTTGCCCACAAGAAATTCCATCAAATAGGGATAAAACATTACACCCCCCGATTTGCTAACAAATGTCATAATTTTGTTCCTTTCTATTTTTCTTCCGTACTACCACGTTTAAATTGGTATGGCATAAATTCATCATCAAAAGTATTATATTTAAAATGTTCTTGCATAGCATCTAAACACTCTAAATGCACTTTGTTATCTTGAAATTCGCCATCGCCAATTCCTGTATAATTAAAATATTCTTGTCCTTTTTCTATTTTTTCGCCACACCATTCGCATCTATGTTCTTTTCTTGCTTTTCTTTTTGCGTGGCTTAATTCAGTAAAACTCACTTTAACTCACTTTCTTCAACCCATTCTGTTGATAATTCTTTATAAAAAGTAATAACTAAATCTTGTGATGATTTTTTGTTGGTTTGTTCTAACACAACATCTTTAATATAATTAGCCATTTGCTTAAAATTAAATTTTTCACCGACTTGCATAAATTCACCACATCCTGTTAATGGTTGGAAATCATCGGTAATTAAGGAATAAGCAATAAAATACCATGTCTTTTTAACTAATTTTTTAGAGTTATCACATTCCTCACATTTTGTTTCATCTATTGGTTCTAATTTAGTGTTAAGATTATCTAAATATCTTTCTAAAATATCTTCTAAAACCACACTATATGTAAATGGCTGTGCAAACATACCATCAGATTCAATGTTATGTTGTTTAATAATTTCCACCATTTTATCATATTCTTTTGCTTTTTCTTGAATATCCATCTATCGTTCCTCTATAAATAAATCTAAATTATCGGCATAAATACGGCATAATATTACCATATCTTTATCCACTAAAAATAGGCTATGGTCGTTAAAATTATTATAAAATTGCAAGCCATTTGGTAAAGTATATACTAAACTTTTCTCCATAACTGCTCGCCAACTTTCTTTTTGTTTTACATTAACTTCAAACCATCTATCAATTCGCATTTAATTCCCTCTTTTCTTATAGTAAAATATTATCATATTTATCCATTAATGTCAAGAGTATTACCACATATAACATCATTTTGATTAAACGGTGGTCTATCACCGACAAAATACCCCTTTTGAAAATCATATCTTCCTGTATGGCTATTGATTTGTTTGTGTATTTCCCAAAATACTACATTTCTAATAATATCTACAATTTCACCTATTGTCATATCGGATATTTTTCTATCCGGTTCATTAAGTTTAAGTTCAAAATTCATTTTTTATGCTCCCAAAGTTTTGAGTGTATATATATTAAACAGTTATATAATTGTTCTGCGACATCAGAATTAAGGCAATCATAGCATATTCCTTTGCTAGTATCTGTAACAAGACTTCCATTCCTGCTTACTCTTAACATGCCATCTATCAATGTATTTTTTATATTATACGCTATTGGAGTAACGGATATTGGTGTTTGTGATAATGTCATAATATGATTGGCTAAATAATTTATATTATCTTTAATTTCTACCGGATAAAGAAAATTTTTAGCAAGAAAAATACCAAAAACAGCACCAGAAATACCATCTTTTAATAATATCAAATCAAAAGTTAATATTTTATAATCCGCTAATTCTGGTGATGTTATTTTTGGTAATTTTGCCATATTAATAGTGTCCATCTATAAATAATTGATTATCATGATAAAAATATCTACTTGCTGTAATATATTGATTTCTCGCATCACATCTTGGGCAACTATTTGGATAATGCTTACAATATGATTCTGATGCCATATCACACGGCATATCATAAGTTGTCCAGCCGGCACGTTCTTTGAAGGCAGGAATTTGTTTATCTTCTTCTCCGTACCAAAGATGATTTTCGTTTCTGCCTTCAATGTATTCATCGTTTATTCTTTGAAAACGAATAACGCTATCTTTAGGCACTTTTTCCAATGCTTCTAATAATTCTCCCGCCGTTAATTCCATTATGCGTAAATCCTTAATATTTTTGCTATGGTATCGGGGCAAGAAGTGTCTTTTTTACCGCATGGAATACCTTTAAGTTTTTCTCTTGCATCATTTACGGATAAGCCTTTTATTAAACGTGCAACCGCTTCTAAATTACCGGCACAACCACCTATAACAGCCAAATCTACAATTTTGCCTTCTTTATCAACTTCAATGGTAATGTTTTTAGCACAAATTCCCATAGTTTTTGGGATTTCGGCTTCCAACATAAAACCATTGTCGCTAATAAATTTATTTACACATAAAAATTCTTTACTTGGCATTTACTTCTAATCCTTCAACGTGTTCCGTTAAGCCTTTTAAGACTTTTAATAATTGCTCTTTATTTTCTACTTTTCCGGCGATAAGAAATGTAAAATCTTCTAAAATTTCAAATGTCGGATTTTGTTTTTGGAAATAAAGCATAATACAATCATGCCATGTTTTATCGTCTATGTCTTTATATTTATCTGTATTTTTAATTGGTTTGTCTTGCTCGTCTTGCTTAACAGATAAAATTCTTGGCTGTCCTGTAATTGTGCTAATGCCAATTGTTAAATTTTCAAAATACTTTGGTAAACTCATTTTTACTCTCCTTATTTTAATAAACTTCTCACTTCTAATATCTGTGCTATTTTTAAAAGTTTGTCTATATTAGTGCATCTTTCAAAAGCACGATATACATCACTACGATGTTCTTTCCACCATAAATAATCTTTAGCATCTTGTTCTGATTCAAAAAATCTTTCTTGTATTCCGGAAAATTTATCCGGTGTACCTAATAAAGATTTTTCGTTAATATTAATTAATTGATACCCTTCATCTAATACCCAACTTTTAGTTGTTTCTTTATTTATCTCTATGGGTTTAACAAACCATCCTTCTGTTGCCCATAAATTATGTTTTGGGTTATCTAATCTATATAAAGTTTTAATACTCATCTTAAATTCCTCACTATTTAATAGTATCATATTATACTATAAAAGTCAAGACAAAAGAAAAGCACCTATTTCTAGGTGCTAAATTTGTAAATACAAATCTTAAAGGAGTTTAACTATGTTTCATAAATTTTATTAATTTCTGCAATTATATTTTCTAAATCTTCTTTAGATGTATAATATTCATTTACCGAAATATCAGTTATTTTCTTTAAAATTGCCTGTTCAATATTTTTTGGTTCAATAAATAAAATATCCGGTCTTAATTTTAATTCATTTTTCCAATAATTATAATCTTGCAAATTTAATTCTATGCCATAATTTTGTTGTTTATAATTAAGTGTTATGTTATTAATCGTGCCAATTTGTTTTCTAATAGCATCTGGAATGTTAATAATTGCCCATTGCATAAAATCTAAAACTTCTTTTTGACGTGATTCTTTTGCCTTTTGAGATTTGCTCAAAATAGTGCATAAATCTACAATATTTTCTCTAATTCCCATTTTTCTCTCCTCGTAAATAATGATAAGTATTTCGTGCTATATCGCCAATATCATAAAATCGTTTTTCAATTTCTCGCAGACGTTCTAATTCATGAACCTTCACTACGGTAAATTCTTCTGTTTTTTCTATTACCGGTAGTTTAGTTTTTTCAATAATCACACGAAAAACAGTTTTTGATTTCTTTAAATTAGAAATCATATTTATTACTCTTTTAGCGATTTCTTTATCATTCATTATTCTTGTCCGTCTTTTGGCGGTAATTTTTCAAAAGTATCGCCTGTTTGAGTCTTAATTTTAATTTCTACAACTTGTTTCTTTTCTTCCGGTTGTTGTTTTTTATTTAAAAAACTAATATTCGCCCCTATTGGTTTTATCGGCTGACATCTCATCTTCTTTTTCCTCAATCTCTATCTTATTTATCTCTGTATGTAATTCATCCATCACATCTTGTATGTCGTTTAATGTAACATTTGACATATCACTTAACATTGTATCAAGAATATTGCAATAATATTCGTATGTTTGAATTTTTTTATTTTCCACCATTTTTTTCCGCTAATTGTCTTAATAATGAGTCAATTCGTTTTTGACATGATATAATTTCGTCTAAAGCACTATTTTTTCTTTGTTTTTGAACTTCATATAAATATTCAAAATTATCTCGTTCTTCTAATACTTTGTTAAGTTTTTCTCGCAATTCATCGTTTTCTTTAGTTAAAACTGCGACATCACCTTGAACTTCTAAATATCTTGTTAATTCTTGAATTAAACCCATTTTAGACCTCTTTCATTTTTTATTCTATCTATTATAAGTATAACTCATAACTCAATTTTTGTCAATAGTAAATTAAGTTTTATTATTGTTTCCATGATTGATAACTTAATACTTCTAAAGCATCTTTAAAAATATAGTTTAAAATTATTCTTTGCCCTGTAGATTCTTTGTGTGCAATTTGTTTATTAATATATTTTTTTATAAAAGAAATATCTTTATCATCAGTAATATTATTGGCTTTTAATTTAGTTTTAATATCTTTTTGTCTTTGCTGTTCTAGTGTAATTTTTTTTACAAATTTATCATTAACATAACCTTTTGCTACGCAATCTGGACAATATCTAGTTCTTAATGGTGTTTCGTTAATATCGTCATTTGGGTCTAAATCTACAAATGCACTACCACATTTTTTACAAGTATATGTAACATATACAGGTTCTTTTGACTTCAATCCCACCATTTTTGACCTTCTTTCTTTATTGTATCAAAAATTGCTTCCCATTCTTTTTGTTCAAAGTCATAGCAATCTTTGATATACTTATCGTATATTTCTTCTTCTTGTTTATTAAGTTGTCTATCTTCATCTTCATTCCATGTAATTAAATTATAACAACCATTTTCTAATTGTTTATGTTTAAAACCAACTTTAAATGGTAAATTACCATTAATGTCTTTATAGGCTTTAGAATCATTTTGATAATTGTTGATATGGTCTATTGTTTGATTTATGCCAATACAAATATCTCTAATTTCATATCTAGCAATAAAATTATTTTTATAGATAGTATTTTTCATTCTATTTAACTTAAATTTTATTAAATCTAGTAAATAAGAATAATCCCAATCTTCATCGTTCCATAATACAGGAATATACGCACAAATTTTTGCTATTTTACCTATAAATTTTTTTACTCTCATTTTTTAACCTCTTTGATAAACCAATTATACTAAATTATTTTTTAAATGTCAAGACAAAGAAAAAGCAGGGTGTGATACCCTGCTCGTCAAAAGAATTTAAGAGGTTTTTATGAGTTAAGCGAATTTGCTTTTTTACGTTCTTGAATTTCATGCATCCTAGAAGAAATCGGAGTTGAGATGACCGGAATTAAAAACCTAATAATTGAAGTAAAAATAATTACCGGCATAGCAATTTTTAATCCGTTGATTAATCCTTCCGGATTTTGGATGCTTTTATTTCTTTTTAAAGATTCAATAATCTTGGCTTGATGTTTTTGTATTGAATTATTAACACCATTTGCCAAAGTTGCGCCAGCAACACCACAAATTAAATTTTGATATTGAAGTGCTGGTTTACGTTCTTTTTCAATTTTTTTATTCTTTTCAATAAAATAAGCATACATTCCTGTTGCTACGGTTGTTTCACCAATAGGAAGTATGACATTATTCATTTTATCATAAAGTTTTTCATCGTTGGCTATTCTTTTAGCCATTTTTTGTATTGCTTGCGAGATTTTAGGTATTTTCATTATAATTACCTCTCGCAATTATTTTATCGCTTATAAAATTAGCAATATTTTTTAAATATTTAAAATTCAAATATGCTATTATTGGCACTACGGCAATCTTTAAACCACGATTAACAAGATTTTTATACATTTTACATGCTTTGGCATCTTGATACAATAATGATTTTGGATTTTGAAACATTTTATCGGAAATTTTATTTATTCCTTTATTAGCAGGAATAAATAATGCTGTAGAAAATGCTAAATCTGTTATGCCAGATGCTACACTTTTACTTGCACTATACAAATTATCTTTACGTCTATCTTCTGTTTTTGCAGGAGTACCCATTATGGTTGCAGGGCGAAATAAAGATGCTGTAGTAAATACAGTAGCCGATTGGAATAATGCCGGATTCTTATCGGCAAAACGGATGATTTTTTGCACCGGTTTGCTGGCTATGAATTTTGCAATTCTGTCATAGCCGTTAAGAGGGTTAATTGCCATATTGTCCTTATGTTTCCCATGATTTTGGGTCTTGTCTATATACATTCAATATAGCATTTAATAACGACACATCATCTTGCCATTTGCATTCTTCATATTCGGTTGTATTTTTAAAATATTCTTTTAATTGGTTATAGATATTTTCTTCAATTTGTATGTAAAATGGTGCTAATTCTCCGTTAATAATGCCATATTGCACTATTTCTTCTTCTCGTTGGGTAATCTTTTCTTTCAGAGTATCAAAATAAAATAATTCATATAAATAGCATGCTTTAATATCCTCATATTTTGGATAGTCTAATGCCACTTCTATTAGACAATTATCTAATTTATCGGCAAATTTAAGGTATGCTAATTTAATGTTTTTCATTATTTTTCTCTATTTAAAAAATGTTTAAATTCATTATAAAACGTGGCTTTAAAGCGTAAATGTTGTGGTATGTGCAACATTTCTTTTGTTATAGAACTTTTTATAATTCTATCTTTAGCAATTCTAAAACCTAATTTAAAAAATGAAGTAAATTTAATTTCTTCTTTTTTTATTAGCATCATTGCCATAACTTTTGGCAATGCTCTAATTACACGCATTATATTTTTTTTACTGATATTTTTATTGCCTTTAATATCATTTATTAAATCTATAAGTCTAATTGTTTTCATGATTTCGTTTCTTTATCAACATCAAAAATCTTTCCATTTTTGCTTGATAGTAATTCATTATCGCTACATTATCTTCATTAATTGCTTGAAATAGTTTATAACTAAAAGCACTACCTAAAGCAATTTTAGGAATTAATCTATCAGATAAAATTCTTTCTTTAACTTCCGGTAAATTAATTCTTATATCTCTTTGGTCTAACCAAATAGACATCATTGTTCCAATCTTGATTTTATAACCTTCTTTAAGATAATCAATAATTTTATATAAAATTGATAATAAAATATATTTTACTTCTTCTCGGCTAATTTCTGGCTCTTTTGTATCGGAATTTATCTCTTGTAAAAGATTATCCAATAAAGAGTTATTTACTCCTATCTCAAACTCTTGAAATTTTTTTAAAGATTTACAACTAATCTTTTTTTTATTAACTTTTAATTCTGCCTGTATTGCTTTTTGGAATTTATCTGATTGTCTAAATTTTTCTAATTTAGTATTTATTTCTTCTTCAATAATAGGCAAATAGGTTTTAAAAATATCTTGTGCTAATGCTGATATGGATTTACGCATATTATTTGTTGCCGTTAGACAGTATTTTTGTCTTTCTGCTTCTATTTGAGATTTATTACGATATTTATTTTTAATAATTCGTGAAATTTCACGTTTATATTTTTTTAAAACTTTTTCTTCTATTTTATCCATATCATCCTTCCAAAAATATTATAGTTTTTTTTTAATATTTTGTAAACCTTAAAATTCTACTCTTGACTTTTAAAATTTTTGTGGTAAAATATATAACTCCCTTATTATATAAGCACCTTATATATAAACATCTTAATATATTAACTACATGTTCATAAACTTTAATTAATATAAACTTAATTATTATACACTCCAATTATATACACTCTAGTTTTTCTTCTTTATTTTATTTCAAGATAAAATAAAGAAGAAAATTATATAATTAAATTAAATATACCTAAAATTATATATACTTTAAGTTCATGAACTTTAATATTTATATAATTAAATATCATATATCTTATAATATAGATTACTATTGGTTTATAACTGTTTTAATAGTATTAAATAATTATAATATTTTAAGCAAAAAGTTTACACTTTTTAAAATAGTGAGTATAACATTTTTAGAAAGAGAAAATAATACTATCAATCATCCTTAAAAGTGTTTATGTGCCAAAATAGTACAAAGGTTTTATTTTAATTCATTTTTATTTTGGCACTTTTTATTAAGGATGCTGACACTTTAAGGATTATATGGCTGATAAACAAAAGAAAAAATATACTCTTGATGAATTGGCGAGTAAACGTCAATATTGGCGAACACATCCAGCAGAATTTATGAGTGAAATTCTAGGACTTAATCTAGCATATCACCAAAAGAAAATGTTATCTGCAATTGTTAAACACAATAACGTAACAATTCGTTCTGCAAACGCAGTTGGTAAATCTACACTTTTATCTGCTGTAGCAATATGGTTTTTTTATTGCTATTTGGAAGATGATGTTGATAATACAATAGTTTTGTTTACAGCACCTAATTTTGCACAGGTTAGAGAGAATGTATATAATCCTATAAGAGCATTTATCGCACAGGCTACCGAAAAATTAAGAGAATTAACAGGTAATCCAGAAATTACTCTTTTTGGTAAACTGTCTGAAAATAAAAACCTAGCAGAAATTCGCTATGGAAATAAAAACTACATTATGGGTGTTTCTACCGAAGGCGAGAATAAAAATGTAGGTAAACATGGCACTTATGTTTTATGTATCTTTGATGAAGCACAGGGTATAAGTGATAGTGCATTTTCTGATTTTGAAGGTATTACATCTTCTGGCTTAATTGTTAAGAAAGTAATGATTGGAAACACAACATTACCTAATGGCAATTTCGGAACATTTTTTAATAGTTTTAAAGAAAATTCCGAATGGCATCAAATTAAAATTAGTTGTTTTGATACACCTAATTTTATTAATCCAAATATTAAACTTGAAGATTATTTAAAAGATGAAAAAGACCCAACCTATTGGCGCAATAAATTAGACAAATATTGTAAAACTAATTATTATAAATACAAACAAGAAGATAATTTGTCCGGTTGGGAAAATGATGTTAAACAAGCATTATTACCATTTTCTAAATGGTTGATTAATCCAATTCAAGCATATAGAATTTTAATGGATTATGGTGGTACACCAGATTCTTATGAATTTAAAACTCGTTGCTTGGCTGAATTTCCTAGCGGAGATGAAAACGCTGTATTTCCACAAGATTGGATAAATCAAGCGATGAATAATTATCATAATGATAGTTATTGGCAACCTGGAGAAATAGTAATGGGTTGCGACATCGGACAGGGTACAGGAAACGATAAATCAGCAATAGCAATAAGAAATGGTAATAAAATTGTTTTTGCTCAAACATTTAATTTAGAGTTATTTGATTTAATCGCTAAAATCACTGAACTTCATAAACAATATGAAGTTAATCGCATTAACATAGAACAAGATGGTGTTGGGCGAGATAAATATTTAATATTAAAAGATTCTGGACTACCGGTGTTTGGCATTCAAACAGGTGGTGGAGCAGGACAACAAGATACAGATTTTATTTTTAATAAAGCAGAAAATGATGAACGCAAAAAAACATTTTCTCGTAAACGTGATGAAGTATGGTGGAATTTAAGAACTTTAATGAATCCTTTAAGACCACAAGTACCGGAATCACAGGGTAAATTACCATTATTATTACCAGATTCGGTAATGTTACGACAAGAGTTGTCTGCAATTACTTATAGCCGTAACGAAAGTGGTAAGATTAAAATTATCAGTAAGGCGGAACTTAAAAACAAAATAGATAGGTCATCAGACTTGGCAGACAGTATTGTATTCGCTTGTGCTGAAATGGGAGATGATTTTTATATGCCATGTGCATTTGGCGCAATCAACATTTCTAATGATGGGATTTTATAATGTCAAAAAGAAATCGTACAAGTTATAAAACAAAAAAAACTGTTGGCGAAGAATTAGGTTATACAGGTATAGCCATTAGTAATGGAAAAGTAAGAGAAGAAAGTATAATTCCATTACGGGGGCCGAAAAAGATAAAATTATTAGAAGAAATGGTTAAATTTGACTCAACCATTGGTGCTTTTAATAATATGTATCAATCAACTGCATCTTCTGTTAAATGGAGTATAAAACCTAAAGATGATACAGCCGAAGCAAAAAAAATTGCAGATTTTATAGACCAATGTTTATTTCAAGACCTTAATCATTCGTTTCAAGAAGTAATTGCTAATGCTTTAACCGCCTCACAGTATGGCTTTGCTATTATAGAACCTGTTTATAAGGTTAGAAACGGAGAAAATAAGGATAAAGATAAAAGTTCAAAGTTTGACGATGGACTTATAGGGTTAGCAAAACTAGCATCTCGTTATCAGGGCAGTATTACAAAGTGGAATTATGACGAAAACTACCGCAATATAATTAGCGTGAGCCAAAAAGACCCCAATAAATTTGAAGAAAAAGAAATTCCTTATGAAAAACTTTTACACTTCAAACATCGTAGTTTTAATAATAATCCAGAGGGTGTTAGTTTATATCTCAATTGTGTAACACCGTATTTAAAGAAAAAGCGGACTTCTTTAAATGAAGATATACGATATGAGAGAGGATTTGATGGGTTGCTGGATATTCAAGCGCCAGCACCAATCCTAGACCCTACAACAAAAAACCCTGCATATTTACAAACTCAAAAATGGATAAAAGATACGGCGCAAAATATTAGAGCCGGTACAGACGTAGCAATTGCACATCCAGAATATATTAAAGTAGGCATTATTTCTAGTGGAGCAGGAAATATACCAGATGCAGATAAAATTATCGCAAGAGAAGATAGAAATATCTCCGTTGCATTATTATCTGATTTCTTTTTAACAGCACAAAAATCTGGTATTTCTGGTAGTTTTTCACAATCTAAAATTAAAATTTTTACTAATTTAGTAAAAGAAATGCTAGATGAAATAAAAAGAGTAATCAATTTTAAATTAATTCCAACGCTTTTGGAAAAGAATTTAATAGATTTATCTCTTATGCCAACTATTGAATTTTCTGAAATTGGTGATTTGGATTTAACTAACTTAATGTTATTTATTCAATCTGCCGATAAATCTGGTTTAGTACCGCCAACATTAGGTATGTGTAACGCAATTCTGAAACGATTACTTGGTAATGATACACCTACTATAACACAAGAAGAATTTGATAACTATCAAAGACGTAGAGAAGTCAATACTTGGGCATACGGTTCAGAAGAATTAGCGGAAAAAACAGCCGATAGTGCTGTCAATCCAGACGAAGCAGAACCAATAGAAGATGATGAACAGAAAAAAGAAGATGAGGATAAATAATGGGAATTAGTTATTTAACCGTAAACACCTTTCATCCGGCATATAACGACCTTTATACAAATGCCTTTATACAAATGCAGGCTAATCCCGACCAACGCTATAATGTTATTGTAGTAGATAGTCCAGGTGGTTATTGTTGGTGTTTAAGTGTTTTACTAGATTTAATACAAGATAGTCCAAAAGATACTATTACAATAGCAAGTGGAATTGTAGCAAGTTGTGGTGCTTGTTTAGCCACAGCAGGAACTCCAGGTTTAAGGGTAATTGGTGCAAATACCAAAATGCTTATTCACGAAGCAAGTGGAATGGCTTGGGGTAAAACATCTGACATTGTATCAGAAGCAAAAAATATTCAAAGAACAACTGACGAATTGGTTTATGGAACTTTTGATAAAAATGCAGATAGAGAAAAAGGCTACACTCAAAACTTAATAAAAGAAATAAATAACGCTGATTTGTGGTTATCGGCAGATGAAACAATAAGACATAGATTTGCTGATATTAAAATGAGTAGAGCAACAGCATTATTGTCATTAGATAAAATTTATGACGAGTATTTGGCTAGAAAAAACCAATATGAACTCGGTTATAATAATGACTTTCCTTTTGAAAATAGGAGAGGGGGTACATTATGATTATAACCAATCCTAAAAATGTAAAACTAACCATTGCGGAAAAGCCAAAAGATGCTCCGAATGTGTTAAAAAACATTAGTGTAAAAGAGAGGAAGGTGCAAAGATGAAAATGTTTAATCCGACTACAATGTGGTTCTCTAAAAGTATGCAAAAACTAGAGGATGAACAAGAGCAAGAACAATTAAAAGAATTAACTACTGATGATGTTCTTAAAACTATTGACATTGCACCTAGCATAGCAAGTACGAATAAGGAGAATACATTAAAAATGGAACAAGAAAAAAATGATTTGATTTTAGATAAAATCAATACAGTTGTAGATGCTGTAAAATCTGCATTAGGTATTAAAGATGAAGTCGTTACAGAAGAAACCGCAGAAGTAAACGAGGATGTCCAGGAAGAATCTGTATCAGAAGAAACGGAAGTTGAAAGTCAAGAGCAAGACGAACAACCTAGCAATGAATCAGAAGAAAATGAGCCATCTGATGATGAAACCGTAGAAACAGAACAGGCAGAAGAAGAAATTGCCGAAGATGGACAAGAAGAACCTGTTGAAGAAGAACCAGAAGAAGAAGTTGTTGAAGAAGAACAACCGGCGGAAGAAGTAGAAGAAACAGAAGAACAACCGGAAGAACAAGAGCAAGTTGAAGAAGGTGAAGAAAACTCTGTTGAAGTTACAGAAGTAAACGAAATTCAAATACCGGAAACTACTGATGAAGTTCAAGAATCTGAAAAAGACCAATTATTGCAAGAAATTGAAAACTTAAAGGCTGAAAAGGCTGAAAAAGAATTAGAATTGCAAAAAATGGCTTTATCTAAAGAAGTTGAAAAAGACTTTGGTGGTGTTCCAGGAAAATTAGAAGATAAAGTTGATATGATTTTTGAAATCAAAAATTCTGCTTTATCAGAAGATACTAAAAAAGTTATTTTTAATTCATTAAAACAATTGTCAGTTAAAAATCTTAAAGATTGTGAAGAAATTGGACATGATAATGAAGTTGAAATTGACGAAAATGCAGAAAAAAATGCAAAAGTTGAACAGGCTATGAAAGAGCATGGTTTAACAGAAAATCAAGCATTTCTTTATGTAAATGGTGATAGAACTTTGGCTGATGCTAAAAAGTTTTCTAGTAAAGTTCGTAACAGAAAATAATAGAAATTAAGATTTGATATAAAAAATTAGGAGAAATTAAAAATGGCAAAGAAATCATTTATTGCTGGTGAAGATTTAACCGGAAAATACGGATTTGCTATCGTAGCAGGCGCAAATGGCGTTGAAATTGCTGGTGAAGCAGGAGTAGATTGCTTGGGTATTCTTATGAATGACGGCAAAGAAGGAAAAGCAGTTGGTGTCGCTATGGTAGGCGAAATCACAAAGGCAAAATTGGGTGGTGCTGTTGATTTTGGTGCATTGCTCGCAGTTGATGCAAATGGTAAGTTCGTTGAACAGGCTGAAAGTGCTTTGGCTGTTGCAAAAGCATTAGAAGATGGTGCTGAAAATGACCTTATCTATGTAGTGGTACTTTAATTGGTAAAAGCAAAAAGTAGAGTAAATTTAAAAGTTAGGAGTAATTAAAATGATACAACATACTGATGCACAATTTGACGAAACCCTAACAAAACGTGCTATCGCACTTTTGGAAGGTAGAGAAGATTTTGCCGTTGTAAACGGTGCTATTCCGATGATTCCTACGGAAGTATTTAACGGCAATTACAAAGTTTGGTCTGCAAGCGATTTCCGCAGACGTAATATAGAAAAAAGAGCAGAAGGTACAGAGTTCAAGAGAGTAAATCTTGGCGTTAAAGAAAAACAGTTTGCTTGCGAACAAGAAGGATATGAAATTCCTATCGGCGACAGAAACAGACTTGCAAACGAAGCAGAAGATACCTCTGCAAAAATGGTAGAAGATGCTTATGCACAATTTGACATTAGACTTGCTGAAAAATTAACTTCTGCAAACTTCTCTCATGTATATTCTGGCGTAGCATCTGGAGCAACAGGCAAACAATTCATTAAATGGGATGTTGCTAACTCTAATCCTATCGCAGACATCAAGAAAATGAAACTTGAAATCAAACATGCTTTAGGCGTAAACCCAGATTCACTTTTAATCACAGAAGATATATTTAACGCATTAACTGAAAATGCAACTATCTTGGCTAGATTAAGATGTGATGCTGATAAAGAATTGACAGCACAAAAATTGGCTCAATTCTTCGGTTTGAAAAACCTTTACATCATGGCTGGTTGCGAAACAACTACTGCTGATGGACAGGCACAACAAACTATCGGAACTATCGCAACTTCTAATGTAGCATTGTTATACTACAAAGGTGATGTTGCTGGTGCTACTAATCCATCTGCTGTTAAATGTTTCTACAACACTAACACTTATGGTGCTGGTTCTAACGGTATCATCATTCAAACATATCGTGAAGAAAAAATTACTGCTGATGTTATTCGTGTAGTACAAGACTTCACAATTGTTGTTTCAATGGAAGAAGGCGCAGTTCTTTTGACAAATGTTATATCTTAATGATGTAGCGTAGGTATTAGGTTACATTATGTAAGCCTAATATGTTTTATATAGTGGATTATGACTTGTGGGATTTTTTATCCCACTTGTTAAATCCTCGTACAGTTAATAGTGGGTGTAATCCCTTTCGTTAAACACCCACTTTCTTTTTACACTTTTAAGGAAAAATGATATGATGGAAGAAATTTTAATACCAATGAAATGTCGTTATGACATCCCTAGTCTTAATCAAATGGCTATGCCTTCTTATAAAGCAGGCGATATATTTTTATATAATCCTTTTCATGAAGTACATGTAGAACTTGATGAACATGGATGCTTTGAAGAAATTGAAAATAAGTTATGCAAATTTATTTGCCAATATCCAGATATTATGCTTAATGGAAAATATTATCAAGTTGGTGAAAAAATTGCAGATGAAGATATACAAAATACAAGTGATGAAGTAATTAAAAATTTATGTTATGTAGGTTATATTCAAAAAATATTTAAACCACAAAAAAATACTTCATCAAATAAATCAAAAAATCAAAAGGCTAAAAAAACGACCTCTGAAACGTACACTATACTTGCTCAAAAATTGGGTTTGGATAAAATAACTTTCAAAAAGACGATTTTTGATAAGTTGGGTATAGAAGTTAAGGACATGAGAAAAAAAGTGCCTTTAAAAACAAAGAAAGAAATTTTAAAAGTTTTAGGTAAGTAATATCAATGGCTGTAGATTACACAAATTACATAGGGCAAATTAGAGCCTTAATTAATGATACAAATGAAGATGCTTTTGAATTTTCCAATGAACAGTTAGAAGCATATTACCAAATGTCATATTGCAATCTTGTTCAATCTGCAATTATGGCTTTACGAGCATTAGTATCAAAATATGCTAGTAGTGGTGGCGATACATATCGTCTTGATACAATTGAGTATGAAGAAGGTAAATCAAAAGCAAGCAATTATCAAACATTGCTTAACAACCTAGAGCAAAGTATTAAAGATGGTTTAAATCCATTGTGTGCTGGCGTGCCATATACCTTTGGAATTTATCAGGAAGATAGGCATGAAAATTATCAAAGAATGAAAGATGGCGAAATTATACCGCCTAAAACTTCTGATTTAGAATACGAAGTTCGTAGAAATAACGATGAACAGACCGGCCCTTATTACGAAGGATAAATAAATGGCGCAATCAACCGTACAAATTATTTGCAAGAGAAAAGGTTTAAAGAATTTAGTCAAAAAAATTATTTGGTTACAGGCTTTTTCTGCTTGTTCTGGAATTTGGCGACAAGAGGGTAGGCAATGGGTATCTGCCGGTAGTGGAAATAAAAAAATAAAATTAGCCAAATTAGCAAGTGTTTTAGAAACTGATGCTAGTTGGACACAAACTAAAACAGCCACTATTCCTACGGCAGATGGAGATACAATTACTATTCCAAAGGGTGCAATTTTACACCGACCATCACGACCATTTATTATGTTATGGAAGTTAAAGGATGCGTGGAATGATATGCGAGATAGAGTAAGGGCGTTTATTATAACTTATCTTAATAAAACAACAATTCGTGGTGGTCGTACAAATTCCAAACATGTCATAGATGCAATTGCAGAAGAAATGGCAGTAAAACAAAGAGAAGTAATGACTAATCAACAGGCACGAAACTCTGAAATTACACAAAAAATTAAAGGTTTTGATTTTCCATTAATAGATAGTTCAAAAATGTTACAGGCTATTCGTGGTAAAAATAAACGAACCGCAGAATCCGGAATGGTTAAAGAACAAAGCCTAAAATTTTTAACTCAAATAGATAAAATGATAGCAGAATTTAATAGGAAATAAACAATGCCGTTACCACCAAATTGGAATAAGTTTAAAAAAGTAGTTGATGATATGATAGACCATAATTTAGGTGCGCAACCCTGTATAATTTCCGTACCATCAGAAATTACTTATGATTTTGAAGAAGGTGAAATTGAAGGCGAATCTGTTGATACACCTATTAATTTGGCATTAATTCCAATTAATTATAAAGATGATTTAAAAGATATTCCGGAAGGTTTACGAAGTAAAGTTACTAGACGTATTTTTTCTAAAAAGCCTATTCCAAATGGTGCAACAATAACTTCTTTATTTGACAATGTTAAATTTAAAGTTATTGTTCCTAGTCAGCCTATGACGGCAGGCGGTATCGTTCATTGTTATAGAACTTATATTGGCGAAGAAGAAACATCGTTAGGAACAGTAGGTGCATTATTAGATGAATGAAATAAGTTTATTTAAAACGGCAGTTTTAAAATGGGCATATAATACCCTTCATGCCGAATTTCCCGAATATTTTAATCTATCTAGTTATGTAAACCTAGATGGAGAAACAATAAAAAATTCACCAAATGTATTTTGGTCTGATACCGTTAAAGATAGACCATTAGATGCTACTTATTGCTATTTAGACGTGATAAGCGATGAAACAGTAAATTGGGGTGTTGATGACGAATTTTATCAAGATACAGATGGTAAATATTATTATAAAATGCAAGAATTTCATGAAATAACTGTAAATTTTACGGTTAGTTCAATGAAAAATAAAAATTTAAACTTAACAGCGTTGCAGGCTCAAAATTTATCACACAACGCTTGTTCATATTTAAGAATGTTATTGAAGTCTGGCTCGGCTTCGGATTATTTCTGTTATGAAAATGATTATTTAACTCCTATTTTGGTATGCTCCCAGAATAAGAATTTATCCGAAATAACAGATATTAGCATTTTTGAAGATACAAAAAGTAGGCATACAAATCGTTTTTCTTGTGTGTTTAGATACGACCAAATTTCTAAACGTGAACAGGATGTGGCTCATGGTATATATGCCGAAGTGCAATACGAAGATGAAGATGGAATTGCACAATCTGTAGATTTTGATATAGATACAAATTAAAAAGTAATAAAAAATTGTAAATATAGGAGAAACGATTAATGAGTACAAATATTGATAACATCATAATCGTCAATGAGCAAGAAATAATCACAACAAGTATTGATGGTTATTTCAAAAATTTGGCAATTGTAGCAAGATTTGAAAATTCTGATTTGCTTGAAGGTCAAACTTTCTCCACAGATGGATATGAAGAATTTGAATCACTTACAGGAGTTGGTGAGAAATTTCCTACTACGCACCCTGTTTACAAGTGTGCAAAAGATGTATTTACACAAAAAGTAAATACAGGTATGAACAAATCTGCTGTAGAAAAAGTTGCCATTTGTCAAGTGTTATCAACCGACAACGATATTGAATCTGCGTTAATCCGTATAGGTTATACAGATGCTTATCATTGGGTTTTAACTTCTGCTGACGATGAAGATATTATGTCATTTATGGGTTATTTTGCTGATAAAAGAAAAATCCCTCATGCTCAAACAAATGAGCCAGAAGTTTTAACAGATGGAAAAGTTACAGTTGAAGGCGAAAGTGGCGAAGAAGAAATAGACAACATCGCTAAAAGATTGGCTGACAAAAACACAAAAGGTGTTTTATATTACCATGAATTAACTGATGAATTTTTAAATGGTGCTATGGGTGCTATACATTGTTTTGGCACACCTGGTAGAATTTCCGGTGTATTTGATAAACCGTCTGGAATTACAAAAGATGAATTATCAGATAATCAGAAATCTAAATTAGACAAAAACTATGTAAACTACTATACTCCATATATCGGACAAGCAGGCTCTTATATGACAAGAGTTTTAACTGCTGGTGGTTATATGAGTAATGGTGATGAAATTCAACAGCAAGTTATTTTAGATAGAATTATCTTGAATTTACAATCTGCTGGTATGGATGCTCTTGAAATGAAACCGCCTTATGATGATAGGGGTGGAGCATTACTTGAAGGCAAATTAAAAGCAGTTTTGAAACAGTTACAAAATGAAGAATTAATTGCATCTGATAGTTTATCGGAAGATGGCACTTTGCAAAAAGGTCAAGAATTAAAAGTTCTTTCAAGACAAACTGTTAAAGAACAATTTGCATCTAAATTTGCTGAAAAATGCTTTGTTGTTCAAGCGCATGTTGAAATAGCACTTAACGCAAAGAAAGTTGAAATTAATTTAGTATATCAAGCATAAGGAGATAATGAATTATGGCAGGAAATCAAATAGACCCGAAGTATATCTATATCTCATTTGATGGATATACTATTAACCCAGATGAATTTGGTGATGCAGATATTGAAATTACCGCCGGTGGTGAAAATTCTGATGTTATCAAAGGAAAATCTGGCGGACACGAAACAGTTTGGAAATATGATAAGATAGACCAATTGACTTTTACACTATTTTCTCATAGTGCTTCAAGTTACAAATTAGAAAATTATCATAATCAAAAGAAACAAATTGAAAACTTAATTGTAAAAGATACAAACCCTAACAGACAAAGAACTTGGACTTCTACAGCATCTAACGTAAAATCTTATGATGCAGTAGCATTAACAGGTGGTAATGGGTACGCATTTACAATTGAATGTGAAGAAGATTTTGAAATTTCGTAAGTTTACGGAATATAAAATTTTCTGTATAAAATTTATAGAGATATGGGTGGTAATTTTTACCACCCTCGCATCTCGTTTTAAAAATATTAGACATTTTAAGGAGATTGAGAATTATGGGAATGCCACAAAGAGAAGTTAAAGTAGGCGAACACAGATACAAGTTTTATTTAATTGGTGGTCGTAAAGCATTTGAAGCAACGAGAAGATTTACTGCTAAAACAGGTGCTTTATTGCCATGTTTAACACAGGGAAAAGTTGAAGAATTTAATGCCAAATTATATGAATTGGTAATGAATGATTTTGATTATTTATTAGATACATTTGTTGATAAAAATCAACTTTACTGTGATGATAGATTAATACCAGATTTTGATGAACATTTTGCCGGTAGATTTATGGAGATTCCTCAATTACTATATAAAGTAATTATGGAGAATGACAAAGATTTTTTTCAATCGTTGCCTACATTAATAGAAAGGGGTCTGCATCTACTAAACGAAAGACTACAAGCCAACTCATTGCCGAAAGCAGAAGGCTTGGAAACGGCTCTAACACAACTAACGAACGAAATGAAACAAAATCTTGGTTAGATACCGTTGATTATTATACGGAAGAAGAAAAGTTTTTTAAAGCGATTATCGCCACTATTAGTAGAAAAGAACACATGCAACCTTCATTAATTGAAGATTGGTGTTTGCCGGATATGGTTTTATTATTTTCTAAATATTTAGAAGAAGCCGACCAAATAAAAGAAATAGGCGATGAAATAGAAAAGGCAACTGCGAATATAGGGTAGAAATGGCTGGAATATTAGACGAATTTTTATTATTATTCAAACCCACCGTCAAAGGTAATGGTTTTCAAGTTTTAAATAAACAAATGCAATCAACGTATGGCAATTTGTTTAGTTTGAAAAACCTTTTTAGCACTTTTATTGGTTATGACGTTTATTCTGGGTTAAAACAATTTGGTATGAGCCTAGTGAATGCAACCAGAGAAATGGGTGCTATGAAATCTAGGTTCTTTGCTATTACTCAATCACAAGCAAAAGCCAATGAGCAATTACAATGGGCATTTAAGTTGGCAGAAAGGACAGCAATGCCTATGAAAAGTATTGCAGATTCATACTCTATTTTCTATGCTGCGACAGCAAAGGGTTTGGGTGATAGTGGCGCACAGCAAGTGTTTCAAGATTGGACAGAGGTATCTAGGGTACTTCACATGTCCGAATATCAATTTGAACGTGTAACATACGCCCTTCGTGAAATGGCATCTAAAGGTGTTGTTTATTCACAAGACTTGCGTATGCAAATTGGTACTCATGTTCCGAACGCAATAGGTTTAGCAGAAAAGGCAGTTAATGATTTAGGAATTACCGGCACAGATTGGTTTGAGAAATTTCAAAAGCAATCTAAAGGTAATCAAAAAATGATTAACCAATTCTTAATGCTTTTCTCAAAATATGCAAAACAACAGTTTGCAGACCCGAAAGCATTAGCAGAAGCAATGAAACAACCCGATGCTCAAATGTTAAGGTTGCGAAATCAATGGGATAGGGTAAGATATGCAATTGCAGATGCAGGATTTGGTACTGATTTAGCAAATGTTTTAACACGTTTAAATGATACTTTAGACAAAATTGTTGAACATGCCGATAAATTTTATAAAATATTAAAAGATATTGTTGCAATATTTTTATTAATCTCTGGTATTAAACTATTTTCTAGGATGTTTAAATACTTCCGACATTTAGGCAGAATGTTCAGACGTTTTGGAAAAGGTGGAAAGACCGGATTAAGTTTTATTGATAAAATTGGTAAACGCTTTAATGTAGTTAAAGGTAGTTTTACAAAATTAAGAAATACTGTCGGTGGTGCTTTAAAAATATTATTTAAAAAAGGCATCTCTGGTAAAATTGCATTAAAAGCAATATCACTTATTGTTAGACGTTTACTTGCTTTTGGTTTAAAAGGATTAATTAATTTTATTCCTGTAATTGGACAAATTGTTTTTGTAATTTGGACAGTAATAGATGTAATTAAATTATTATGGGATTTATTAGATTTATTCTTTCCAAAAGTTACGACTTCATTAAAATTATTATGGAGTGAAATTACCGATTTCTTTACCCATTTAGGCACTTCGCTTCAAATGTGGTGGGAGAAATGGCATTGGTTAATAGATTGGTTATGGAAGTGGATTCCGGCATTTAATAAAAGTAAAAATCAATCAACTTTTCCAGGTGTAACGCCAGATAAAAATAGTTGGGATGAAATTTATAAACAACAATTAATCAGTAGTCCTTTGGCTAATTATCCTGCAAGTTCATCTAATGTAAATATTAATCCTATTTATAATAATCATATTAACGCTAATGGATTGTCTGCAAGTGAACTTGAAGCAGTATTAAATAAAACTAATAAAGATAATACAGAATATCTTAAACATATTTACGCAGATAGTAAAAATAAAAAATAGGATATAATAATGGTACAAACTGCTAATGTAGAATTAGAAAATGATGCCTACTTAATGATTGTATATGGGCAAGATAGAGATAAGGTACAAGTTAAACCTTATGATGTTAAAATTGCAAAATCAAGTAGAAATCTTTTGAATACAGTTTTAAAGTCTAATATTGCTACTGTGGCATTAGCAGGCTTTACAAGTAAAATAGGTCAAAATATCGCAGGAAAAGCATTATCAACTGCTGTTTTAGGTAGAATATCATCTTCTGTTTATGATGTTATGTCTGATGGTAAAATTACAGTACCGGAAGTAGCAGAGGATTTTGTAGGTAGTTGTACTAATGCTTTGGATAATACTGCAACTGATATGGGTTTTCCTACCCCATCTTCATTATATACTGCCTTAATGCCATTTGGCTCTGGGGTTATTTCTAAAGATTTTTCTAAATTTTTATCTAAAAATATGGATAAAGAAAATCAAGAAGAAGAACAGAGTATTAATGATATTGATGTTCAAGTTTTAAAACTTAAAATCATCACTACAGATAATGAAACTTGGGGTATTGAAGTACCTACCAGAAAAACTGAAAAAGGTTTTGAAATCGCAACGGCTGTTAGTAATCAAAATAAAACAAAAGATTTTGAGTTGCTTTTATCAACTAATAGTCGTAAAGGTACTGATATGTATCAGATTAAAGACCAATTAGAAAAATTAAAAAATGATAAAATTCCTTTTGATGTTTATATAAATGATAAAGATGTTTATCATCAATACAAATTAACAAATTGTCTTTTTACTAACTTAACCTTTACACCACAGGGCATGAATAGTTTAACTTGCAATATGTCTGTAGTAGAAGTACCAGAATGGACATTGGAATATGTTAAATTAGAAAATTATGCTCAAAAAAATAGTGGCAAAGCCGGTACTGCTAAAAATGGCAATGTTAAAAGTGGTATTAAAAAAAGCACTAATAGTGTAAAAAGTCAAGCGCAAACAGCAACTAAAACAAACCAAAATAGAATTTATCCTGCAAGCAGACAAGCAGATGAATTTTTAAGAAGGCAATATAAACTAGGTAAAAGTGCAACCGAAATGGCAAAAATGTGTAAAGATAAAGGTTTACCATATACAGAAAGTGATATTGCTAGGTTTGAAAAAGAAGGTTGGCTATCTGGTTCAAGAAAATATACCAAACAAGAAATAAAAGATATTAAAAATTATAATAAAACTCATAATATATAGGATAATTTGAATGGCTGGTTTTTTAGAATATGTAACAATAAATTTACCAAATATATTGCAACATCCATATATTGTTGAACAAGTAGAATTAAACGGTAATTTATACTTTTTTGAATTTGCTTGGAATATTAGGCATGAAAAGGTATATTTATCTATTTTTACAAAAAAAGATAATGAAGATTACTATTATGTAAGAAATATTTGCTTGGTAAATGGTATTGAAATATCTAAACATATTTACGATACAGATTGGAGTGGTAAATTATTTTTTGCCCAAATTGAAAATTTAGATGAAACAGAATATCGTGTAGATAATTTTCATACAGATTTTTGTATAAATTATTTCGCAGACGAGGATGAATAATGCAACAGTTATACACTAAAATTAAATTAGAAATTGTCGGTGCTGACGTTATAATTGAAGAAGCCGATATTAGTGTAGAACTAAAAAAATCCGATGATGGCACACCTAATTATTGTAGCGTTACTTTATATAATTTATCCGAAGCAACTTATAATTTATTAAATAGTAAAGCAACGCACATTAGAGTATATACCGATACTAATGATAAAGGATATATTTTAATATTTCAGGGCGATTTAAGAGATATAAAAAAATGGAAAAAATATAAATCTTCTACATCTAAAAGAAAATCTAAAAAGCCTGCTAAAATTGAATACGAAGCACCACCAATTGTAAGAGAAAATGATGGCAATGATGTAGCAACAGTAATAGAATTACAAGATAGTATTAAATCTACATTTATTAATAATTATTATTCTCAATCATATAAAGGTACTGTTACTAATACTAAAATTTTAAATGATATAATTTATTATATTAAAAGACAAACTACAATTGGTATCGGCAATATATCACCATTAGTAGAAAAAACATTTGCTAAAGGATATATAGCACATGGCACGCTTGGAAATGTTTTAAGACAAATATGCGCTACCGGAAATTGTGTTTGTTCAATTGAAAATAATATTATAAATATTTTTGCCAAAAATGCAGAATCGGATGTTTATGGATATTATCTTCATGGTGGTATTTGTCCTAGACCAGATTTTAATGCAAATAAAGAAGTATCTATAGAAGCACCATTTTTACCTACTGTAAATATTGGTAATTTTGTCAAATTAGATTTTCAAGATATAGAAGGCATTTATCCTATTGTTAAAATTGAATCTAAAATAGATAATTTTGGCAAAGATTATGAAACAAAATTAGTATTAAAGGTTAATTAAAATATGCCTAAAAGTTATGAAGAAAAATACGAAAAGGCTAGTATGAGTCCTGGTGCTGTATTAGCAAATCGTTTAAATGATTTAAAATCGGAAATAAAAGTACAATTACCAGCAAGAGTTACGGCTGTTGATTATGCTAATAATCAAGTAGATATACAAATTTTAGATTATGATTATGACGAAGCAGGAAATCTAGTACCTTATCCTATTATACCAAATATTCCGATTAGACAACCTATTTATAGTGGAAGTGCGTATATGATACTTCCTGTTAGAATTGGTGATATTGGAACAATAGAATTTTTTGATAGTTCTGTTGATGATTTAATTACTACAGGCAACTTTGATTTTGATTATACAGAAGAATGGCATAGTTTAAATTATGGTTTATTCACTAATGGATTTTTGCCATTAGGTAAAATAATTCCTGTTGATTCTAATGCTAAAATTATTATGGCAACTTCTGATAACGTATTTACATTTACTGTTGGTGCTGACAATACATTGGTGGTATCAACTCCTACTATGACTTTAAATGGTAATTTGGTAGTAAATGGTGATATTACACAAACAGGAAGTTATACACAGACCGGAGATTTTACATCTTCTGGTACAATTACAGGTGATACCGATGTTTATAGCCGGTGGTAAGTCTGGTAAATCTCATACGCATACCGGAAATCTTGGCTCTCCTACATCTCCACCGAATTAATAATAAAAGTTTACAAAATTTGAAATTTTGCATATAACAAAAGTAGAAGGGTATAGTTTTGAAAGATATAAAATTAGACTTTGTAAATAAAAAAGCACTTAATGAATTTGTTGATAATAGAGATAGAATACACCAGCAAATTATAGTTGGGGTACGAAGTTTTTTAGGTGATTTTTTCTTAAATGATAATTACGGAGTTAATTATAAAAATAGTTGGAATAATGAAACTTTAATGAAGTTATTTATTAAAGAACAAATAGAAGCCATTGATGGAGTTGTTGCCGTTACGGATATTCAGATTAAACGACAAAAAGATACTACAAATAGACAAATATTTGTAATTAATGCAAGTGTCAGAACTATATACGAAACAAGTGAAAATATAATTGAAATTTTACAGGGATAAATTAAATGATTGAATATGATGCTAATGGTTTAATAATTCAACCTTTGACAGAAATATTAGCCGAAAGAGAAGAAGTTTGTAAAGATTTATATGGAGATGATTTTTATATTTCTGGCGAATCTGCCGTTGCAAATCTTCAAGCCGTTGATGCAGATAGAGAATTAGCAATACAAGAATTATTACTTTATATTGCTATGCAATTAGACCCAGACCAGGCAGAAGGTATATGGCTAGATTTTATATGTGCTTTAAACAATATTTCTCGTTATACCGCAACAAAATCAACAATTCCTATAACTATTACAGGTACAGCAGGAACTACTAAAAACGCTGGTGAAATCACAATTGTTGATGAAAGAACAGATGAATATTATATAAATCAAAACGCATTTGCGATTGGAGAAGATGGAACTGTTAATATTACTTGTCAAGCAACAAGTTACGGAGCAATTACAGCATTACCAACATCTAATTTTTCACTAAAAACACCTAGTATGGGTATATCTTCTGTAGCATATAACACAGAAGGAACGGCTACAGTAGGTCGTGATACAGAAACAGATGAAGAATTAAGAGCAAGACGTGAAGATGCCGTTTCTTATACTGCAAGTTCAATATTATCTTCTATAAAAGCAAGTGTATCACAGATTTCGGAAGTTACCTATATTAATGCTTATGAAAATGATACAATGAATACTGTTGATACATTACCACCAAAATCATTTGAAATAGTAGTTAAGGGTGGCGATGAAGATGAAATTGCAAGAGCAATTTTTGGTAAAAAACCAGCAGGAATACAAGCATACGGTACAACTGTTAAAAGTGTAACGGATGACGATGGCAATATATTTTCAATTGGCTTTACAAGACCTAGTGAAATTCAAGTTGATTATTTAATTGAGTTTATTTCTGATACTGTTCAAACAGAAGAATGGAAAGAAGATTTAAGAGCAGAATTATATGAAGCCTTTGAAGATTTATATAATGTAGGCGATAGCATTTATGCTTATAATTTATATTATGTTTTAAATGCTCATCCAGAAATTAAGAACGTAACAGCATTTAAAATTAAAAAGCATACAGATTCTACTTGGGCAGATTATATAACAATCGGCAAAAGGGAATTGGCTATATTAAGTACAGAAAATATCACAATAACACAAAATTCATAATAAGGAAATAATAATGATTCAGATAGATAATCATAATGAACTTGCTTTATCTGACATGATACCTTATTTATTACAATTTCCAGAATTATATAGACTAGCCAAACAATCCGGTGATAGATACCAAATTATTGAAAATATTGCTTGGCAATTGTTATATAACCTAGATTATACAACTGCAAATGGAACTTGGCTAGATTATATTGGAAAAAAAGTAGGACAAAACAGGGTTTATACACCAACACCTGTAGATGCCTTTACGTTTGGTGGTACAACACCAGAAGGCTTTGGTGCTGGTAAGTTTAAAGGTACAAGTTCTTTACGAAGTACAAAAGTAGCAAGAACCGATGCAAGTTTTAGAAATGCAATTAAAGCAAAGATAATTCAAAACAATACCGATACTTCGCTAGATGAATTAATTGAAGCATGTAAACTATTATTTAATGCAAAATTAGTTCGTATAGGTGAAAATTATCCAGCAGGAATTGAATATATCAGACTTTACGGAGCATCACTTTTAGAAACATTAGATGCTCATGCAATTATAAAAAATGCACTTCCGGCAGGAGTAGCCTTAAATCAAGTTACTTTTCACAAATTTTATAATTTATTTAAAAATAATGCGTTTATAACTTATAATCAAGTCATTCCAGCAGATGATGATTTTGAATTAAGTTTTAATATACAACCCGATGTATTTACCAATACGTCAGACGATACAATAATTCCAATATTTTCACAAAACACAACATTTGCAAGCGAATTTGTATCTGTTAAATGTTATTACAATCCATTAGACGGTATTGTGTTTAAAACAGAGCCTAATGTTTATACCGATAATGATATAGGTTTAACATATTATTATGATGGATTAGGAAATAGATATGCGGATGCAGATGCAGACGTTGTTTTAATGGGTGGTTCATTAACAGTAAATGAAAATACTGCTGTTACAATTAAAAGAGTTGGTAATGTTTGGAGTTTATTGATAAATGGTAATGTAGTAGATACAGATACTAGACAACATAGTGTATCAGCAGGGGAAGGAATGAAAATATTTTTAGGAACTTCCGAAGGTGAATATTTTAATTCCGGTTCAATATATAATTTTTATTTAAGAAATAATACGACAGGGGAGTTATTAATCAACGACTCTTTAAAAGAAAGTACGACAGGCACTAATAATGGAGTGAGATTTTTATAATGGTTAGATTTAATGACAAAGCACAAATTTCAACCGTAGCAAGCAACGACATATTGCCAATCACCGATATTTCTGATTCATCGGATGATAAAAAGATTACGGTTACACAGTTATCACAATTTACGGTTGATAACATTAGTACATTAACAGATGGTTTAGGATTTTCCAAAAACAACTTAACAGATACATTAAAATCCAATTACGATACTGCATATAATAACTTATCAACATTAGCATTACTTAATACTGACGGTAATAATAAACTTGCATTATCAAATATGTTTACAATTGGCGCAACCGCATTAAATGATGCCACAGGATATGCGCAATTATTAGCAGAATATAATTCTACAACAGAAACTAGAACAGATACAATTGGTGCTTATTCAATTTCTTATAAATATACATCACATGGCACTAAAATTACAGATATAGCAAATAAACCAATTGTTGATAATATTTATGCTTTAATTGGTTATTCAGAATATTATATAATTGACACAACTAATGAACAGTTTTATCTACCTAGATTAATAAATCCTTTAACAGACATAGTAATTGCACATAAAAATTTATTAAAATTAAATTGTTATCGTGAGCAATTTTTAAAACCTGGTAGTACACATACATCTTTAATCTTAAAAGGTGATACATATCTTAAATTCAAATTAAACGGTTACGAAAGAACATATTATAATCCGACAGATTTAGAATTTTCTGCAACAGCAAAATTAGACCAGGGGTCTGGCTTTACGGCAGGAAAAGACTATTATGTTTATTTGGTAGAAACTGCAAATTTAAACAAATATGATATTGTAGTATCACTTAATGCTACATATCCGTATGGATATAATAGTAATACTGCATACTGCATTGGTGGATTCCATACATTATGTGTTTCTGTTACAAGTTCAAATGCTCCAGCATTACCTACATCAGCACCTTCGTTATGGAGTTCGCATCCGGCAATTGGTTATTCGGCTGGCGATATTATTCCAAACTCTGTATGGTGCGAAACACATAGACCAATGTGTAATCCTGCCGGCATGGTTTACGTTGATTTACTTGATTTATGGGTAGATATTTATCTACAATCCGGTACAGGAACTTCTACGGCTTCTGCTTATGGTGCTACCATGACGAATATTCGTACCCCAATTCAACATCAATGGGATTTGCAATTAGTTGGAAAACGCCCTGCAAGAGATGTAGAATTTATGATTTTTGCAGAAGGTAGCAACCAAAAAACTGCCGTTGCTGGCTCGGCACAACCAAATCCATTTACGGCTGGCGGACATTTAGATACTGCTGGTAAACGTATGATTTCTGGCTATTTCGTTGAAGAATGCTGTGGTTTGATATGGCAATGGCTTGACGAAATTGCTCCTGCTGGTGGTAGCAGTTGGAATGGCTATGGTGATGAAGGAACTAGAGGTCAATCCTATGGTATGCCATATATCCTGATAGCGGGCGGTTATTGGGGTTGCTCCACTTACTGCGGTTCTCGTTCTCGTGCTGCGGCTTGTACTCGTTCTTACGTGAATGCCGACGTCGGTTGTCGTGGCGTGAGCCTGCCGAAATTTTCCAGATAAGACGGAAACCCAAGCGTAGCGAGGGTTTTAGACGATAAAGGGGCGTATCTCCTCGTCTAACACGATGTTCCGACTTCTCGTTGCTACGAACAAAACGAAGGTCGCACAGCGCTACTCGTATGTGTGGCTTGCCACACCGCAAATCGGAAAGTGTATAATTAATAAACATATAATATATAGTGAATAGATTACCCAAAAGATTACCCACTTCTCGCTATACCCTGTCTAAACTCTTTGAATAATCTCACTTCCATAAAACCGTTGTAAAATAATTTTGTGGAAGTTTGATTTCAAAGAGTGCATGATGGGTGAGAAAAGGTTATGGGTTATTATCCTGAAAGCAGGCGGTAATTGGAATAACTCCACTAACTGCGGTTCTCGTTCTCGTAATGCGAATAATACTCGTTCTAACGTGAATGCCAACAACGGTTGTCGTGGCGTGAGATTGTAATATTACTTGAATATTATTTATATTCGCATCCTGTAATTGCTAGGGTGTATGTAATATATGCAGGCTGAATCCATAACCCTGTTTATTCTGAAAGATTGAATAAGCAAAATACAAAGCAATTAAAACACCTTCGCTAGTAGTTGATTTCATTAGCGAAAGTGAGGGTGTTTATTATTTTTGTAATTTTTCGTATAATAATATTAGAAGAAACATTACCAAATGAAACGATATGGAAATTTATGGCAAAGATTAATTTCTTATGAAAATCTTTATTTAGCCTATACAAAAGCAAGAGAAGGCAGAGGAAATTTAGAATCTGTTAAACGATTTGAAAAAGATGTTGAAGGTAATTTAAAAAAATTACAACAAGATTTAATAAATCATAATTTTACAACAGCAAATTATAATACAAGAATAATTTATGAACCTAAAAAGAGAGTAATTTATATATTACCATTTTTTCCAGATAGAATATTACAACATGCTTTAATGAATGTAATAGCACCTATCTTTCATAGAACTTTTATAAAAGATACATACGCCTGCATACCAAATAGAGGATTACATGCAGGATTAGTTAGAGCCAATAGTTATGCTCAAAGAAATAAATATTGCTTAAAAATGGATATTAAAAAATTTTATCCTAGCATAAATCATCAAGTTTTATATAATCTAATAGAAAGAAAAATTAAAGATAAAAATGTTTTATGGTTAATAAAGGATATTATTTATTCATTTGAAGGCGAAACTAATTGTCCAATAGGCAATTTAACAAGTCAATGGTTTGGCAATATTTATTTAACACAATTAGATTATTTTATTAAACAAGAATTAAAGGCTAAAGATTATATCAGATATTGTGATGATTTTTTAGTGTTTAGCAATGATAAAAAACAACTTCGTGATTTTGCAAAACGAATAGAAGAATTTTTAGATACAAAATTACATTTAATGATGAGTAAATGTGATTTGTTTCATGTTTCAAGAGGAGTGGATTTTCTTGGGTATCGTTATTTTAAAGGATATATTCTTTTAAGAAAACGAACAGCAAGAGGAATAATCCGCCGATTAAAGAAATTATATAAAGAATATGATAAAGGTCATATTCATCCCGAAAAAATGCTATCTCACTTATCTTCCGTTGAAGGATATACACGATGGGCGAATAGTCATAACTTTAGAAAGCATATCAATTTAGAAAATAGGATAAGAGAAGTTAAACGATGTTTCAAGATTACCCAAAGTATTGCGAATTTGAAAATGACGAGTTCTTAAAAGGCGACAAAATTAAAATTGATGAAATTTTAAATAAGGAAGTTCTTATTACAGGAATTAAAAAAGAACCTAGTAAAGTTAAGAAAGGTGAAACTTATAATAAAATACAAGTTATAACTGAATATATTGACGATATTCCACAGTACAAAATATTTTTTACTACTTCACAAGTATTAGAAAGACAAATAATGAAATATAAAAGCAAATTACCTTTTTGTGCTGTTATTATAAAACAAAATAATTATTATACTTTAACATAAGTGGAGATTAGACATGGTATATTACTTAAACACAAAAGCAGATTTTTTCAACTATTTGTATGAGGATATGGTGTCTGCCATTGCAACATTACAAGATTTGTTAGATGACAGATATACTTGGCAAATAGTAGCAGTTTTAGCAAAAAAAGAAGATGGTATTGATGATGAAACTCACATGATACAAGAATCAGATAATGATATTCTTCAATTAGAATTAAAAGAAGATGAGTATGCAAAATTATTCCGTTTAGGATTTACTGTAGAAGAAGCAGAAGAAATTATTGATAATCCTACACAGGCTTTAGAAGATTATAGACAACAAAATGAGGTACAAGCATAATGATTAAAGTTAGATATAATGCAGAAACCGGCAAAGTAATAGGTGCATACCCAGAACATCTTGATGTTGCAGAACCTTATATTACAGTTACAGAACAAGAAAATGATGCAATAGTTGATAGAGATAAAGCCTATGTTATTGAAGGTCAATTAGTTGATATTACCGGAACTGATAAAGAAAAAGAATTAAATGCAGTTAAAATTGCAAAAGAATTACAAGAACAATTATATCAATTAAAAGCAAAAGTCGCTTATGGTGGTGTAACACTTAATAGTAGTTATATTTTTGAAACAAACGCAACATCTATTCTAATGACAACGACAAAATATTTAGACGTTGTTAGTAATCCAGAAATTGAAGTTATAAATCATTGGAAATGTTATGATTTAGAAGGCAAACCAACATTCTTGAATTTTACAAGAGAACAATTTATAGCAATTAAAAACTTTGCTACAAAAATGATAGATACGGATTGTTTCGGTGTTGAAGATAAGTACACCACTATACTACAACAAGCAACTGTTAAACAATTAAATACATCTACTTGGATTGCTAATTTTAAAGGACAGGCAATAGCAGAAATGTTGGCAGTTGATACATCATTAAATATTGGAGAAATAAATTTGGGATAATTAGTTTACGAAATCTCAAAAAATTTCTATAATATATTTAGAACAAGAGGATAAGTATGTCAATTGAAGTTACCAAAAATGGCGTTTTAAAAATTATACAGGGCGACACCGGCAGTATTGTCGTAGATGGCATACCTACCGATAAAAGTTATGAAGTATATTTAGCCATCAGAAATCCAGAAACTAGAGAATTAATATTTGACGAATTAAAAATAGATAGTGAAGGTTTAGATGAAGTTGAATTTGAAATCACAAAAGCAATGTCTGAAAAACTTGAAGTACCTATAAACCGTCAATGCTCTATGTTTTATTGGGGAGTTAAATTATGCGACCCCGAAACAGGACTTGAAGATACATTGCATGTTGGAGAATGTCGCTGTTGCGATGGTGGCTATTTTGGAAAATGGAATAGACTCTACGTTTATCCTAAAATAGTTGAGGGTATTGTAGATGCAACGAATGTATAATCATGATAAAGTTGGTATTAGGGTTTACTCTGATTGCCAACAAACCAGAGGGAGTATAAATGCTAATCAAGCAAAATCTTGGGCAGAAAAAGCCAAAGAATCTGCTGATTTAGCCGAACAATATGCAGAACAATTAGAAACTGCAATTGAACAAATAGAAGATGTCATAGAACAAACCATTGAACAAATAGAAAAATATAAAGATAAAAACTTTGTTCATGAACAAAATGAATCTTCTGCTGAATGGATAATTAATCACAATTTAGGCAAATACCCAACGGCGACAGTTGTAGATAGTGCTGGTACAGAAGTAGTATGTGAAATTACTCATATTGATACTAATACTTGCATAATTACAATGAAAGCACCTTTTAAGGGTAAAGCAATTTTAAATTAGGGAGTAAATTTATAATGGCAAAACAAGTATTATCAGATTTAAACTTAAATCAAAATGAAATTCAAAACGCCGTTGAACACAATCTTGCGTTAGCACCTTCCGCACCGGTTGAAGGTCAGCACTATTGGAATACGGCAAACAAAACATGGCTTATTTACAACGGTACATCTTGGGTAGATGCAACAAGTCAAGGAAAAGTATATACTTTCCAAAATGGTGTAAAAGAATTAACAGGCGATGATGCTGGCAAAGTTGAATTAAATCTTGCTAGTGGCGCAAATGCTGGTAATGTTACACTTTCTCAAAATGCTAATGGCTTAAAAGCACAGGTAGCAGAAGCATCAACATCTGCAAAAGGTATTATTGAAATTGCTACAGATGCAGAAGTAATAACAGGTACTTCCGAAGTATTGGCTGTTAATCCAAAGCAATTAGCAGGCAAAGTTGATAAACTTGCTACAAAACCAACAGCAGGAACTTACACAAAACTTACTATCAATGCAGAAGGTCAAGTTACAGCAGGAACAACGCTTGAAGCATCAGATATACCAAATTTAACTTTAGCAAAAATTACAGATGTTACAGCATCTAAAGATGAAGTTAATATTTTAGATGGTGCAACAATTACTACGGCAGAATTAAACATTCTTGATGGTGTAACGGTTACTGCAAGTGATATTAATTCTATCACATCAAAAATTGCATTAACAGATTTATCTATTGCTAGTGGTTCTGCAAATTATTTAGGATATGGTAATACTAGCGGTCAAATTTCTGCAAAAGTTGATACGACAGTTACAGAAAGTTCAAGCAAATTAATTACTTCTGGTGCTGTTGCAACTGCTATTGCTAATGCTGTAGCAAGTGTAATTATACCTAAAGCATCTGTAGCAGATGTAGCAAGTTTAGGCACATTGGTTAAAGCACACGTTGGCTGGATGTATAATATGTCAGCAGAATTTACAACAACTGCGGACTTCGTTGAAGGTGCTGGTATCACATATCCAGCAGGAACAAATGTTGTAATCGTTGAATATACATCTGGTACTTATAAATATGATGTATTTGCAGGATTTGTTGATACAAGTTCATTCATTACAGCATCTAGCACAGATACATTAACAAATAAAACAATTGATGCTGATAATAATACAATTTCAAATTTAACAACTTCTAATTTGAAATCTGGTGTATTACAAACATCGGTTCGTGCAACTTCAAGCGCAAGCGATTCTGCTTTAGCATCCGAAAAGGCAATTGCTACAGCATTAGCAGGCAAAACAGGCAAATTAACAGCAACTAACCCTGCATTAACTCCTTCAAGTGGTGTTGCTACTTGGACAATCTCAAATACTCTAGGTGATGCAGATGTTAATGTTATGATTAAAGAAGTATCATCTGGTGATGAAGTAATTTGTGAAGTTAGTTGTAGTGCAAGCAATATCGTTGTTAAAATGAATGCAAGTGCAAGCATAACAGCAGGAACATATAAGGCAGTAATTATAGGATAAAAGATAAATGGCACAAAAATTTTACAACCTAGATACTGATACAAGTTTAGGTGGTGCAAGTGCTTCTGATTATCTCGTTCCTAGCCAAAAGGCAATAAAAACTTATGTTGATAATGCAAGTGGTGGCGGTGGCTCTAATTTACCATTATTTTTTATGATGGTAGCAGACCATGTATTATCTGGTGATGAAGCGGTTGGTTGGGCATTGCAGGGTTCAACCATCACTAGCACTTATTCAACAGCAGTTGATAAAATAATTGAATTATATAATGATGCAAGTGCCGTCAGTACAACTTATCGGAATATTCCATGTAAACTGACGGCTGACGGCAGATATATAGCAGATGTTAGTCAAAAATCTGCGGTTTATAGTTTATTTGTAAACACAGGAATTGCAGATTTCTATGTATTAGACCAAACAAATGAAGAATTTATTTTGCCTAGAACAAAGTGGTATCAACAATTTACATTAGATACTTCTTTATTAAACAAAGTAAATGATAATAGGTCTGTTACGGTATATAGCGATAACAATAATACAGAGTATATTTCAAGTAATAAACTTTTGTACTATCGTGTGGGTGATACGATAGTTAATACGTCAGAAATTGACGTTGCAACCATTTTAGCAAAAACTACAGAATTAGAAACAAGATATTCTACTTTTGATTCAAGATTAACGTATCTTGAAGCCTTAATCGCAAAATGTTATACAAGTATGGACTAATATATGAGAATAGAATCTAACCCCAACCCAATTTCATTTGGTTATAATTCACCATTAAAAACTTTATATAAAAAAGGAAAATTCCCAAAAGTTATTTATGGCTTTTATGGTGATAAATTAACGCCTAAAAATGTTACATTAGAACATTTGAAACCACACTCGCAGGGTGGTAAATCCTGTTTGGAGAATTTTGTCTTGGCAACCAAACAAAATAATTGTGCGAGGGGTTGTGATGATATTCGCAGATATGCCGTTAAAGAAAATATAGTTCGTTATTTATCTCAATTTATGGGTATAAAATTACCGAATTTTAACGGTGATAAATATATAGAAGGCATATTGCAAACCTTAACAAAACTAGGTGCATTATGATAAATAAAATAATTAATTGGTTTAAATACTTTCGGATAATGCCGACAGATATACATGGTGGTTGGAGATTCCAAATCACCATTCCTATCGGCAAAAATCCATCAAAACATAATAAGGAGAAATGAGTATGAAATTCTTGGACAGAATCGTAGAAAAAGTAATTGCTAAACAGATTGAAAACTATAAAGCAAAATTACTTGAAAACAAAGATGAAATTTTAGAAAAAGTTAAAGAAGCAGTTGTTTCATTTCTTGAAGAAAAGAAAGAAGAAATCTTTGCTATCATAAAAGAAAAAGCAACTGATATTATAAACGATATATTTAAAAAAGAAGATAAGTAATAATAATTACTATAATAATAAATAGGAGATAATGTTATGATTACTTGGTATGCAGATGAAATAGTTACTATACAATTTAGTCGTATGCCTAGAACAGAAACATTAAATGCAACTCCAAATTCTACGCCAGAAGAAATAAAAGACATTAATAAAAAACCTTATTTACTTTTACACGAAATTGAAGTTACTGTTAAATATGGTGATAAAACTTATATATTTCCTGTAGAGAAACATTATCGTTGGAATGGCGCTAATATTCCTTTTGGCTTATGGAATTTAATAGGAAGTCCATCAGATAATAGATTTAGAATACCGTCTATGATTCATGATAAATTATGTGAAAATCATGATTTTATTGGATATGATAGATATTTAAGTTCTATTATTTTTGAAAGGTTATTAAGAGTAGCAGGCGTTAATAAAATTAAACGCAGAGTTATGTTTTTAGCAGTTGATAATTTTCAAAAATTTTGTGGATGGGATAAAGAGAAGAAACAACAGGAAGGAAAATAATGTCATACCCTATAAAACCGACAGGCGATAATATATTACCATTTGATACATTATTTGCAAGTAATAATAGTTCAAAATCGGCTATGACTACCGGTGAAATTCTTGATGGTTATAATAATGACGGTGAAACTGAAACAGATTTAACATCAAGACCAGATGCAAATAAATTTAATATGTTTTGGTATCAAGTTCATTCTACTGTTAAATGGATAGTTGATTATATTGAAGAATTATATAATGATAAATTATCTAAAGCAGGCGGTGTAATGACAGGATTGCTTAATATGGGCAATAATAAAATTACATTAACTTATACACCGTCTAATAATACGGATGCTGTTAATAAAGAATATGTTGATAAGGCAATTAATGGTAGTATGTGGCTAGGAGAAGTTAAATGTTTGTCTTATCCAACTATACCTTCACTTCCGGCAGATGTTGTCGTAGTACCATGTGATGGGCGTGCTATTTCTCGTACTACTTATGCAGGATATTTTGCAATGGTTGGAACTGCCTTTGGTGCTGGAAATGGCTCTACTACATTTAACGTACCAGATTATCGTGGTATGTTTATTCGTGGTTGGGATGGTGGCACGAATAGAGATAGGGGTCGTGTATTTGGTACTATACAAGGTAGTGCATCACCAAATATCACAGGCACATTCTTTGATTCGCAAGAAAATGAAACCGGATTACCTAAAAATCCAACAGGCTGTTTTTATCGTCAAGCACAAGCCGGTAATGGTTGTGATGGTACGAGAGGTTGGTTTGAAACATTGGCATTTGATGCTTCTCGTTCATCTAGTGTTTATCAAAATGGAGTTACAGAATGCAGACCGATTAACGGTAGTGGATATTATGTAGTTCGTATTAAATAAGGAGAACATAATGCCCTATAGAATAACATTACATCATACGGTAGGCAGATATGAACAATTTTTTAATGATTATCATTACATGATTGCTTATAATCCTAAAACAAAACAAGCGTATGTTAAAAAAGGTATATACAAACCAGAAGATAATGATAATACAGGTGATGGAAAATATGCACCGCATTGTGCTTTAGCAAATACAGGAAATATCGGAGTTGCTATTTGTGCAAATCTAAATTATGATTTTAAAACAAATACTTCACCTACATATCCAATTACGGCACAACAAATTGAATTAGCATTTTATGTATTGGCTGAATTATGTGTTAAATATAATATAAACGTAAATGAAGTTCAAACACATTACGAAAGAGATAGAAAGTTAAAAAAACCTAGCGGAAAAGTGGATATAATCTTTATACCATCATATCCTAAAGAAACAGCAAACAAAGAAAATGTCGGAAACTTTATAAGAAATAAAGTTAAATGGTATATAGTTAATAAAGTTAAAAATAAAAATAATTTAAAATATATTTAATTTTGATGATTATAAGATAGTATTATGTAGAATATGAAAATGGAGAAAAATAAATGGAATCAATAATGCTCGCACATCCACTAATAGTAATACTCGTCTGTATAATCATTGGCTTTGTCGGTAAATATCTTTTTACTTCAAAAGATGCCGGCACTCAATTAGAAAAACAATTTACCGAAAGCATACATAATATAGAACTTTCTTTTACAAAATCATTTGGTGATATGGGTGAAAAAGTTAGAAAGGTGCAAAACGAAATTATGCATGATGTAGATGATAAATTTTTTACAAAAGAAATGGCTGATAAGCATGATTTTCGTATTGCTAAAGTTGAAGAAACTGTAGCGCAAATTTTACCTAGAATGGAAAAGATTGATATTATATATGATATGATAAGAGAAGTTAAAGAAAAAAATCAATAGTTTTCATAATTCTATAATAATATTATTAACGCCAAACAAAAATTTGGCGTTTTTATTTTATTTAGGTATAAAGTTATATCCTTATACTTAAACTTTCAAAAATGAGCATTGATATAAAAATACCGACTACGAACCCTCTCGTAGTACGGCTTTTCAAAACTAAAATTTTTAAGTCTAATATTTTTATGATGTAGTTTTTAATAATGCTACATCATTTTTTTGTTCTAAATCAGAAAAATATTTTTTTCTTCTTAAAGAAATATTATCGGCACATAATCTTTGATAAATTTTATTCATAAAACTTCCGGTCAATATATTTTTATCATGAAGTTTTTTAGCAGGATATTTTGAAATTGGCGGAAATCTCCAACCATCTTCAACCAAAATTCCATAATTAGGATTAAGTTGATGAATTAATCCAATAACTTCATTATCTTGCGCCATTTCTTTAGTTATCATTATATAATAATAATTAGGCACAGGATAATATTTAGACTTTTTCTTAAAATTATAAAAAGAAAAATGTTTTAACTGCTTTGTGGATGCGGTAAATTCATTTTTTAAATCTGATTTAGACGTTTTACATTCAACCTCTATTAGCATACCTTTATTAGTAGCAATAATATCTGCTCTATTTTTTGGCGACATTTCAAATTCTGAACATACTACATCACAACCACGTTTAAAACGAAAATAACTAGCGACTATTAATTTTAAGTAGTCGCTATTTTTTTCTATTTTATAATTAGTTAAATTGGAAGGTAAACCCCAACTCATATTACCCATTATATTTATCAATAATCTCCAATAATGTATTTTTAAAATTAACAGATTCTAAATCTAATGTTTGAAAATTATTAATAGCCGTTTTAATTTCATATTTAAAATTATCAAATTTAATATCAGAATCAGATAATGGTTGCTCTAACTTTACTACTTCGCCATAATCTATTGCTCCATCACATATATCATGATGAATAGGTGCTACACCAATTATATGTGGAATTACACCTTCTGGAATTACAACAGGTGTTGTTTCAACAGAAATATTATTTTCACCTTCTACGACAGGTGTATGAACTATTGAAGGTGGTATATCATCTGTTACAATTGAACCTTCTACTGTTGCAACTTCCAAATTTGAAACTTGATTTTCAATATCCGATTGTATTTCTTTTTGTAACATCAGATATACTTGGCGCTTCTTCTTTACTTCCGAAAATTTTGTCTAAAATTCCATTCATTTTGAATTTTCTCCTATATTACTTCATGAATATCAATATCCATATCTCGCATTTTATAATACCATTTTAATATAAATTCGCAGTAGCCTTTTGATTTATCAACTTCCGATTTTGGAAATTCGTATATTGCAGAATTACCACTATTCCAATTAAAGAAATAAATTTGAAAATGCAAATTATCATATTCTTTTTTTGAAATAATTTTAGCATTTAAAAGCATTCTACTATATATATATAATTGTCGCAAATAGCCTTTACCGGCAACTTGATTATAAGACATAGGTTTTTTAGATGTTTTAAAATCCGAAATATACAAATGTCCATTTTTGTAATTAACTAAATCAATTGCACCCTGTATGCCTTTATTTACTAAAAATAATTCATCAAAAATTGGGTCTATTAAAGGCACTTCTTCTTTAAAAAATTTTGATAAAACATTAGTTGCAACTTCTACAAAATATGGTTTTCTTTCTTCAAAATTTTCTATAAGATTAATAATATTTTTATCCTGGCAAACCATATCAATATATTTCTGCAAACCTTTAGACTTGTCAAAAACTCTTGTTTGCCTATCTTTTAATGCAAGTTCTAAAACTTCATGAATAAAAGTACCACTATCGGTTGAAAGTTTATTTGTTACTTTTTGCCCCTGCATTTCTGCAACATCAATATCATTATTCCATCTTAATAAAGCAACATGATTATGTGGTGCATGCGAATCTAAATTATACGGAAATAATGAAGAAGAAATTAATGTTGCAGAAGGTAAACCGGCAGTATAATCTTCTCCTCTGTTTCGGCTTGCATATCTTTCTTCAAGAATTTTTTTAATTTCGGCTTTATCTTTAATAAGACGAAATTTATTTTCTTTTGTAAAAATTCCAGAATTGATAATATCATAAAAATTTTGCTCATCTTCTTTATGAATTGTAATATATGTATCTGTATCACCACGATTTAAAAAATACATTATTAATCCTTTCTTATTTATTTATATTGATATGTGTTGATTTGCATAACATTCCAATTGTGAAAAATGCCCAAAATGGATGCACGTTGAACCAACTCCATAATGTTGTTAATGTTAAACCTTTAAAGGCTAATGTTGGTGAAAATGCTGTTAAAATTGCTAACCACGTCATTTACTTAATCTCCTTACAATCTCTAAAATCAGTACAATTTTTACAATTAGGAACTAAATATGGCTTTAACCATTCACATTCCGGTTTAGATAAAACTTCATTTTTCATTTTACCAACCATAGTTCTAACTTCTAATTGTGCATGTTTACATAATCTTAAATTACAAATGTGCATTAATTGTCTTAAATTGCAAGATAAAACAATATTTGTTTTTGTTGCATTTGGTAAAACATTTCTTGCATCTTCGGCTTTATATCCTTCTTTTGTTAATTGAAGATATTGAATTAAAGCATTTAAGCAACTATCAATAAATAAATCATTATCATCTTTAAATACAAAATATTTTGATAATAATTCTATTTTTTGATATTTAGTACCGCAAGTATTTAATACAATTAAATCTTCTAGGTTTTCTTTAATTTCTACATATCTTTGACTTTGAACAGAAAAACTACAAAGCCTATGTCTTGTGATTTGAGCCAATAATGCTCTTGATACTCCGGCAATAGCGAAAGTAAAATAAGCATGTTCTGTAGTGCTTAAATGCCCACTATTCATAACTTTTTTAATAAGTTCAATTTTTTTTATTCTATCTTCTTTAACTTGTTCTATTGATATATCAAATTCTTCACCAGCGTAAGTATCTTTATTATAGATTTCTATCGGTGTTAATTTTGAATAACAAGTACGACAAGCCGTATGAATAATATCTATGATATTATCATTATAACTTATTAATTTTACTTCCACTTTAACCCTCTCAAAAAACTATCAAATCAAATATTATAATGAGAATCTAATGGGAGTTATCTGTTACCCACAAATCTTGATGATATAGCCATTTGCCGTTATTCCGCCATCAGCCATATTTTCTTCGTCAAGAAAATACTTAAAGTGCCGGTAGGAGTGATTACCTATATGCTCACATTCTATGACATCATCTGAATGTAATATAGCCATTTACTACAAACTGCCTTATGCAAGCGTACCACGTTCAAAATCTAATCTATCCTATACGCTAGGATAGTCCAGCAAATATACTGACATTCTTATCCAATACAGCCATATAAGCCATAAATTCAAAGTAGCGTTCTACGATTCAACGTGTGCGTTACGGTATCTCCATCAAAATAACCTACAAACATTCGGCTTTGACAAGCCTATGAAGTCTATTGCAAAACTCTGTTTGCATCCGATTATCCCTAGAAAGGATTATTCTCGCACAGATTCTCATTATAATATTTGATTTTCAAAGTTCTAAATTGTTTACTTAATTACCTTCGTTCATTCTATATGCCTAAAGAGGTAGTCCTTCGTCAAATCCACAGGTACTCAAAATCTACTTGCAGTTAGTTTGAATGGTTGCTTCACTACATTTTACAATTACTTCTGAATTACTTGTCATCGTTCAACATTATTATATTATCATATTTAATTTTAAAAGTCAAGAGTAGATTTTTTTACCTTAAATTTTCTATTTGGTCTTTGAGAAAAAGTGCTAATTCTTCTTCATCTTCAAGATAATTAAATTCATCTCTCTTAAAATAGGCATCATCTAGTATAGATAATTCCTCTTGTGTCATAATATCTAAACTATGAACTGCATTTATAATATCTGCATTTGCTCCGTATAGTAAAATGACATCTACTATTTTATTATATATTTTTCTGAATTTATTGTCAAGTCTATTATAAATTTTTAATTTATTATGCATGACTTCGTATGCTGTTTGCACACCAAATTCCGAAAAGAATGTTGCTAAAATATATTTTTGTGATGTTGTGCGCCTATCATCATAATCTCCAATTTTAATATCATTATCGGTAGATTCTGACCTAGCAATAATCTTTCGTACATCATTTTCCGGTAATTCTAATTTTTCTGCTAGTAATTCAATATACTGTTTTTTATCTACCGGATGTGTAATTTTAGCAATATATTTTCTATTATTATAAATATGAAACTTTTTTTCTTCAATGGTTTTATAATTAATATTTTTTAATGAATCAATAAGTTTATATTCATGGTATGGTTTAGCATGTTTAATCTTATCTAAAAATGCACCTTTACCATATTTCTGTAAAAATTCATCAGCATCACATTTTTCATCACCTTCATATAAACGAATAATTTTAATATTCGCCCAATAATTACTTGTTGATATAACATCATAATATTTATCAACCATATTTTCACCGGCTTTATCTTCAACTATAATATAATAATTTTTAACATAAGTTTTTAATAATTTTAATTGTTTGTCTGATAAAGCCAAACCACAAGTAGCAATAGTATTTGTTATGCCGTATTGATGGCATCTAATACAATCTATTTGTCCTTCTGTAATAATTACTGATTTTGTTTCTTTAATTTTTTCTTTTGCAAAATTATAAGCATAAAGTAATTCACTTTTTTGAAACAGTTTACTTGTTCGTGAATGTAAATATTTTGGTTGATAACGATTATCAGTTGTTCTTGAAGAAAATCCGACAATATGTCCGTATTCATCAAAAAATGGTATAGAAATTCTATGAGTACCAAAATAATTATAAACACTTCCATCTTCATTTACATTAACAAGTTGCGCAGTTTTAAGAAGTGGTATAAATTGTTCGCCCAAATCCTTTAGTGGTAATGATGGAATATAACCAATTCTAAACTGTTTGATTATATCAAGTGAAAAATTACGAGAGATTAAATACTGTTGCCCTTCTTTATTTTGCGCCAATGCTCGTTGATACAAATTTGCAATGTTATCATTAAGCAAATATAATGCACGTTTTAACTCTAATTCTTTGCGTAATTCTTCCGATATTTCAATTTTTATATTTTGACTTTTAGCAATATCCATTATTGATTCGGACAATGATTTGCCTGTTAATCTTTGATAGAAATCTAAAATATCACCATGCGCACCACAAGACCAACATCTAAAAATTCCTGTATCTTCATCAATAGACATACTAGGACTATGGTCGTTATGAAATGGGCATACTGCCCATAACAATTTACCGCTTTGTCTTAATTCTAAAAATTGTCTATAAAATTCTCGTTTATTAACTTTATTTTTGAAATCAACAATTTGTTCGTGTGAAAACATCTAATTAACCTTTTCTATAAATCTTTCTCCAACAATCATCACAAATGCTTTTATAATCTATTTTAACATCTTCATATTCTCCGTCAAGTAGGATAACTTGACCTTCTTTGTCAATATCTGCCGGTTTATCGTTTTCTAATCTTAATGAATATTTACTAGGCTCTTGTCCACAAATATCACAATATCCACCAATAATTTTAATATTATCGGCTAAAGCCATTGCACTACCCATTAACTTAAACGGATAACGGCGATAATCTTTATTCAATCCGAATAAATAAAAGTCATAATAGTAATAATACTTATCAAAAAATGCTTTTAATTCACCTGTACTCATTTGTAAAAATTGAAATTCATCAACCAAAATATGAAATACACTTTTATCTGATGGTATATGACTAGGTATATCAAATAAACTATTTATCGGAATGGCTTTAACACTTGTGCCATATCGTGATACAACATCTTCACCATGAGTTAATGAAAATTTTGATGAAAATACCATAGCACCATAATCTTTTAATTGTTCATAATATTCAATTAATCTTTTACTTTTTCCTGCTTTGACCGGCCCTGAAATAACTGTTATCATTTATGTAAATTCTCCCATTAAAAGGATAAGAAATACTATTTAGAAAGGAGTTTTATGACAGTATATCTGCATTTCTTATCCTATTACATACTATCAAATTTTTCTATATAAGTCAAGATAAAAAATTACTCTTGACATTTTAAAAAAAAAGAGTATAATATCATAAGGTCTTTAATATATTAAGGGTATTATTATATTATGCTAATATATACACTCCAATTATATAATATTTTAAGTTCATGAACTTAAATAATATATACCTATAGTTCATGTATTGGAGTGTATATAAAAGTTCATACAATATCTGGAGTGTATAGTATATAAACTTAAAGTAATATAAAATTGAAGTGTATAATAATTAAGTTCATATAATTTAAAATTTTAACTTAAAGTTCATGAACTTAAATAATATAAAATTAAGTTAAAAGTATTATGAAATCATATATTTCGGAGTGTATAAAATGTTAGTATTGACATTTACTTAAAAATTTGATATGCTATTGGTGTTGTTGGAATTGCTTTAATTCCATGAGTAGATAAAAGAAAAGAGGAGAGTTTTTATGACTACGACAGAAGAAAAAAATAAGGTAGTATATGAAAATGATATTATTACCTTAAAGGAAACTTATGAAAATCCTTTGGATTTGTTAAAAATTCCTGTTTTTACAATTGAAAATTGTGAAGTATTGTATTCATCTTTAAGTTCAAAACAAGCAAAATTTGGACATAATATTCAAATCTTGCTACCGGCAGATACCGATTTTCCGGCTAAAGATAGAGCAATTAGACAAAATTATCTTAAAGCCGAACAAGTACACAATCCTAATCTTGAAGTAGTAAAAGGTATTGTTAAGGCTATTACTGATAAAGATGTTTTGAATAATAAATATCCGGAAAAATATGTCGGCAGACATTATCTTGATATTAGAATTTCAAATACTTGCATGTTTGATAAGACTAAAGATGAAGATGGTAAAGACAAATTTACTAAAATTGATAAGGCTGAAAAGGCTATTGGTATTCCGGTAGTTAAATATTTTAGAGTTATTGATAAATTTACAGGTGAAGGTGTTGAACCAGAAATCTTTAAATATGAAAATGGTGAAAAAGTTACATCTTTTGTATCTCCAAAGACAAAACAAGAAACACCTTTATATGTAAATAGTGGTGATACAGTTAATATTACCATCAGACCTTTTGGAAGTAAAAATAATAATACAGGTGATATTTCTTTGAAATATAATTTGTTAAAAATAGAAATTGTCCAAACTGCATGGGATAAAGGTATTGGTAGAACAGGTGGAAGTTCAAAAAGAACTAAAGAAGCACCGGATTCTGTAGATGCTAATGCTCTAGGTGATATTTTTGGTGGTATTACTACTGTAGCAACTACAACTGCTCCAAAAACTGAAACCGTAAAAACAGAACAGCCAAAAGCAGAAGTAAAACAAGAAACTAAAGTAGAAGAAGTTAAAGAAACTCCGAAGGCAGAAACTAAAGTAGAAGAAACTGCAACGGCTGATACTGAAATTGATTTTAGTGCTTTGGCTAATATGAATATGGCAGACTTAAATTTGGGAGAGTAAATCATGTGTGAAGTTAAAAAGATGCTGTTTTCGGTGTCAGCACAGGGTAATCCTCTCGCCCAAATTTGGGTGGATGATGCAGATATTACCAAAAACTCCGAAGCAATTTATATTGCATTAAAAAATCAAGTAGCATATTTATTTTTCTCCGGTGTAGGTGCTAAAATTACATTGAAGAAATCTAAACAATACTATAATGTAGAAGTGCCGGATAGTTTTACTAATCTTTTTGAAGGTTATAAAGTATCTGATAATCCTACAATTAAAATGATTGGTGCAATGTTAAATCAAGCCTTTAATAATTGTTTTAATTCTATTGAATTTTTGAAAAATGGTGAAGTTGTTAAAATTTCACAAGAAGAAGCCAATGAAAAATGTAGGGAATATATGAACGGATATAATTCATTGTATGGCGTTGTGTTAGAATCGTTGGGTAATTCAAAAATTAAAGCCTTAAAAGCCGTTAGTAAAATTCTTGAAAAGGAAGATAGTAAGGCTGGTGATATTAAAGAAGCGCATAGTATAGTATCACAATTTACTACATTATTAAGCCGAGAAGTTATTGCAAAAAATAATTTTGTAATTGATAATCCCATTGTAGAAGAAGTTAAAAAGACGGAAGAAACATCGGTGGATGATGGAGAAAAGGCTACAAAGGCAAAGGCAGGAAGAAAGAAAAAAGTTGATGCGGAAGTGTCAGAAGAAATACCATTTTAGAATGGTTGATAGTATAGAGTGAGATTATTATGCTAGGATTTTTCCTAGCATTTTTCTTTACTCTTGACTTTATTTAAAAATTTTGATAAGATTATATTAACGAAAGAGAGAATATTTTAATGGTAGCAAAAAAAGATATAGATGCAAAAATGGCAGAAGAAATGTTGCTAGGCTCATTATTATATAAGCCAGACAAACTTATTGAAGTTATAGATGAATTAAATCCTGCTAATTTTTCCGTTCCTGCATTTGGGCAAATTTATAATTGTATTGTTGAATTATATAAAGATGATGTAGAGCCAGACGATGTTATGGTTATGAATAAGGCTTGTGCATTAGGTTATGATATTGAACCAGAGTTGGTGCGAAAACTTGCTAATAGTAGAACTTTTGTTACAAAAAAACAAGTTAAGCAATATTCGCAAATCATTAGAACATCTGCTTTTAAACGTAAAACACTTAATCTTTATGAAGGGTTTTTAGAAAAAGCAAAGGATATGGCAACACCAGAAATGATTTTGGGTGAATTGTCTGATTTAACATTAGAATTATCGGATAGATTACAAGCAACAACAAAACTTTCCGTTATTAATATTGATACAAAAGCCGTAACACAATCAATATTAGAAAAAATGATGAATCCTAATCAAATTACAGGTATTCCATTCGGCTATCCTACGATAGATGCAGGATTAGATGGCGCATGTCCTGGAGAGGTTATTACTTTAGCCGGTATGAATGGCGGATGCAAGACACAATTTTCTTTAAGTATTATGTTTAATATGGCTATGTGGTTAAAGGCTAATAATATTAAGAAATATATAATTTTCTTTTCGTTAGAAATGACAAAAGAGCAAATTTATAATCGTTTAATTGCTATGCAAGCAGGAATTAATGCTAAATATTTAAAACGACCAAGATTATATTTTACTGAAAAGGGTATTAAACCAACAGAAGAAGAAATCAAAAAATTCTTGCAACGTGTGGCAGATGCTACAAAATTTATAAATTCATTGCCAATTTTAATTGATGATAGTTCAAATTTAACGGCAAAGCAAATAGCATTAACAGTTAAAAAAGAACATTTAAAACGTGGTATTGCTTGCGTTTATATAGACCATGCTGGAAAAGTTATGGGTGATGGAGAAGGTCAAGAAGATTGGCAAGTTGTAGCAAAGGCATATTTAGAATGGACAAGATGTGCTAAAGATACAAAAATTCCTTTTATAGTGTTACTTCAATATTTAAAGCAACTTAAAGACCAAAAGGAATTTAGGGGTACAATGCAAGATTTGGCTGGTTCTAAAGTACCGGCAAATGAATCTCATAAAATAATTCATACATATAAGCCAGATATTTTTCCGAGCATTAGGGAAAAACACCCAGAATGGATTGGTAAAGTGTTTATCACGAATGATAAAAATAGAGATTTAGATTTAATGCGAGATGTTATGCTTGAATTTGAAGATGGAAGATTGAAAGAAAGCGTGGAAGTTCAAGCGAGAATGGAAGATACTGTAGAACAAATGTTTAGTGGAGTTGCGCCCAATGAAAAATAAGGTATATATTGAAGCGTTTGATGCAGAACAAAATAATAAAATTGATTTAATACGACAATTTGTTGGTATAGATAGTTATGAGTATTTATCAATACTTTTTTATAAAATAGAAAATGGTTTACATATTTCTGACAGAGAGAAGTGGCATTTGAAAACTTATTATGGGTATGAAGCCGAAACCATGACGGTTAGTGAGATAGAGGAGTATGTAAACCTTTTTTATAGAATGTTTGAAAATACTTTAAAAATGTCAAAGATTGAATTAAAAAATGCTATTCAAGATGCAGTTGTAGTGTTTAAGTACGAAGTGCGAGAAGGTTGGAGAAATTTTAAAAATAAATGTGCGAAGAAAATAAAAGGATTTTTCGGGTAGGGATTGATACGGCTACTACAGGTTGTGTTGCTGTTACATGTGGAGATAAAATTGTAAATGTATTCAAATATCCGGATAGAGAATACGATAAAAATGCTGAAAAATTAATAGATGCTAAAATTAAGTTTTTGGAAACGCAAGAAAAAACAAAGACAAAAATCAAGATATTAAAAGCAGAAAAAAAGGCGTTAAAAAGACGAGCCATTAGGAACTATAAGGCGATATATGATTTTTTATTGCAATATAAGGATAATATCCAAGAGGTTATAATAGAAGAACCAATACGACAAGTATCTGGATTGGCGACATCTATTGATGCTATTTTTGCAAATGCACAGACTTTAGGTGTTTATACCACTATATGTTCAATATTGGAGTTATCGTATAAGTTATATTCACCTACTCAATGGCATAAATTATTTGATTATAAATTAACAACTAAAACTCAAAAAGAAAAACGAGAAGAAATTAAAATACAAAGTATTCAATTTTGTAAAGATAATTTTAAAAATGCCGAAGATTTTTTAATTCGTAAGGGTTGCAAAAAAGAAGATGATAATATAGCCGAAGCAATTTTATTAAGTTTGGTAGGAGAAAGAGAATGTTTGGAGATTTGTTAATAAATTGGAAAAGAAAGGTAGGTATTCATTTGGTTAAGATTTATGCTTTTTGTGGAGTAATGGGAAGTGGTAAGGGTTATTCGTGCCAACAATTAATAGATAATGAAGATTTTATTCAAATTGATTTTGCCGATTGTTTAAGAGATATGGTGTGGAAAATGTTGGATTGGCAACCGGAAAATGCAGAAGAATATGATTTATTTAAAAAGGGTAAGTTTTTTGTTCCGAGATATGGTAAAATTAATGGTCGTTTATTATTACAAAGAATTGGTGCAACTATGCGTGAAATAGACCCTGATTTTTGGGTAAAGCAACATCAAGCAAAAATAGAACGTGCAATATCTATGGGTTATAATAATATTTGTATTTCTGATGCTAGATATAAAAATGAATTAGAATCATTATTATCAAACAGTTGGAAAGCCGAAGTTAAAATAACTTTTTGTGATTATCATAGTGAAAGATATGATGCAGATAATACTCATGAAAGTGAAAAAATGGCGCAAAGATTATTAGAATTAGGTTTTAAAGATGGTGATAGAATTACCAGAGATGATTTGAATAGGTTATAATTATACTATTGACATTATATATTAATTTGTAGTATAATTATGGCATAGGAGAGAGTTATGGAAGAAAAGAAATTAGATAAAGAACAAATAGCCGAAATGGAAGAAAAGGCTATTGATAAATATGAAAAAGGCACAAAACCTTATAGAAGTGCAAAATATAGACCAATTCCACGACAAATTAGATGTCAAAAATGTGGCAATGTTTATAATCTTATGAAGCATGTTGATAAAAATACAGGGGCAGAATTTTGGTTTTGTAAGCAATGTGTTGAACAACGAGCAAGAGAAATTGCAAGAGAGCAGAAAATGAAGAAAGAAGGATAGAGATGGAATTAACCCAAGAGCAAAAGGACATAGTAAATACAATATATGGTAAAGAAGATACGATTAAAATTAATGCTTTTGCCGGTTCTGGTAAAACTTCTACGTTAGTAGAAATAGTTAAAGAAATTAGAAAAACACAACCAGGAGTTAAAATTTTATATTTGGTTTTTAATAAATCAATGGTTGAAGATTCTAAACGAAAATTTGATAGTTTAGATTTGAATGTTGAATGCTATACAACTCATTCTTTTGCATTAAGACGTTTTTCGTTGTTGCGTGGTGGCGATATTGAAGTAATGCCGAGTTTAGATTATGCAGATTATATGAAAGTAAAAAATTTAAACACATCTTATAAATATGCAAAATATAAAAATGTGCTTGATATGTTAAACTCTTATTGCGCAACTTTTGATGATTTAGATACATTTTGTGAAACTTTATTATCTGGTGATAGCAAAAAATATGGATTAGAAAGCAATTATTTAAAAAGTTATGAAATAAAATTTTTTAAAGATTTATATACCTATTTTCTTAATCATGGGAAATTTACCCATAATATGTATCTTAAAGAATACGCACTTAATACAGCAGATACCGTAAAAGGTTATAAATATGTGTTTTTAGACGAAAGTCAAGATTTAAACCCTTTTATGTTAAGCATTATTAAAAGAGTTCAACGAGAAAAAATTTGGATAGTTGGAGATAAATATCAGCAGATTTATCAATGGAATCATGCTATCAATTCTATGGATAAATTTGATGGTATCACGCTTCCATTAACTATATCATTTAGGTTTAATGATGAAGTGTGCGAAATTGCTAATAAAATATTAGCACAAAAATATAAAGAATTTAAGCCTGGTTCAATTAAGAATTTTCATAACAAAATAGATGTTGAAGATACAACAAAGAAAACCGTCTTATTTAGGACAAATTCTTGTATGTTTGAATATGCTGTTAATTTAATGAAGGAAGTAGATAATATCAAAGTACATTTTATGGATGTTGTTAATGGCACTAATTCAGATTGTTTTGAGGAAGCATTTGCAGAAATGTTGTATTTTTACGACCAATTATTAGCAAGTAAATCTGGTTGTGAAGATGATTTAGAAGTATATCGTTCTAAATTTAAAATTAGACGTTCAAAAAATGTAGATGCTTATGTGAATATAGCAAAAAAAGAAGGTTTTGATTTATATCCTTATTTAGTTAGAAATAGTAATGTTTTAAGTTTAGATTTTAAAAAATTCTTTGATTTCTTTATTCTTAATGCACATAATTTAATTGATGTTTTAGAAAGATTAAGAAAGTCAGAAGATTGTGAAAATCCTGATAGAGAATATACGCTTATTACAGCGCATAGGTCAAAGGGTTTAGAATGGTCATGGGTAAAAATTGCCGATGGTGATAGATGGTCTATGTCAAGTCCGGATGAAGCAAATTTGCTATATGTTGCTTGCACAAGAGCAAAAAATAAATTAGAGCATAGGGCGGTTGATGAATTGCTGGAGTTCGCTTATGGAATATAGAATAGCGATTATTGGCAGTAGAGATTTTAATAATTATGATTATGTAGAATCTAAAGTTAAAGAATTGATGCCAAAAGAAGATTTAGAATTTATTATTGTTTCTGGTGGTGCAAGAGGGGTTGATACATTAGCCGAACAATTTGCAGATAAATATAATTATGCCAAAGAAATTTATAGAGCAAAATGGCATAGTCATGGTAAGTGTGCCGGTTATTTAAGAAATCATGATATTGTAAGACATGCTGATATGGTAATAGCATTTTGGAATGGTATTAGTAAGGGTACAAAGCATACAATTAATATTGCTAAAAACGGTGAAAGAATCGTGCATGTTATTAGAGTTGATAATATTCCGAAAGAGAGTAATTAATGGGATTTAATACATTACATAATTTTGAAGATATATATGTTACGGCAGATTTGCATTTGTCTAATATTATTAATAGGACTATTTCTTTAAGAGGTTTTAGTAATCCGCAGGAGCATACACAATATATAAGGAATATTATTAATTCAACGATTAAGAGTAAAAGTGCTACACTTTATATTTTAGGCGATATTGGTTTTAAGGATGAAGATGAGGAGTTAATAAAATTTATCCGGTCATTAACACCTATAATAAAAGTTAGCATTGGCAATCATGATAAAGAAAAACAGTTGCGAAAATTATGGCAAATGGGCGTGATTCAAGATTGTAAACAGGCTTATAAAATTCGGTGGAATGATAATTTGTTTCATTTGCAACATTTACCATTATTAGAATGGGAAGGGTTTTACCAAGATGCTTTTCATTGTTTCGGACATACGCATGGAAAAATCAAACCATTTTTAAGGGCAATGGATATAGGTTTAGATGCTAATAATATGCAAATAATGAATTTATATGATGTTATGAATATGCGAAAAATTTATCATAACATAGATGAAAATCGTGAGAGTATTTTAATAAAGGAAGGCTGGAAAAATGGTTAAGTTAAATGGTGAAATCGTACCAGATAATATTAAAAATTTAATTTTAGATATTGATAATTGTGTTTTAGATAGCAGGGAATGGGAAAAATATATTCCAATAGATAATACTAGAGAAGGTTGGGATAGATACCACGACCATTATTATCTTGTGAGTGAAAATGCCGATATGATAGATTTTATTGATATTCTTATTAAAAAAGGTTTGCAAAATATTTATTTTATTACTGCTAGAGAAGATATACATAAAATGCGAGAAATTACGGAAGGTCAATTAAATGCAGTATTTAGAAATATTAAAGGTTGGAATAGGATTAAAAAATATCTTTATATGAGAAATACTTGTGATTATTCACCTACTGCCGAAGTAAAAAATAATATTTTACATACTCATATTATACCTAAAGTTTTTATTGATTTGGCAATAGATGATGATATTCGTAACGTAGAAATGTATCGTGCTAATGGAATTAAAGCAATACATTATACTAAATATTCTACTCTTGACAATTAGTATAAGATATGGTAATATATTAGTGGTAAATGTTTTTTAGAAAAATTATGTAGGACATATTCTCTTTAGGATGTGTCTTTTCTTTATATTGACTTTATACTTATAGTATGATAGAATACTTATAGGAAGAAAGAGGAAGATATGTCAGAATTAATACCATTACATACACATACATGCTATAGTTTATTGGATGCTTTAATTAAAGTTGAAGATTATGTGCAATGGGGTAAAGATAACAATATGCCTGCATTAGCCATTACAGACCACGGGTCTTTGGCTGGCGCAATAAAATTTTATAAAGAATGCAATAAACAGGAAATTAAACCAATTTTAGGCATGGAAGCCTATATGACTTTAGATTTAGAAAATCAAACTAGAGATAATTATCACCTAGTCTTATTGGCTAAAAATAAGCAGGGTTGGTTAAACTTGATTAAGTTACATAATTTGTCTTATTATAATTTTTATTATAAAAATAGGATAACTTTTGACGATTTGGCAAAATATTCCGAAGGTTTAATTGCTTGTAGTGCTTGTTTGGCTGGCATTATTCCTAAAATGATTATTGCTCAAAATATGCCAAAAATTGACGAGTATTTAAAAAAGTTTAAGTCAATATTTGGTGATGATTTTTATTTAGAATTACAAGACCATAAATTAAAACAACAAAAACCTGTTAATATGATTTTGGTGCAACTTGCAAAAAAATATGGAATAAAACTCATTGCAACAAACGACTCTCATTATGCAAAAAAAGAAGATAGTTTTGCGCATGAAGTTTTATTATGTAAACAAACTCATAAAAAAATATCAGATACGAATAGAATGAATTTTGAAACTGATGAATTTTATTTAAAAAATACAGAAGAAATGCGACAGGCAATCTCTTATTTGGGTGAAGATATTTTTAATGAAGTTTTAGCAAGTTCGGAAGAAATTTATAATAAAATTGAAAATTATGATATTTTACAACATCAATATAATTATCCGACTTTTGGCGATAAAAAAGAATCATTACAGAAATTAATGCAATTAGCACAAGAAGGATTTAAGAAAAGATTTGCCGGTAAAAATATAAATATGCAACAATATGTTGCACGATTAAAATATGAGTTGGAAACAATTTATAAAATTGGTTTTACCGATTATTTTCTTGTATTGCATGATTTATATAAATTTATGGATGAAGCCGATATTGCCACAGGCTTTGGTCGTGGCTCTGGAGCAGGCTCATTAGTTCTTTATTGTCTTTATGTAACACATTTAGACCCGATAGAACATAAATTACTTTTTGAAAGATTTATAAATCCGGAACGTATATCAGCGCCCGATGTGGATTGTGATGTGGAAGATATAAATCGTGGAAAAGTTATTGATTATATTGAAAAAACATATACAAAAGAACGAGTATGTAATATTGCAACTTATGGTAGTTTGACAAGTGTAGCATCGTTTAAGGCTGTTGCAAGTGTATTAGAAATGCCATTTGTTGAAGCAAATAGAATTTCGCAAGAGTTATTAGATACAAATTTATCTCTTGATGAGAATATTGCTCAATCGGAAGAATTACAAAAAATGTATAAAACCGATAGTTTATTTGCGCAAATTATTGATGTTGCAAAAAAATTAGAAGGTGGTATTGATAAACGTGGGGTTCATGCGGCCGGAGTTGTAATTTCTAATCAGCCATTAGAAAATTTGACACCTGTCATGTGGATAGAAGATGCTAGTGGAAAGAAAATCAACTGTTCTGCATTTGAAATGACAGAAATTGATGGAGATTTAAAATTATTAAAACTTGATATTTTAGGATTAAAAAACTTATCTATCGTTAAAGATGCTATGAATAGATTAGGTGATAAGAAATTTAATTTTAAAGATATAACTTTTGATGATAAAAAAACATTTGATTTAATATCTGCCGGCAATACAGGCGGTGTGTTTCAGTTAGAATCTGATATAATGAAACATTTATGCCGAGAAATCAAGCCTACAACATTGGCAGATTTATCGGTTATTAATGCCGGCGCAAGACCTGGTGCATTAGAAAGTGGCTTGACACAAAGTTTTATTGATAGACGTAACGGCAAAGAAAAAATTGATTATGTTGTTCCTGGTATGGAAGATTATTTAAAAGATACATTAGGACTTTTTATTTATCAAGAAAATTTAATGCAATTATCACAAGTTATGGCTGGTTATACAATGCCGGAAGCCGATGGTTTAAGAAAAATTGTCGGTAAAAAACTTATTGATAAATTACCAAAAGAAAGAGAGCATTTTGTTAATGGCTGTATCGCTAATGGACATTCAGAACAAAAAGCAAATGAAGTTTTTGATATGATAGAAAAATTTGGTCGTTATGGTTTTAATGCAAGTCATAGTTTTGCTTATTCTGCATTATCTTATGTAACGGCATATTTAAAGGCAAATTATCCGTTACAATATATGACGGCTTTATTAAATGCCAACTCTGATTCTTTAGATAAACTTAATCCATATATTGATGAATGTTATCGTTTAGGTATTGATGTTGTAGCACCAGATGTTAATAAATCAAGTTATAGTTTTGAACATGATGAAGAAAAGAATGCTATAATTTTTGGCTTTAATGGAATTAAGGGTGTCGGAAATTCAAGTATAGAGCCTATTTTGGCAGAGAGAAAAAATGGTGAGTTCCAAAATTTAGAGAATTTATTGAATCGTATGCCAAGTATCAATAAGTCTGTTGTAGAAGCCTTAATTAAGTGTGGTGCATTTAATAGTATAGAGAATAACCCATATAAGTACCTTCCGGTGCTTGAATTTTCAACAAAGGCTAAATCAAAAGCCGATTATAAAAAAGGCAATATTGCTTATTATGATTGTTTGATTAGATGTTATGTTGAAAGTGTATTAAAAAATAATGATTCATATAAACAAATTGAACAATCTATAAAAGATATTAAGGGTACAAAGAAAGAAGATAAAGATAAAAAGCAAGAATTAAAAGATAAGTTAGAACAATTTATTCAAGTAGGTATTAAATCTTTTAAAAATAGCGAAGGCACAAAACCTAGTATTCCGGTTTTAAAAGAAAATGAAATGGAGATTTTAGGTTTTCCGATTTCACATAATCCCAAAAAAGAAATAATTGCGATGCAAGATTTTATAGATAGTGATAGTATTTATGATATTAAAAGTAGTAAAGATTATACATCATTATTTTATTTTATGGGTAGGGTAAAGAGTATCAAAAGAACTCGTAATGGTTCATATTTTGCAGTTTTAACAGATGATAGTGATGAAATTACTACATTTATGAAACGTGAAACTTATGTTAAATTAGAAGATAAATTAAATCAACCAAGTAATTATTTTCGTATAATAGGTTACTTAAATAAATCTTATGCACCAGAAAAATATGAAGATAATTTTAAACTTGAAGGTATAAGATACTTTAATACTGCAAGAGATAGCGAAATTGTATTAAGGGCAGACATACCACAAGAGAGTTTAAGAACTGTATTGACAAAAATTAAAGAATCAAGTATAATAGAATTAGAGGATATAAATTACCGACTAAATATTATTTGTGGTGATAATAAATATACTACTAAAATTGATTATTGGATTCAAGATTTACAAAGTATAAGTAGTTTTATGGTTGAGTATAATATGACCGTTGTGAGTTAAGAGGATGATTGAGTAAAGTGGGCAATAACGAAAAATTAGCATTATTATATCAAGAAACACCAAGTAAAGAAAATAAAGAAAAAATTTTTAAAGTAATTTATAACGCTTTAATTGATGAAGCAAGAGAAGTATGCCACTATTATAAGAAATGTTTAAATAGAATTGCAAATCAAGATTTATTTTTTGAGGATGCTATGCAGGAAGCCAGCATTTGTTTGGTTAAATGTATAGAAAATTTTGATATTTCAAAAAATACACAATTATCTACATATTATAAAACTTGTTTAAGTAATCATTTATCTGATGTTTTTAAAAGTTCGGTTAAAATCGGTATTAATGAATTTATAGATAGTACCGCTTTTGATTGGATTAATAACGGTTATTCAAATGAAGCCGTTGTTGAAAATATTGATAATAAAGTTTTATATGATATTTTAAACAAGCATATTGATAATTTGCCGTTTTCTAAACCATTACATAAGCAAATTTTCAAAGACTATTGGCAATTTAGCGATGATAAATCGCTAGATAAAACGTCTTTTGGTAGTTTGGGAACGAGATATAAATTATCAAGAATGGCTGTCAAAAAAATTGTAGATAAATATTTTGCGCTATTAAAACAAAGTTTAGTAAGAAGTGGGGATATAGATAGAATACAAGAATATTTGTAAGAGAGAAGGAAACGATGACAAAACAGACAAATTTACAGAAATTTTTAGAATCACAATCGTACAAAAAAGATTTTAAAGATTTAATGCTAGGATTAGAAAAAAAATATGGCGCAGATTTAATTGAAGAAAACGGTATTGGAAGTCAATTAGATATTTCAAAATCATCAAAGAAATTTTTTAAAGCAATGACTACCGCTGATGTATCGGTTGATGCCAATGCTAATGTTACGGATAAATCTGTTATATCTCATAAGATTGAAACGGCAAAACCCTTTCATTTAATTAATAGTTATTATAGATTATGGAAAGAAGTAAAGAAAACCGAAACTAAAGAAAAAGCAGATTGGATTGTAGAAAGTCAAATTACAGGCAGAATGTATATAAATGATTTTACAGGATTTTCTTCTGCAATGGCATATTGCTTTAATTATTCCACATACGATACAGCAGTTAATGGTATTCCAGGAGTATTTGATGGTCGTGGTGGAAGTGAGCCACCTAAAAACTTAATGTCATTTTTAGGACAAATTGAGTTATTTTCACTTATTGCCGGAAATTCAACATTAGGTGCTACAGGACTTGCAGACCTTTTGATTGTTATATCTATTTATATGGATAAAATGTTAAAAACAAAGAAAGATGCCCATGTTCCTATGGTTGATGATAATGCTTGTTGGCAATATATGGAATCAATGCTAACAGGGTTTATTTATCGTTTAAATCAACCTTATCGTGGTTCGCAATCATTATTTAGCAACGTATCTGTTTATGATAATAATTTTCTTGATGGTATGCTTGAAGGCGATGCTTATTCTTTAATGATAGATGATGTTAAATATTCTGCTACAAAAGAAAATATTAAAAAGGCACAAGAAATTTATTTAGATATTATGAATAGAGAAATGGCAAGAAAACCAATTACATTTCCGGTTACAACTGCTTGTTTTTCTATTGATGAAAATAATGAAATTCAAGATGATGAATTTTTAGCATTTATCGCTAAAAAGAATTTACAGTTTGGATTTATTAATATTTATGCTGGCAAATCTTCAACATTAAGTTCGTGTTGCAGATTAAGAAGTGAAAGAGATAATGGAGAATATTTTAATTCTTTTGGTTCGGGTAGTACAAAAATTGGTAGTCTAGGAGTTGCAACAGGCAATCTTCCACAACTTGCTACAATTTGTAAAAGGCAGGCAGAAAATCCAAGAGATGAATTTTTACACAGATTAAAAGATTTGGTTTTGGATTGTCAAACTGTTAATCAGGCAAAAAGAAATATTATTAAACGTACAATTAAGGCAGGAAGCCAGCCATTATATTCATTAGGATATATGGAACTTAAAAGACAATATTCTACTTTTGGTGTTATTGGTTTATATGAAGCGTTAGAAATATTAGGTTATGACATTACTACAAAGGAAGGACAGGATTATGTTCTTGAAATTCTTAATGTAATTAATACCACTAATGCCGAGTTACAAGATAAATATAAAGCACCACATAATTGCGAGCAAATTCCAGGTGAAAATGTATCTGTGAAATTGGCTAAAAAAGATAAGGCTTTAGGTTATAATGAAAATTATACACTTTATTCAAATCAGTTTATTCCTTTAATTAAAAGAGTAAATATGTTTGATAGAATTAAAATACAGGCTTTATTTGACAGATATTTTTCTGGTGGAGCAATATGTCATCTTAACATAGACCAAGAGATTAAGGATGTTGATGTTATGCAGAATTTAATCTATGCTAGTGTTAAAGAAGGTGTTGTATATTTTGCCGTTAATTTAGTATTACAATGTTGTGAAAATAATCACATGTCAGTAGGTAATGTTGATGCTTGTCCGATTTGTGGTGGTAAAATAACAGGTACTTATACAAGAGTAGTAGGCTTTTTAACCAAAGTAGATAATTGGATTCCTGAACGCCGAGAATACGATTTTCCACAACGACAATTCTACGGAGAAGTGGAGTTATAATGGGTAAGTTGTTAAATATAAATTATATTGAATATAGTCCGGCAACTAAATCTTTAGATTTATTTGTTGCCGGATGCAACAAGCCACATTGTAAAGATTGTTGCAATCCGGAACTATTAGATTTTCATAACGGTCAAGAGTGGCATTCATGGAGAGATACTATTGAAGGCTATTTTGGAAGATTTGATTCTTTGATAGATAATATATTTCTTTTAGGTGGAAGTTTTAATCATCAAGACGAAAATGCCGTTAAAGAAATATTAAGTTATTTGTCGTTTTATAATAAAAAAATATGGTTGTTTGCCAGAGAAGATTTGGCAAAAATTCAACCAGCATTTAAAGAATACTGTGATTATATAAAATGTGGTGCATATATACCGGATTTATATACTACAAAAAATATACAAGAAGGCGTGCGATTAGCAACTTCAAATCAAAAAATATATCAGAAAGGAAAGGATTATGTGTAATAAAAATACATACAAAAGACTAAAAAGATTACATGATTATATTACCGATAAAAATTGTTCTTATACAAGAGAATTTAATGGTATGGCTTATAAATATAAAACATTTAAAACAAAGATGGGTGATAGAAATGTCATTGCATCAATGCTTGATAAAGATGTTGTTATTGGCTATCATGATTATGATGATTCTATTTTGTTTATGATAGTATGTAATCAAAAAGGTAAGATAACAATTCTACAGAGTATTTGTGATGAAATGGCAATCTTTTCGGCTATTTATGAACTTGAATGTTTAATTTGGGAAGAAAAGAAAAAGCATAAAACTGATACATTAGAAAAATTATTATCATATTATAGTCCAAATGTGCCTAGTGGATTTTGTTATTTTCCGTATGGCTATTGGAGTTTTGAAAAACATGAATGATACAGTAAATGTGATAATATGTCCTTATTGTGGTGATACATGGATTACAGATAACCCTAACATTACAGAACAAGAATGTTTATGCTTTAGATGTAATAATAAATATTTTCCGGATAAGATTTATAAAATGTGGCATTTTGTCTATAATGCAGTAAAAACAGTAAAAGGACACTAATAAAAAATCTACTCTTGACATTAAATATAATTCATGATATTATAATAATGTTGAAAGACAAAGAACTTTGAAAATAAAATAAATTTTCCGGAGTAGGTGATGGCTATGCACCACGTCAAATTTTAGTGGAAATTCACCGGTGCATCACCTATTTTAAAAGATTTGCGCATGATTTTTGCGAGTAATACCCTTTGGTTTAGTAGTGAAAGTCAATGAGGTACGCAAGTCGCTTAAAAGATTATTAAGGTTTGATTCCTTTTACCCTAGCATTGAGTTCTGGGGTGGCTGACGGCACTACTGCCTAATCTTTCAAGATTAAGTCGCCGAGATTACATTAGGTGCATTTCTACTATGCCGAAAGTAATGGTGTATAGTGATTGCTAATTAACGAGAAAATTAGACTATCTTATTTTTTATTTAGGTTATAAAAGACGTGTGTTGTGGGAAAAGGTTTGACGAGATAAACACCACGCATTATCAACATGTTAGTGTAATAAACCTCTGTTGATGCCGGCATTTATGATTTTATCGGTTACTAAATCATCCTTCCTATTAAGGTTAAAATAGGGCGTAGCAGAGATGGAGCAACGGTGGCTCGCCAGGCTCATAACCTGGAATAGTAGTTAGTTCAATTCTAACCTCTGCAACCAATTAAAATGGGCGACATAGTTTAAATAAAAACAATCTGTTGGGTAATCGGATTATATGGGTAATCAATCTCATTGTCGCCTTCAATTTTACCTCTAATATACATATAAGTAGCACCTAGAAATAGGTGCTTTTTTCGTAATAAAACTTAATATTATTCCATTTTACTATTGCAAAATCTGTAGTTATATGTTATACTATAAGTATGGTTACAAATAAAAGAAAGTGAGTTACTTATGAAAAAAGTAGTAATTATGATTTTAGCATTAATGTTAGTAGGCAATGTCGCTTTTGCCGGTCAATATTCTTCAACTAAAAATTATAAGTTGAATCAATATAACTCTAAAGGTCAAAAGGTTGGTTATACGAAAGTTTATTATCAAAATAATAAATCAAATATCAAAAAGGTAGAAAAATATAGCACTACCGGAAAACGCACAGAGGTTTATAGATAATGTCGGAAGAAAAATGGATAATTTTAACACATAACGAAATACAACAAATTTTTAAATTTTGTGCCACTCATAATTACGAAAATGTCGTGATATTTTCTAATAACTGCGGTGGTATCGGAGATACATTACATATTGCATTACAAGATGAATGGAATGATAATGAAAATTGTGAAAAACAAAATATAACTGATTATGAAAGTTTTTAAAAATGCTTGTAGTTATTCATAGTAAAATTAAAGATGAAAATCTGCCGATGGGATTTTTAACACCTACCGGAATATTTTATTCATGTCGTTGGGGTAAGCATGAAAAATTTGCTGGTGAATATGTTGTTAAAAATAATTTATTAGATGAAGAAAAACAATGGGAAGAAGAAGGCTTTGGTAATGTTTTATATCGTGATTTTTTAGTAAAACAAAAAGGTTGGATGTTATTAGATTGTCCTTCTGATGATGATACAAGTTTTGCTATGTTTGAAACTGAAAAGATTACAGTTAAGCAAGTTATGTATTTGGTTGATTATTACGTTAAACTTAATGATTATGAAAGTTTAAATAAACTAAAGGAACATGTAAATTTATGACAGAATTATCAAAAGAAGAATTAAAAGACCAGAAGAAATATTTTAATACTTGCAAAAAGATACAAGCAAGTATCGTTTTACATGATAAGTATGAATATTTTAGCAATTATTTACGAGATTGGGAGTATTCTATTTTAAAACAAGTAGGTCAATCAGAATCGTATAATGATTTACCTAATTTAGATGTTATTAATATGTTAAAAAGAATTAAAGAACGGATGTTAAAATCAAAATATTAAATTTTACCTTCTCTGAAACGCTGTCATAGCAAGTGTCGGATGAAGGTATTTTTATATCAATGCTCAAACTTAAGAGTTTTTATTCAAAATGATGACTTGTCTTGACTTCTTTAAAAAACAATCGTATAATATGGATGCAATAAAGAAAGTTTGAGGGAAGATATGATTAGTAAGGTTTTTAAAGATGGTATAGTTTTTAACGAAGATTGTATGCAAGTAATGAACGGTTTAATTGCAAAAGGTGTTAAGGTTGATATGATTTTATGTGATTTGCCATTTGGAACTACTGCATCAAGTTGGGATAAGATTTTACCGGCAAAAGAATTATGGAAAAAATACGAACAATTAATAAGTGATACCGGTAGTATAGTATTATTTGCAAGTGGACAATTTATGCCATACTTATTATCTTCAAATCTTCCGTTGTTTAAATATCAATGGGTATGGGTTAAAAATAATAGTACAAATTTTGTTCATGCCAAAAATAGACCAATGACAAAATGTGAATATATTTTAGTATTTTCAAAAGCACCGATGGGGCATGCTTCTCAATTAGGTGATAAACGAATGACTTATAATCCACAGGGTTTAATTGAATGCAATAAAACTATTAAGGCAGGCAAAGGTAGATTTGGTACAATCGCAGGAGAAAGACCATCGCATAAGGCTGAATTTACAAGAGAATATACAAATTATCCGACAGACGTTTTATTAGATTTTCCGGAAACTCCGGCTGGAAAGAAATTACACACAAACGAAAAACCTGTTGCGCTTTTAGAATATTTAGTCAAAACTTATACAAATGGGGGGGTGCTTGGTGATGGACAATACTATGGGTGTAGGAAGTACCTGTCTAGCATGCCAAAATGTGCATAGACGTTTTATTGGCATTGAATTAGAAAAGAAATATTATGATATAGCAGTTAAAAGGTTGAAAGAAAATGAAAATTAAGTTATATAAATACGATGAATTTCCGATAACATACGATACAGAAACTAAAGAAAAAATTTGTATTGGTTTTTGTATGCAATGCCCATTATATTGTGATAATCATCAATTGATTGAAGAAAAAATTTTAGATTGTAATGAAATTATATCTCAAATGATAAAAGAAAATATCTACTCTTGACTTTAATTAAAAAATTTGATATGATTTTATCATAAGAAGAAAGAGGAAATAGATGGCTAACGGAATGTTAATGATAGAAAACGATAAATCCAAAATGGTAAGGTCGCAATATTATAATTCTTTATTTAATAAAGAAACAGGATATTTTGCTCGTTGGGGCAGAACAAAAGATGAAAATCCGTTATATGCTCCAATGCCAGAAATTTTAGATTTAGAAATTTCTGCCGGTAAATGCATGGGGCAATGTCCAGAATGTTACAAGTGTAACGGTGCTGTTGAAAAAACTCATAATATGACATTTGATGAGTTTAGGGATATTTTTCATAAGGTTGCAAAAACTGTTATTGTAACAACTTTTAAGAGTGGTAAAGAGCCAATAAAGGCGGAAATGAACTTATCTTGGCGAGGTTGTTATACAAAAGCCGATATTATTGCAAGAGTGAAACAAATTTATATTGAGCCGGAAGATATTTTAGAAACGAAGGTTTATAATGAAGGTTTATTACAACAAATAGCATTTGGAATTTGTGATATAGGCACAAATCCAGATTTCTTTGGAATGCTTGAATATTGCAGAGAATTTGATGTAATACCTAATTATACATGTCATGGTTTAGATATGAATGAAGAATATGCCGAATTATCTGCTAAATATTGTGGTGCTGTTGCAGTATCGGTTTATAATAAAGAGAAGTCGTATAGAGCAGTAGAATTGTTGTATAATGCAGGAGTTAGACAAATTAATTTCCATACAATAGCACACGATAAGTCTTATAATAAAATATTATCAATTATTGATGATTTGACTACTGATGAAAGAATTAAAGGTAAGGTTAAGGCAGTAGTATTATTAAAATACAAACCTAAAGGTAATGGCGTTGGCAAATTTAATCATTTGACAGATGAGCAATACCGACATATTATTGCATACGCAGAAGAAAAGGGTGTTAATATAGGTTTTGACAGTTGTTCGGCGCATGCTTATTTAAGAGTAATTGCTAATGATAAAGATTATGAACAAAAAGCAATGTGCGCAGAGCCATGTGAATCAAGTTGTTTTAGTTCATATATTAATCATAAAGGCGAATTTTTTGCTTGCTCATTCTGTGAAAATGAAGGTATGTGGCAAAATGGCATAAGTGTTTTGGATGCACAGGATTTTAGAACCGATGTTTGGGAGTCCGAAAAAACACAAAAATTTAGAGAAATATTATTAAAAAATGAAAGAAAATGTCCGATGTATAAGTTGGATTAGGAGAGTAAATGAAAATTCGTAATGGTTTTGTGTCAAATAGTTCGTCAAGTTCATTTTTAATAACGCTTCCACAAGATATAACTAAATATACATTGGAAGAATTTAGAGAATTGTTAAATGGCGAAGGTGTATTTGACCCCGTAGAACAACTATATAATGATTTGTGTGATAAGGCAAATAGTCAACCTAATTTAGATGATTGGGAAAGAAAACACTATGGAATCAATGAGTTAGATTATAATCAATATATTGTTGAATATGGTAATGAATGTGCCGGATTTTGTAATAGTTTGACTTGTAATCAACAGTATGAAATGGAAGAATTTTGTAATGAAATTCAAGATGATTCTGATGGCGAAGTTAATGTAAGGGTTTATAATAATCACTAGGAGATAAAATGAAAGTAAGAAATGGGTTTGTTAGTAATAGTAGTTCAAGTAGTTTTATAGTGCAAATTGATGATGCTAATTTGCTTGAATGCCCTAATTGTAAGAAAATTCTTGAAAGTTTATTTACAATTGCACCGGCTAGAGAAATAGTTGTAGAAGAATATGGTTATAATTCTTGGGAAGATTATTTAGCAGAATACGATGAAGCGGGCGGTTGGAAACCTACTATTTATGATGCTGTAAAAGAAAATAAAACTATTATGTATGCTAATGTTGAATACGGTGAAGAAGATATTTATTATAAAGTTTTAAATTCTATGAACTTGGAGTATGTAGATGAAGGTTAGAAGTGGATTTGTAAGTAATAGTTCTAGTTCAAGTTTTATCATTTCTGGCGATAATGTCAAAAAGGCACAAGAGTTAATAGATGCCAAAGGTGGTTATGATTATTATGAACTAGACGGAAAATTATATACATCATTTATATCGGATGGTGATGATTTCTATGAAGAAATGTCAGCATTGACAGATGATACCGTTGAAGGAAGTCATGGTAGTCCGTATGATGAAGATGCGTTTGTAGAATTGGAAGGCGACAGAGGATTTGGTTGCGTTTATATTCTAAAGGATGTAATTTTGGGTTCGGAGAAAACAAAACTTTACAATGAGTTATTTGCTCTTGACAATCCAGAAGTTCATGCTATACTAAAGAAATACAAGAGGGTTTGGGAATATGAAATTGAGAAATGGCTTTGTAAGTAATTCTAGTAGTTCAAGTTTTTGCATCATCGGAGTTCATACAGATGAAGATACCTACTATAATTTACAGGAAAAATATAGTGATTTAGATTTTTTTAACGGTGATGAAGAAGGCTATTGTGTAGGTTTATGGGCAAGAAAATATTTAGAAGATGAAAAACTTGGCGATGCCTGTGTTACTGTATTTAAAGAGTTATCTTCAATATTGTCATCTGATGATATGGCAAAATTAATGAGTGGTAGTAAAATTGAGTTAATATATGATGGATATTATTCATAAGAAGGGTATTAATGAAAATAAGAAACGGATTTATTAGTAATAGTAGTTCAAGTAGTTTTATAATTTCCGGTGAATATGATGCAGAAAAGATATTAAAATTCGCCAAAGAACAATCGTATAAATCAGAAATTAAATCGGTAGTTGATTATACTTTATTTGATGGATATTCAAAATATAACAAGAAATCACGCCCAATTGTTGAAAGGATTGAGCATGCCAAAAAATCTTTAGATAGAATTGCTTGTGAATATAACGAAAAGGAATTGGATGAAAATATTAAAATTACTACTGTTGGTGAAATGAAACGTAGTAATAATTCAAATTCTGATTTTGATATAGAAGATTGGTATGGAAATACTATTAGTAATTTTGCTGATACTGATTTAGTATTATACGATTCATACGATAATTATATACCGTATGATGCCGGTGAGAAAATAATTAAAAAATTCAATCCAATAGATTATAATACCCACATGGGTTAGTGTTTATAGACAGAAAACGGAAAGAGAGGTTAAAATGAAAATCCGAAATGGCTTTGTAAGCAATTCATCAAGTAGTAGTTTTTTATGTAACATTTGCGGTCAAATTGAAAGTGGCTTTGATTGTAGTTTGTCCGATTTTGAGATGGAGCAATGCGAGCATGGGCATCAATTTCATTTAGCACACGCAGAAAGAGATTTTAGGCAAAGCGCTACAAAAGAAGAACAATATCAATATTTGAGAAAGCATTTTGTATCTGAAAAAGAAGAAACCGAACAAGATATACTAGATTTACAAAATATGATAAATGGTACAAAAAAGATTCCGACCTGGTATCAAAAAGATGTAGAAAAAAATCCTAATTATCTTCAAGAACAAATAGAATATTATCAGCGCAAATTAATAACCGATAATGAAAATATTGAAGATTTGGATATTGATTATAAAGATATGTCTGATGAAGATTTTGATGATGAATATGGCGATATTATATCTGAATATATTTATGATACAGGAGTGCCAGAATCTTTTTGTCCGGTATGTGCAAAATTGAAAGAATATGAGCAGGATGCTGAATGGCAAAAATATAAAGAACTTCAAGAAAAATTTGATGGTGTATGTTTTTAATATTGTTGTAAGACTTGGAATTTCCTATTTATTATTTGGGCGTGTCATCGGGTAATCGGCACGCCTTTTCCTTTACTCTTGACAATATGTAGTAAAATATGATACTATAATATAGGAAAGAGGGCATTGATGATTAATAATTTTACACAAATAGAACAAAAACTTTTAGAATTTAAAAACGGAAGTTATTATAAATTTGAAGCAATTATCCGGTCAAAAGATGGTAGTAATGAATTGGCTACAAATCCAAATTCTACAAGTTTAAAATATTGGTTAATTGATAGTTTGGAATCTTATCAAAAACTAAAACCTATAATGATAAAATTTTGCGATTTAACAGGTGCGAGATTATATTTTACATTGGATAGAAAATCAACTATTAAAACTTTCGTTAATACTTCTCAAACTTTAAATAAGGTTATTGGGGAAATTATTTATGGTTGTGAATTTTCTGTCCATAAACTCAATAAAATCGTGGCTTCTGAAACAAGTAAAAAAGAAAGTACCGATAAAATGAAAGATTGTGAGGGTTGTCGTACTTGGTTAATAGACCTAGATAAAAAACACGAACAGATTAAAGAGGGTATAAAAAACTTTTGTGGAGATGGCTATTTAACTACATTAGAAACGGTAAATGGTTATCATATAATAGCAAAAAAGAATTTTGGAGCAGAAAAATTTAGAGATTTGCTTGAAACATCTTTATTGTTATTTACAAAGAATGAAAAACTTGTAGAAGAATTTATGCCGTTAATTGAATTAAAGGAAAATGGATTAGGTTTAATATATAAAGGAGAGTAAAATGCGAACTATTTATATTTTGCGTGGTGCGCCGGCAAGCGGAAAATCAACATGGATTGAAAATAATCATTTAGAGCAATATGCACTTTCGGCGGATAAAATTAGGGTAATGTATCAATCACCTATTTTGAATAAAGAAGGTAATTTTGTTATTACGCAACAAAATGATGGTAAGGTTTGGAAGTTATTGTTTAATATCCTAGAAGAAAGAATGGCTAGGGGTGAATTTGTTATTATTGATGCAACTCATTATAAATCTGAATTACTTAACAGATATAAACAATTAATTTCAAAATATCGTTATCGTGCATTTGTAGTAGATTTTACAGATGTGCCGTTAGACGTTTTATTAGCAAGAAATAACGCAAGAGATGAATATAAAAGAGTACCGGAAGAAACTATTAGAAAAATGTCGGCTGTATTTGAACAAGATACGGAAGTCAGTAAGAAATTTAATATTTTAAAACCGGCAGATGCCATTGCAAAATTATATGAAGATTTAATTTATGATTATAGCGAATATGATAAAGTTGTTTTCTTTGGCGATATTCATGGTTGTTATGAGCCAATTAAATCTTATTTTGAAGCAAGACCTTTTGATGAAAAAACAGCATATATCTTTTTAGGCGATTATCTTGATAGGGGTATTCAAAATAAAGAAGTGATAGAGTTTTTGTTATCTATTAAAGACAAAAAGAATGTTTTATTACTTGAAGGTAATCATGAGCAATGGTTAAGAATGTATGCAGAAGAAATTGGCGCTGAAACTTCTTTAGATTCCGACCATGCTAAAATTCTTAAAAAATATGGTGGTAAAGAATTAATTTATGAAATCAATAAGAATAAAATTAGAAGTGGTGAATTTGTAAAAAATACAATTCCACAAATTGAAGGATTTGATAAAAAAGATTTGCGACAATTATGCCGTAAATTTGGGCAAATGGCTTATATCAATTTTAAGGGCAAAAAATATTTTGCTTGTCATGGTGGTTTGCCTACAATTCCTACAATTTTTACTTCAACAGATGAAATGATTAAGGGTGTTGGAAAATATGAAGATATTGATTTGATTTATGATGCTTGGAGAAAAAATACTGATGATGTAATTCTTATTCATGGTCATAGAAATATTTTTGATGTTAAAGCCAATGCAGGCGAAAGAACTTTTAATTTATGTTCTAATGTTGAATTTGGCGCACCATTAAGAATTTTAGAAGTTTATGGCGAAGATGGTAGTGCCGTATGGGAAATGCCTAATCCGGTATTTAATAAAGATTGTTTTAAAGTTCAAGAAAAAGTTGATAAACTTGAAACAAAAACCGACAATGAATTATTAAAAGAACTTAATGAATCAAAATTAGTTCAAAAGAAAATTCTTAAAGATGGTATTGTAAGTTATAATTTTAAACGAGATGTATTTTATCGTAGAGATTGGAATAATTTAACTTGTAAGGCAAGAGGTCTGTTTGTTGATGCAAAAACTGAAAAAGTAATTGCACGTTCATACCCAAAATTTTTTACATGGGGTTGAAAAGTTTACAGTTTATAAAAAAATAACTATAATATTTATAGGAGATACATAAATATACTTAATTATAATGAATATTATAGGAGATAAAAATGAGAGAGTTTGTAAAAAAATGTAAATATTGCGGTAAAACTTTTACTACAACGTCAAAGATTCGGATGTGCTGTTCTGATGTATGTAGTCATAAATCTAGTGCATTAACTACTAAACAACGTGGTAAAAATTTTAAACGACAATATAAATTAAATGATAATTTTTTAGATATTGATAGTAATATAAAATATTACTTTTTGGGTTTAATGGCTTCTGATGGATGTTTAAATGAACTTAATCACACAATCTCTATTTCTCAATCTGGGGATAATGGATTAAAATTAATTGAATATATAAAAAAAATATTAGATACAAATTATCCTATTTATATTACTAATCCTAAAGTTGGTAAACAAGTTTATTCATTAAGTTTTAGAAGTCAAAAAATTTGGCAAAAATTAATAGAAAATAATATAAAACCTAGAAAAACTTATAATTTTCACATACCTGAATATATTTTAAATGACTTAAATAAATTAAAGTATTTTTTTATCGGATATATTGATGGTGATGGTTGTATTGGCGTTTATAAAAATATGTTGTCTATTAGTTTTGTATGTTCATTTAATATGCAAAAGCAATTAGAAAAAATATCTATATTTCAAAATGCTAAATTTTGTAAAAAAAATAATGTTATAGATATTAGGTTTAATGGGATTAAAGCATTAAGATTCTGTGATTTTTTATATAAAAATATCTCGGTTTATAAGTCATATAAATACAATAAATATATTGAATATAAAAAAGTAATGTTTGACATTTCACCAAAAATGAAGTATAATTTTATACAAGAAGAATTGTTTAAAGCCTTTGAGGAAAATCCAAACTTAAATTGTATGCAATATGCAAAAGAGCATAATATAAATTTTCAATATGTTTATTATAATAGAGAAAAATGGAGAAAGCAATATGATAAATAAAGAATTATTAATACCAGATAAATCAGAAAGTTGGAAGTCAGAACAATTAAAAAAGATATTAGTATTTCCGGTTACTGCATACAAAAAAGAAAATGGATTTTTGGCTTTAATTTCATATAATTGGAATACCGATGAACTTTTGATATGCTCAAAATCAACTAATGATGGTGATTTTGTAGGTTATATTAAACAGCAATTAGAATCAATGCCAAAAATTAGAAGAAATACCATTAAACAATATTGCAAAGAAAATAATTGCACATTGGTTTGTGAATGTGTTGATATAAATAATGACCCGCATATTATTAAATATCAAAAAAATCATTTATTTTTATTAGATATTGTGGAAAATGAATTTGAATTTAAGAAAAGTAATTATAATGAAGTCGTTAAAGTAGCAGATTATCTTGGTTTAGAAGTAAAACAAGTTGCATATACATTCAATTGTTGGGAAGAATTATATGCCTTTAAAAAATCACAAGATTCTTCTTATGATATTCAATATGAAGGTTGGGTATTTGAAGATGCTAATGGCTTTATGGTTAAATACAAAACTAGATTTTATAAATTTTGGAAACAAATGAGAGCCGTTAAAGAAAAACTACAACAGGGTAATAATGTTAAAAAGATTTTTTCTTCGGAAGATGAAGTTAGGGTGTTCAATTTGCTTAAAACATTGAATGCTGAAAATAAATTACAAGATATGTCAATAATTGATATAGAAGATATTTATTATCAAGAACATCCAGAATTAGTAAATGTTTAGTCTTGACTTAAATAAAAAAATTTAGTATAATTAAATCATACAAAAGAGGTTAAAAATAAATGAGTAAAATTTATGTTAAAAAGTTAAGAGAAGATGCTGTAGTGCCTGCAATGGCAACTGTAGGTTCTGCCGGTAGTGATATTAGAGCCTGTTTATACGATGAAGAAACAGGAGAAAAAATCACGAAATTGAAAGTGCCGGCGTTTGGAACTGTAAAAATTGGTACAGGCTTGGCATTTCAATTACCGGAAAATCATGTAATGTTAATTGTGCCTAGAAGTTCAACAGGAACTAAAAAAGGATTAATGTTACAAAATACCGTAGGTGTTTTAGATAGCGATTATCGTGGAGAATGCTTTTTATTCTTTAGAAATATGAAAGATACGCCTGTAGAAATTGAAGATGGCGAAAGAATTGCACAAGTAATAGTAATTCCTTATCCTACATTAAGATATGTAGAAGTAAGTGAATTAGAAGATACAGAACGTGGTGCTGGTGGTTTTGGTTCAACAGGTAATAAGTAAGAAAGGAATAATAATGGCGATTAGTAAAAATAGAGAAGATTATAGATTTTATAAGATTTGGGCGGATATGAAGCAAAGATGCTCTAATCCTAATTGCCATAAATTTTATCTTTATGGTGGTCGTGGTATTCAATATGACTTAAAATGGATGTGTTACGAGAACTTTAAGTCTGACATGTACCCATCTTATCTTTCTCATTGTGAGCAATTTGGGGTCAAACAAACCACGTTGGATAGAATAGATGTAAACGACCACTATTATAAAGATAATTGCCGTTGGGCGACATATAAGCAACAAGCGGTAAATATTCGTAACAAAGAAGAATACTGTGGATATAATTTAATAACAAATCAGATGTATAATTTTGATAATCTTGCCGATTTTGCACGACAATTAGGTTTTGTTCGGCAGGCTATATTTAGAGTTATACATGGTAATATAAATATGCACCATAATTGCGTTTTTGCTAAAGTTGAAAATAGTAATTGGCAGAGTGCATATCAAATATTAAAAGAAAATGCTGATAGATTATATAAAAAATATCCGAATTTATTAGAACAAAAAAGGCTATATATGGAGAGTAAGAATGGTTAGAATTATTAAATTTGAAAAGAATGGCTGTATGCCATGTAAGAAATTAGATGCAATTTTGGACAAGTTAGGTGTAGAAGTTGAACACAAAAATATTGACGAAGAAGATTGTAGCGCATTGATTGAGGAGTATGGGATTATATCAACTCCGGTATTGTTAAAAATCATTGACGAAAATAAATTTACTGCATTACATGGCATAAATCATACAATGAGTGAATTTAAAGAATTTTTAGAAATTGAAGATGCCGAAGCGAAAACACCTGTAAATCCAATTTGTGCTAATTGTTCAAATGGCATGTGTTCATTATAAGAAGTAAGAAAGAGAGAGAAATGGGTGGAGTATATAATAAAGACAATAAAATTTTGGTTTATAATACCGATTGCCTTATTATGATGGAGAAAATGATACAAAGTGGCTTGCAAGTTGATTGCATAGCCACAGACCCGCCCTATTTAATGACTTCAAGGGGTTGCAATGGTACAACAGGCGGAATGCTAAAAAAGAAAATTGGAATGTCTGGTAAAGTTTTTAATAATAATGCGTGTGATGTAACAAAATGGATGCCAAAATGTTACAATTTACTCAAAAATGGGGGGCATGCATATTTTATGACTAACGACAAAAATTTAACAGATTTTCTTATCACTATTCGGGATTGCGGATTTAATTTTATTAAAGATATTATTTGGCATAAAGATAATAAAATTATGGGGCAATTTTATATGACAACAAAAGAGCATATATTATTTTGTCGTAAGGGAAAAGGAATCAAGATTAATAATTGTGGTACACCAGATGTATTAGATATACCAAATAAAAAACATAAAGATGCTAATGGTGAAAATTATCATGATACAGAAAAGCCAATAAATTTAATGAAAATTTTAGTTGAAAATTCTACAAAAGAAAATGAAATTGTATTAGACCCTTTTGTTGGTATTGGTGCAACTTCAATAGCATGTCAAAAATCAAATAGACGTTTTATTGGTGCTGAAATTGATGAAAAATATTTTAATATTACAAAGGACAGATTAGATGGTAAATTCACAGAATAAACATATTGATACAAAATCTTATATATCTGATGAAATGCAAGTTGGTAAAGCCGGAGAATATCTAGTTTGTTGTGATTTAATATGTCAAGGAAAAGTGGCTTTTTTGTCCGAACAGGGTTTACATTATGATGTTATTATAGATATTGATGGCAAATTAAAAACTATGCAAGTAAAAACTAGCCAATCTTTATTTATAGATAGTACAAAAATACCAAAGGTGCGTTTTGGATTAAGAAGATGTAAAAGTAATAAACATCCGTATGGTTATAATAATAGTGGTGATGTAGATTATTTTGCATTTGTATTTTTACCAGAAAGAAAAATTGCTTATTTTAAACGAGAAGATGTTTTGTCTAAAAATGGTTTTTATAAACAATGTATTGAATTTAAACTAGAAACTTTTAAATATAAGACTAAAAATGGGAGATATATAGAGCAATATGCTAAATTTACAGAATAAAAAGAAATACAATATTATTCTTTGCGACCCAGCATGGAAGTTTAATGCAAGAAATAATACTGAAACTCGTTTTGGTGGTGGTGTTACTGATAAATATCCTACAATGTCATTAAAAGAAATTAAAGCATTAGACATACCGTCAATTGCTGATGATAATTGCGCATTATTTATGTGGGCGACTACATCAACAGGTGATAGTAATTTGGCACAGAAGTTAGAACTTTTTGAGCATTGGGGTTTTAGATTAGTAAATATTGGTTTTACTTGGGTAAAAATTAATCCTAATAAAATGACTCCGTTTTTTGGTATTGGTTATTATACAAAGTCTAATGCAGAACATTGTTTTTTGGGTATTAAAGGTAAAATGAAACCGGTATCAAATAAAGTATCTTCTTTAATATTTGCTCCAAAAGAAGAACACAGCAAAAAACCAGATATTGTAAGAGATAAAATTGTTGAACTATTTGGAGATTTACCTAGAGCAGAATTATTTGCACGTCAAATAACACCAGGATGGGATTGTTTAGGAAATGAAATTAACGGACAAGATTTAAGGGAAATTTTATAATGAGTGAAATAAGTTTTGAGCAAATGGATTATAAAAGACTACAGCAAGAAAATGATATGCTGACGGATAAAATTGCAGAATTGCGAGATAAATTTTTGCCGACAAGTTGGCTTGATTCTATTCATCCGGATGCTTTAGGCGAGGTTGTAGCAAGTCCATATAGTGTGTTGTGTTATTTAGAAAGATATATTGAGGAATTTTTACAATGATTTTAGAATTTTGGAATACGATTTGGATTTATTTTTTATCAAAATGTTTGTTGGGTTTTAGAATTGATACTAGTAGATTACCATTTTCAACAGTAGTAAGACTTATACCTTTTTATAAACTTGATTTTTGGCATAATGCTGATTACGAATTTGATGTTGAACATAATGTTATGAATTATAAAATAGATTTGACTATTCCGTTTGTATGTGATATAATATTAATATGGCAAGTATAAGGGTGAGAGATGAATTTTAGAGATTTTATTGAGGAATTTGAGAATTGGAGAGCCGAAAATGGTTATCCAAAAAGAGAAGAATGTAGAGAATTTTTTAGACAATACAGAGATTTATCTGAAAGTGGTGAAACATATCAGCCAATAGAATGTTTTGAATATATTTTAGACCAAAAAAAACCGGCGATGTTTTTAGATACACTTTTTAAACGAGATGGTGAAATAGCAAAACGAGATAAATTAAGATTAGAAAAAGAAACTCCGACAAGAGATTTTAAATCTGAAATTTTAGAAGCCACTTATAATTATGTTAAAGCAAATAATTATGTGCCGGATTTTATAACCCTAAATAATTTATTAGGATTTAAGGCTAATAAATATTACGATTCTGAATTAGATATAGTAAAGGATTTGAAGGCAAATTATTCTGATATTGAAGAAAAACTATTTAATGAAGATGACTTTAATAAAGAATATCAGAAGCAAACAAAAGATGCAATTAAGAGCCATAAAAGATTTTTTATCACAACGGCGGTAAGTGGCAAGAGGGTTTGCACGAAGTTATTTGAATCAATTAAGACTTTTCTTAATTTTAATGATGCAATTTGTTTAGTGTTGCCATGTGAAGATGTAAGCAACAGAAAATCTGTTTATAATTGGCAATTATCACCAAAATTAAAAACAGATGGATTTTATGTTGTATATAATGATACTTATTTGAATAGTAATATTTATATATCAGATATAAAAATTTCTGCAAAACAAATAAATCCAATATCCGGTCTGCCACAATTTACACAAGATGGTAGTGTAATTATAGCAAGTCCAAAACAGGATTTAGATTATATTGCTAATAGTAATAATCAAATACCGACAGCGATTATGACTACAGGTGCTATAACTGAAAACGATTATAGTAATGATGTTTATATGAGCCAAAGATTAAATAAAATTGCTGAATATGAACATGTTTTAGGTGGAATTATCGTAGAAATTGAAAATGATAAAATATTCCATTTTAGACAAGTTCAAATGGGCAAGAATGGTGAAATAATTGATTTAGGTATTGTTTATTCTGGCGATGGAATGAAACAAGCCGAAGGTAGTGTTATGGTTGTTGGTGATTCTCATTTTGGAGAGCATGATGAAATCGCAATTGAAGCCGAAGAAGATATGATTAATTATTTAAACATTAAAAATCTTGTTTTACATGACGTATTTTCGGCAATTTCAATCACGCATCACGATAAAAATAAAACAATTACTTTAGCAAAAAAAGCAAATGAAGGTAAAATATCATTAGAAGATGAAGCCAATATCGTTGCTCAATATTTGGATAGATTTGCAGAAAAGATTGACGGAAAAATGATAATTGTAGATTCTAATCACCATGAGCATTTAGATAGATACCTAGAAGATGGCAGATATGCAACAGATAAAATTAATTTGCGCTATTCTTTAGATATTGTTAAAGCAATGTTGGATGGTGAAAGTTTGCCGATAAGATTTATGATTGAAAATCAAACACCATTTAGAAATAAAAAGAAAACAAAATGGTTAGAACCAGATGAAGATTATGATTTTTATGGCATTGAAGTAAGCCAGCATGGCGCTAGGGGTGCAAATGGAAGTCGTGGAAATTTGCAGATATTCCGTAAAGCATATAAAAAATCTATGTCAGCACATACACATCAACCTCGTATTTATCGTGGTGCTGTAAGTGTTGGAACTTCATCTAAATTAAGATTAAGTTATAATAAAGGTTTATCAAGTTGGGTACAGGGTGTTGGGATTATTTATTCTAATGGTACTTATCAACTTATAAATATTGTTCAAGATAAAAATGGACACTATTCGTGGAAGTTATAAACGAGGTAAATAGACGTGTTTACGCAAATTACGACAGAAATGGAATTATTAACTGTAGAAATTGAAAAGATAATGGATAATGTTGCAAATGCAAGAGCAAATGAATATAATCCTAATCTTTTCAATGAATTTGGTGGTAGGTTAATAGGATTAACAGAATCATTAGCCGAAATTCGTAAAACACAAATTCATATTAACGACCATATAGCAGATATTATTAAAAATACTGCTGATGGTAATTATGTTGAAAAACTAGGTGTAATAGAAGATGAAAATAGAGTTTTGCGAGATAAAATTTATTTATTAGAAAAAGATTTGCAAAAATACGACACTTTAAGAAAAAATAAATTGGCTGGAACTCCACCAGATTGCTTAAAAGAATTATCTCATGAAGAAATTACGAAAAAGATAGATGATGCTTATAATAGTGATGTCGATATTGAAGAAGAATATTTTGACGAGGATGATGAAGAAGAATGATTTGGAAATTAAAGAATGCTTTAGGTGAAGAAGAAACTTGGTATCGTAAAGCAGTTATTGATAAAATAAAAGAATTATGCAATGCCGGTTTATATGCTGGCATCAATTATGATATATTAAATATAATTGAGGATGCAGAAAATGGCGAGAGTAAAGTGTAAGAATGATGTTGTATATTATAAGCCATTAAGTGTATGTAAAAAAGGTACGGCATTAGTTGGTTATAAAAATGATTTTGGGCAATGGTATAATGTTCATACCAAAACAAAACCAATAGCATGGAGTACAAGAGCCACAATGGGTTGGTTAGATATTCTTAAACATGAAAGTGCTAATTGGGAAGAAATGTTATCAAAAGCAGATGGTAGCAATGGACAATATTTGCCGGATTATGAAGCCGTTGAGGTTATTAAAGCATATATAAAATGCAAAGCACCTTTTGATGATGTTTATTTTAATTAGTTTAAAAATGTTCTAATATGTAAACCATAGGTTTACTTTTTATAACAAAAGTAAACCAAAAGAAAAACCACCTATTTCTAGGTGGTATTAAAATAATCATCCAAAGTATAGTATAATATATTAGAAAATAGTATTTAAAGTTTACGATAATATATTTTAAATTATTTAATATATATTATAATGTATTTTATTCATATTCTGCATCAATAATATCTTCATTGTTTTCGTTATCTGGTAAATATTTTGTCGGATTTTGCTTTAAAATTCCATGCGCTTTGTCATGTTCAATACTATAATGTGTGAAGTTGTTAAATTGATTAAAAGTAATTGCTTTTTGTTTGTCATCATTTTTAACTTCTCCAAAATCTTCTTTATTTCTGCGTTCTAAATCTTTAACTACAATAGCGACATGTTTACTTGAAGATTTAGCATAACGATTTTTTAAATATAATAATTCTTCATCTAAACTCATTTGCGCCCTATCATAAATAAGTTTAAAAAGCATTAAAAGAATTATTTTTTTATTCTCTAATTCGTTTTCCGACCATTGAATATTATCAATTATTTGTTTTTGAAAATTAAAGATATAAGATTCTTTTAATTGTTCTTTCTTTTCAATAAAATAAACTTCAAAAGCATTTCTGTTTTTATCAGAAAGAACATTACCACCTTCTGCCTGCAAAAATCCATCAACAAATTCTTGTTTTTGTGCCGTTAAATCTTCATCTATAGCATCAATATCTAATTCATAAATTGGTTGCAATTTTTCATCAAAATTATCCAATAATTCTTGACCGGATTTTAAATAATCATCAAGAGTAGCCGGTGTAATTCCTAATTTTTTTGCCAAAAGGTTTTTTCCACCGTTTAATTTTCTTATGTTTTTAAATAAATGCTTAATTTTATATCCGTTTAATTTTATATGATATTCATTACTCATAATAATTCTCCTAGACAAAATACATACGTTGTGTTTGTTCTTTACAAATACATTCTGTTGGTAAAACAATATTTGCTATTTGTTTTTCTGTTGCGGAGTCTAAATTAATTCCAATAGATTCAACGTATTGTTTAGCCTTTTCACATGGAGTTAATTCATCCTTTTGATGATAACGAATTTTGCAATTAGCACAATCTGTTTTCCATGTTTTAGGTCTGTCATATCCACGAAGATGGTCTGAAATTCTTTGTCCATGATTCCAATTAGCATTATTAAGATTTGCAATAATATCTATTGTTTCTAAAAAAGTATCGGCATCCATCATTTCCATATATTCATCACCGATTTTGCAAAAATTATTTCTATAACTAACGGCATCCATTTTTACTCTCCCTGTCTTTTCATTAATTTGTCTATAAGCATTTTGCACAATAGTACCATAGCATTTTTGACATGCTGGATTATTACTATCTACAAAAGGGCAGTTATGACAAATACTAACGACATTTTCTAAATAATTCTCCTGACTATTCCTGATTTTATACATTCTATCCGCTTTCATTGTTTTGCCTGTAGTTTGGCAAATTATTTGTTGATAATCCATAAATCCCTCTCTCAAAAAATCGTTCTACTTATTATACTGAATTTGAAAATTTTTGTAAACTTTTTGTATTGACTTTTGTATTAAAATATGATAGTATAAAATATATAACAGAAAGAGAGGTTATTATGATAGATTGTGTAGCACGTTTTACGGCAAATAACGTAAGAGTAGAAGCAAAACTATCAAATGATGAAATTGTAGATATATATACTTCATTAACAACTAGCGGACATTATATGAGTTGGTGGGAATATCCTAGTGAGCCACAATACGGCAAAGAACAATTTGTAGATGTTGATATAGATACAGATGATATTGAGCCATTATATGCCGATGAATGGGAATTTGTTGATGAGGGTAAACGTCAGTATCAAGAAGAAAATCCGGATGCTTTTGCAGATGTGCGAATAGTTGAAATAATTAAAGTATTAGATTCTCCGGATTGGGAAGTAGATGAGGATAGTTTAGAATGAGAAATAAAATAAGTTCTTTTTTATCTCCGGTAAAAACAAAGAAAATTGATGATAATTCTTGCGAGTTTTATTTAACTTGTAGATTTGGTATTTTATCGGTTGTATTATGGGATTTATATTGTAGGATATTTGGTAATGGTTAAAGAAAATGAAATTGTTTATGGTACAATATTAAAAGATTCAAATGGCATACCATTTAAGGTTGTTGGTGGTAAAACGGTAAATGGTGAGCAATGTTATGAAGTTCAAGCATTGGTTAATACCGAATTATTATTAAAAGATTATGTTTTAAATAATTGTTATTTTATAAAAGATAATCCTATCGGCATACCAATAGAATTTTAGGTGAGATATGGTAAATGAAACAGAAAAAGATTTACAAGAAGAAATAAATAGTTTAAAAAAAGAAAATGAAATATTGCAAGAAGAAGTAGAAAATGATATTAAGGCACATTCTGATTTGATAATTAAAAATCAAGAACTAGAAACCGAAAATCAAAAACTAAAAGAAGAAAATGATAAATTACAAAAGGAAATTAAGGCAACAGAGGATATTATAATGGAGATAGCGGATAATATGTATAAGGCACAATTTCCTACTCTTGACACAGATACAGAAAAAGAGTAAAATTAGATTAAAGAGGGCGAGATGCTAGTAAAAAATAGTGAAAACAAATTATTATTAACTCGTAATAATGAAAAAGAATGTTGGCAAATAATTGGTATTATGTCGGATATTTTTAATCAGCCAACATTTTGTGAAATATGCGAAAAATATTTTGGTGGTAATTTTGCCACAGCAAAAGTGGTTGAAGTGGAGCAATTATGCAATGTTGTTAATCGTGAAACAGGTAAAATAGAAGAAAATAATTTTTATGTTTTGGTTAAAGATATGTTTAGTCCAAAGGGATTAGGTTTTCATAGATTTACTTGTAATAAAAATTTAATGAAACAAATTAGTAAACAAAGGTTTGGACAATGAATGATATGGCATTAATTAAATGGACAAATTCATTAAAAGGTTATATTTGTTGCGGAGTTTTTAAAAATTTTGCATATAATCGTGCTACATATCAACAATTAGTTAATATAATTCAGCCAACAGGGAAAGCAGGAGAGTCAAAATATATTTTTGTAGAATTAAATGGAATAGCAAATATAAGTCCTACATATATGACGATTATAGATAGAAATTGGAAACAAATGTATAATGTCGGTTTATCGCATGAAATTTACAGACAAATAGAAAAATTGAGGTTAGGTATATAATGAAAGAAGTAATTGAAATTTTAGAAAATTTAAGAAATTTATCCGGTAATGCACAATTAGATTATTTAAGAAAGTATAAAGATAATCAAATATTGAAGGAAGTATTATATTATACATATAATCCGGACTTAAAATATAATATCAACGAAGCCAAACTAGATAAGGCTTCTGGAAAGGTTATAAGAACTGCCGATGTAAATTCAAGAGATATTGAAGTAATTGATAAAGATGTATGGGAAAGGTATAAAAATTTATTAGATGACCTCGCAAAAAAGAAAGGTGTAAAAGAAGCAGACATAGAGAGCCTTTACAACACATACTTTTTGTATTGTGAGCCAAAAAGTAAATCGTTATTAAAAGGAATTTTATTAAAAGATTTAAGAATAAATATGAATGTAAAATTATTTTTAAAAGTATGGAGTGATTTTTGTAATGATTTGCAAGTACAATTAGCAAATAAATTTACCGGTAAAAATTTTGATAATCCATATTATAGTCGTAAGTTTGATGGTAAAAGACAATATATAATGGATTGTGAGCCATATAGCCGTACTAATAAAAAATGTTCATTAGCGCCGATTCAACATATTATTAATGAATTATCAACGGTTAAAGGTATTAATGATATTGTTTTAGATGGTGAATGTTTATATTTTGATGAAAGTGGTAAAGAGGATTTTCAAAAGGGTATTTCTTTAACTTCAAAAGATGAAAGAAGTGAAGAATGTAAAAATATTTGTTATGTTATTTTTGATGTATTGCCAAAAGAAAATTTTGTTAATAAAATACCTTTTGTAAATTTTGAGCAAGAATATGAATGGTTAATTAAAAATTTTGCAGATTTGGGTAAACAAACGCCATGCTATTCTCTTATCGGCACAAAATTAAATAATATTTATATAGCAAGACAAGACACAGATATTAAAAAATTAGCCGAATTAAGAGATAAAAATGGTTGGGAAGGATTGATGGTTAGAAATGGTAGCCATCCTTATGAATATAAGCGTACAATGAGTTTATTAAAACTTAAAAAAATGTTAGATGATGAATTTGATATTATCGGATTTACTAAAGGTACAGGAAAATTTGAAGGTACTTTGGGTGCAATTACTATTCAATTACCTACAGGTGAAAATGTTGAAGTTGGAAGTGGCTTTAGTAGTGATGATAGAGATTATGTATGGCAAAATCAAGATAAAATATTAAATTCTGGCTATAAATTAAAGGTTCAATATTTTGAAAAAACTAAAGATAAAAACGGTAATAACTCTTTAAGATTTCCGGTATTTAAAGCCTTTAGAAAAGATAATATTGAAGTTATGAGGATTGATTAATGACAATGATAGCATGTCAATCATGGAAATTAAAATCTATGACAATTTATATTGTAGTAGAAAATAATGGGAATTTAGTTGGTGTTATAAGAAATTTAACCGAAAGAACATTGCGAATACCTGTAGGATTAAAACTTCTTGAAGGTAGTGATGCTGAATCATTGAAAAAATTGACAGGTAGTAAATTTATGCCGGTGATATTAAGTGAAGTTCGTAGAATTATTAAAAAAGAATATCCAGATTTTAAACTTCCACCAATGCCACCTATACCATATATGGATTTTACCGATTCTGAAATGAAAAAATTTAGTGAAATAGAAAAAGAAGTTAGAGATAGAACGGAAAAATTAAAAAAGAAATTGGGTAAAAAATTTGATGATTGGCATTGGGGCGATTGGGCAATTTAAAATTTTAATATTTACTCTTGACATTATTTGTAGTATATGATAATATTAAAATTGTGAAAGGGCAAGAGATGAGTTTAGAGGACAAAAAAGATAACAATACAGATAGTAATTCTGAAACCTTTTTAATGTATAATATGGCTGTTGGTAAAATCAGAATGGCAAATATGCAATGGTCGGAAGATACAAAAGAAATGGTTGAAGTTGCTGTTATGGGTGCTTTAGTAGAAGTTTATGGCGAAAAAGATGTTTATGAGCGTGTATTATCTTATATGCAAGAGAACGATTTATATGAACGATATGCAAGAGCCATTTTAGAATTGCAATTTAATCCACCACAGGTGCAAAAACAAGAAGGAAGTGGAGAAGGTGGCGAAGGCAATGAAGAAAAACAGGAAGGTAAAGCATCAAAAGACAAACAAACAGGTAATGGTGGTGTAAGCACTAAAACAGATAAAAATAAAGAAATATCTAAAAAATTTATTGAAGATATGTTTAGAATAGATGATAGTGATTTTTAATAAAAAAGAAAGAGGACATTATGGGTGTAGAACAAAGAAAAGATTTTAAATTAAAGCACAACAAAATTGATACGATTGTTAAGGCAATGGATTGTGCAAAAAGAAACAGTAAGAATATTATGTTATCCGGCCCGATAGGTACAGGTAAGACAACATTATGTTCTCAAATTGCAGATAAACTAGGATTAGATTTTTATCCGTTTGCATTATGCTCACATACAACAAAATCTGACCTAATAGGTTTTATTGATGCCGGTGGTAATTATAGAAGTACGGCAATTCGTGAAGCCTATGAAAAAGGGGGGTTAGTTTTGCTTGATGAAATGGATGCAAGCAATCCAAATGTTTTAAGTATTATCAATAATATTCTTGCTAATGGGCAATATTATTTTCCGGATGGAATAGTTGAAAAACATGAAGATTTTAAGTGTATCTGTGCAATGAACTCTAATGGTAGGGGTAGTGAAATTATTTACACGAAATCACAAAGATTAGATGCTTCAACACTTGATAGATTTATATTTATTAAAATTGATATAGACCCAGATTTAGAAAAAGCACTAACTGATAATGAAGATTGGTATAATCGTGTTCTTAAATTTAGAGAAGTTGTGGAAGAAGTATCTAAAGATGAAATTGTTATTGGTAGCAGGGCAATGTTAGATGGTGCTGATTTGTTAGATGCAGGATTTTCACAATCCGAAGTGGAAGATATGGTTATCTATAAGGGTATTGATGAAGATATGGTTGAAACCATTAAAGCGAAAATGGGTTATCAATCCGAACATGATAGAGAATACCAATCAGACAGTAGTAATGGTTATACACTTGAAGATGGTTTATATGTTATGAAAGATGATGAAGGTAATATAGGCTGTTGGATAGATATGGATTATGCAAAAGCAGATAATTTTCAATTAATGGATATTATTAAACAAGAGTTAGGGTTGCACTAATGACAGTAATGAAAACTTTTAGATTTAGACAATTTATAAATGATATGGATTCTATAACTCCAAAATATCATTATAGCAAAACTTATAATGGCGAATATAATTATTGTCGTGAAAGTTGGGAAGATGCTTTAAAAATTGCTAAATATGGTATTAAAAATCAAACAAAAATAGAAAAAATAATGGGTACAATGGCATTATTGGAGCATGTTAAAACAAAAGGCTTTGGAATGCAAGAAACAGGCTTATGTGTTGATGTTGGAACATATCTAAATGGTGAGCCAGAATGCTGGATAGCAGAACAGTTTGACTATAAACCTAAAAGAGTTGTAAAAATTATGGTTAATTGCACACAAAGTTGGACATATACACCGGAACAAATTGAAAATCGTGGTGCTGGTATAATGTCATTAATTCAAATGCTTAAAAAACAGGGTTATATTGTTAAAATAAATCTTTATTTAGGTATTCGTTTTAATGGTGAGCAATATTTTTGTTTTATTAAAATTCCTAGCAATCCTTTAGATATACAAAGTTTGAGTTATGCTTTATGTAGTCCTAGTTTATTGCGCCGTTTTGGTTTTGCATTTTTAGAACAAGAAACACATAATGCAGATTGCAGTTTTGGTGGTTATGGGCAACCGATAGCGCTTGATGAAGTTGTTATGTCAAAAGATATTATTCATTTCAACGGTTTAAATAATGAAGGATGTAATTATTGGAATGAATCAGAAACTAAAAAATATATTATTGAATTATTTGATAAATTTTTGGCATTAAATCACGAAAAGAGGGAAGAATAATGTCTGTTTGGGCAAGAACTAAAGAGAATTTAGAAATATTTTATAATAACAATAAGGTAGTATGCGTATTAGATATGAAAATTATTAATGATTTTCCTAAAAATGCGAGAAATATCATAAATGTTTTTAATGCAATCCGAAAACGCAATTTAATAGACAGAACGGAATATATGAAACAGCCATTGCCGTTACCATCTCCTAGAATAGCACAATCAATAGCAATAGATAAGGTGATATATGAGTGATTATATTTATAATAGATATTTAGCATTATGTAAAAATAGAAAAATTGTTTTATTATGTGATAAAACACATCCATTATTTTCTAGGCTTGAAAATATTGCATATAGAGATAGATTATATAAGGCTGAAAAATATGGAGTAAAACTTATAGTAAACAAAACTATATCAAAAGAATTAGCAAAAAAATTTAATAGCGGTAAGGGGATTTATGTCTATCAATAATAAAGATAATTATTATATTTTTTATAGCGGTGCTAGTGTTGTATGTGTTATAAATAAAACAAAATTACAATATAATGCAAGATGGCATTTATTACAAAAAGCAGGAAAATTAAATTTAATAGAGGATGATTTTTATAAACAAAAATTTCATGCTTATCGTATTAGTGGTGCAATGAAGAAAAAATTAGATGAAATAGGTGTAACAATATGAAAATAAATAATAAATTTATTAATAAAATAGTAGCCGAAAATATCGTAAGACATATTGATAAATATGAGGTTGAATATGTTACTTTATGCGGATTTACCACACAGAATTTAAAAAAATGGTTGGGTATAATATTTGCTAATGGATTATATGCTTTTTATAGCAAGCATCCATTAATTGAATGGATTTTAAAATCATTATGCGAAGCCGAAATGGAATTAAAATTAGTTGCTGATAAGGATTTTAGATATGATTTAGATACAGCAGATGTTGGTGGTGGCGGTGAAAATCACGATAAATCAGATGCAATGTTAAATATACCAGAAAATACTTTTTATTGTGAGGATTGTCCTTATGGTGATAGAAGTGAATTAGCAAGATTTTTATTTGGTTATCAATCTTGTGGTTATTGTTATTATTTAGGTAAGGGTGATTTTAGTTTTAATAGACCTACAGAATTATTATGGGATGGTTGTAAAGAATGTGGTATTAATGAGGATATAGACGAAGAAGATGCCTAATTTTGGAATTGTGAAAAATGATAAATTAATTGGATGGCTAACTTTTTCAAATATTATAAGAAAAGAGCATGCTTATTATGTTTTAAATTTATTAAAACAAATTAAACAAAAAGGAGATGTAAAATTAGTTAAGACGTATGAAGTTGGTTATAATCCGGAAGATAAAGCACAAAAAATTCATTTAATTAGTTATGAATGTGGCGACACACTTTATAAATGTAGCGAATCAATGTTTCAAAGAGCAATGAAACAAACACGTTAAGAGGAGAAGAAAATGAGTAAACTTGAAGAAGCAAAAGAGATTGCTAAAAAGTTGCTAGAACTTGAAAAAACTAGAAAGACATCAGTAGATGACCAAAAAGCACTTAAAGAAGAATTGCTAACAATTTTTGAAGAAAATCCGAATATTGTTACAATGTTTGAATTTCCGGAAGGTATTGTTTTGAAGGAAACAAGTACAAAATGGAGTGTTGCAGATGGTTTAAAAGAAGAAACCGAAGTTAAATCTAAAAAACCGGATAAAGTATCTGATGATTTTATTGAAACTTATTTTATACCGGATTTAAAATTAAACAAACAAGCCAAAAAAGCAATTAGAGAAGAAGATTCTGACCTTTTGGCAGTATTAGTGCCGGAAGAAAAAGCAAAAATAAAAATTGTTATCTCATAGATTTTTGAAACATCTATGTCCTTTTAGCCGATTATTGCGAGTATAGTCGGCTTTTCTTTTTACTCTTGACAGAGCATGGAATTTTTAGTATAATGTAATAGTAATAGATAAGACATAGAAAGAGAGGATTTTATGACACAACAGGCAGATTTAAAAGAGTTTATTTTAAGAAGAAATGACAGATATATTTCATTTTTTGAAAGATTAAAAACTTTTATTGAAGTAGCCGAAGATTATAATGCCAAAGAATCAAATGACTTTTTGTCAGACGTTGCAAAATTAGTTAAAGAATTTACCGTTAAAGTTAAAACTAATGGTAATGATGCCGAAAATAGCACAAATTATCTATATTCTTTTGATGTGGAGCAAAAAGACAGAGAATTTTTTGTTGATAAAATTATTGAAGGCGTGAGAAATGCCGGAGAAGTTTTAGTCGGTATTGAATTAAGGAATACGAGAGATAAATTAACAGAAACTTATGTTGAAGATGCTATTGATTATGTTGAAGATTTTGCAAAGCCAAAATATCTAAATGCCGTAAATTTATTAATTCAATTGGCAAAAATTAAAAAACTTAATATTCTAAATAATGAATTATTTGAAATGGAAAAAGATTTGACGGCGTGTTTAAGATATAATGATAAAATTACCGCAATTAAAAACGGTGAATTTGTATCGCTTGATAGTGATGAATTATCCGATGATTTTATTGAAGATGCTATGTTAAATGAAGAATTGGTTGAGGTATAAGTATGAATGGATTTGAAAATTTTGTTTTTACTTATGGAAAAGCGTTACAAGATGCCAATGTATTCTTTTTTGAAAATGATAAAAAAGATAAACTAGCAATATCGGAAAAAGTCGGTAAATTTCAAAATGGTAGCAAAGCACAATATTTATTATTTGAATATAATATAAGCGGTATTGATTTTAAAACATATATTGACCGGAAGTCCGATGAATTTTTAGCATTAACGAATATTAGACCTATAGTTGATAATTTAAACGGAATTGTTAAGCAATGTGATGGATGTAAGCATATTGTTTTAAAAGAAAATATAACAAATGCTAAAGGTGATACTTGCATTTATTGTGATAAATATGCCTGTAAAAAATGTAAAAAAATGAAACCTTTAATTGAATTAGATGAAAATAGATTATGTGAAAAATGTAGAGAAAATTAATGTTTGGAAGAAAAAAGAGTAAAGTATCAGAAATGTATGAACGGCAATTTGAACAAGAAATATCACAATTTGCTAAAGCATTTCAAGAAAGAATGATGCACGAACATATTTACGCAATAATTAAAAAACAGGGTAAATTTAATTTAGTCATTGGTTTTATTAAAAGTACAGAAAGTTGGGATGCGGTTAAGGTTCAAAGTAGAATAAGTGGTTGGGATATGTGTTGTAAGGTTGTAGATGCTGATGATGTTTTAGACCTAAATGGCAATCCAAAAATAATGCGAAGAATGATACAGGCAATAAATGGTGTGATATGAGATTTGATTGTTTGGCAATACCGGAAAATAATTTTTGTGATGAACGGATAGTTTGTGTTTTTAATGGTGTTCCGCCGAGAATTAACACAATTATTGATAGATATAATATTTTGCGAAGTAAATATGAGCAAGAAATTTGTTATAATAATGGGTATGAATATTGCCATGATAAAACAGATGATAAATTACAAGAAAAAATGTTACAATGCAGGGGAGAAGTTACGAGATTTACGGATATATGGCATAAGCATAGGAGATAAAATGAAAATTAGATATGCAAGCGATTTACATGTTGATTTGAATACAAAATATTTTGGTGTATCAGAACAAGAAATTTTAGAAAAATTAAACCTAGATGGTATGGATATGCTGATTCTTGCAGGAGATACGGCAGAATTTCCATTAAATTTAAAGTTTATAGATTTAATTATGGCGAATTACCCACAATTAAAAATTATTGAGATTCCTGGAAATCATTTATATTATTCTTGCGTTGATAGACATAGAAGTATGAATGAAATTGATATGGCATGCAAGTTATATGCAGATATTCACGATAATTATTACTTCTTAAATAAAAGTAAAGTTGTAATTGATAACATTACATTTATAGGTGCTATAATGTGGACAAAATGTGGTGGGCATGCTGGTTATCAGATGAAAATAGCACGAAGTTTAAACGATTTTAGATATATATTAACTAATAAAAAACAACTAATAACACCGGTAGATATGGCTAAACGATGCGAAAATGCACGAAAATTTATATGTTCAACATTAAATAAAACTGATGGAAAATGCGTTGTTATTACACATCATGCGCCATATTTTGAATATCATAGTGATATTAGCCATGCTTTTGGAATTAATCTTGATAAGAGTTTATGCCGATTGAAACATTATCCGGAATATTGGATTTTTGGACATACTCATGTTAATAAAGATAAAGATTTGGTATATAAAAATGGTACTGTAAAATGTATCTGTAATCAATTTGGCTATAAGGGAGAATCCGAGCAGGGAAGTCAATTTGATGCATGGAAAACATATAATCCGAATGCTTATATTGAGGTTTAATTATGCCTACGGAAATAACAATAGAATGTGATGTAAAATTTTTAAAATTAAATAATCATAGCGAAGTAATTTTTGCTCAAACCGGTGTTAGTGGTTATGTTAATTGTATTGGTATTATAAAACCATTGCCGGATGCCTATAGGCAAAATTTACTTAATAAAATAAATGATATGTTTCAAAATAAGGGTAAGTATATAAAAGTATATAGCAAGCCATTATACGCATGTGCAAGTTATGATTCTAATTTAATTCATCAAATGTTAAATAAGCATGGTGGAACTACATGGACATCAATAATGACAATATAGAAAAATTTTTCGGTTTATATTTTACATTGCCTAATAGTAGATTTCATAATCAAATTGTTATGATTATCAATGAAAAATATATAAAAACTGTTAATGAATTTTTATTAAATAAAGTGCCGGTGTATATAGGTTGGGATTATGAGCCAATATCAGATATTGGAACAAAAACTATTGCGCAATTTCGCACCGAAAGTATGAAAAATATAGCATTTTCAAAATATATAAAAAGTAATAAAAGAAAATATGGGAGAAAGAAATATGATAGACGTAAAGACGTTTAAAATGGCTGTTGATAGCATTAATAAGCATAGAAAATGGCAGGATAGATGCACGAATTTTATTGAAAAAGAAATATGCACAGATTCATGGGCATTCGTTACAGCCGGCGATGATTTGCAATCTACTTTAGTTAAAGTTTTAGCCAAAGTATTTAATGATAAAGGCGAATGGATTGATTGGTGGATTTATGAGGATGTTGAAAAAGTTGTAGGCTTTGCCGATGGTACAAAAAGAGATATTTCAAAAATTGAAGATTTTTATAATTTTTTATTAGAAAATAAAGCAGAAAATGATAAACTTGACAAATCTAAAAAATCATAATGGGCATGTCATTTTTGTAAGAATATTTAGTTTTGAAAAATCTTGAAAAAGTTGTAAGAAAAATCCTTATAAATAAAGGATTTGTAGAGGTTATTTTTTTACTATTGACATTTTACGAATGTTTGGTATAATAGACATACAAACTATCAGAAAGGGAAGAAATGAAGCAATATATTACAATAAAAATTTTAAGCCTTATTGTGCTATTGTCATTAGGCGGTTTGGGAGTGCATAGAATTTGTAAATCCATAAATAAGGTTAATGCAAAGCAAGATAACATGATGCGATTGGTTGATGAATTACATGCTGTTGGTGGTGATGCGATTCCTTATAAACGATTTGCCGGCAAATTTACGGCGACATTTTATTGCGATTGTCCGATTTGTGTAGGGAAAAAATCGCAAGTGCGCACCAGCACCGGACATATACCACATGCCAATCGTACAATCGCAGTTGATACAAGCATTATTCCTTTACATAGCATCGTATATATAAAAGGATTAGGATTTTTTGTTGCAGAAGATACCGGAAGCGCAATAAAAGGTAAAAGAATTGATGTTTATGTTAATGACCATGAACAAGCGAAAAAATTAGGTAGAAAAACAGTAGAAGTATATATATTACAATAATAAATACACACAATTTAATAATAGAGTAAGTTATTTTAGCCGGAGCATGCCGGCTATTTTTTATTTTAAATTTGCGTTGATTTGGGTATTGTAAATGCTGATATTGTAACATTTTTAAAATTTTTTAAATTTACTATTGACAGATTTTAAAATTTGTAGTAGTATTTTATTATACAAAAGATTGTATAAGTGTTTATTAGTAAAAAGGAAAGCGAGGATTTTATGAGTGGTTATCAAGTAAACAGGGTATATAATACTTGATGTAAGATTTAAAACCACAGCAGGCATAATATTTTAAACGGATTTTTTAGTTTGATACGCATAATAAGAGGAGAAAAACATGACAGTAGCAAGTAAACCCAAAGTTAAATTATTAGAAGTAAAAAGTGTTAGCAGAAAAGAAAATGAAGTATGGCATGACTTGTATAAAATTAGAGTAAAAGTACAAGATACCGAGTTTGATTTTGAGGATAGTTTAGAAAACGGCTTATTGAAAGCATGCCAAAGTATTTTTAGTAGCCGAGAATATGATTACAAGTCATTTGATTATGATTACAGCAGGAATCCAAAAGAACAAAAAAGAATGTTTGGAGATTAAATTATGTGTCATGCAGTAGATAGAGCGGAACAAAGGTATAATAAAAATTATACTTTACAAGATATATGCAAAATAAGCAAAAATATAAAAGATGGTAAAATTGTAGGTGAAGCATTTAAACCAAAACGAGATACCGGCAATTTATTAGCATATACGATTTATAATCATATACCGCTAAAGGTATTATTTAATCCGGTGAGTTATCGCATAATTACAATGTTTCCTTTTGATTTTGATGAGTATGACAAATTACAAAATAAGTATAAAGTAGTATTATAATATTAATTGAATAAAAATCTTTTCTATCCGGCATCAATGCCGGATTTTCTTTTTTGTAAAGAAATGTAACAATCATACATTTAGACTATTGAAAAAAATGTAGTAATAATTTATACTATAAATATAATAAATAAATAGGAGATAAAAATATGAAACAATTAACATTAACAAAAGATTTTTTAAACAATTACGGATTTGGATTAGCAGTAGATGAAAATGGATTATTTACTAACCATGATATAATGTTTAATATTGATTATCTGAATTTTTGTAAAGTAGATGCAAGTGTAAATAATGGGCATGGTTTACATTCTATAGAAGATAATAGAATAAAAGATTATTTTGATAGACACATTAGAAAAGATGGAATCAATTTAAAACCGGTTGATTTTACAAAATTTGTGCCGGTAGAATATATAAGTAAAAGAACAGGAAAAACGAATAAAATAAATTATCTTAACACATCAGAATCTTTTGTGCTAGAGAGTCATGGATTTGATGGAGTTACTGTTAGACATTTAAGATACGGAATAAGTGAATATTATTTTACAAACTTTATTCCTAAAATGTTAAAATTAAATCCGAATATGCAGTTAATGGAAAATCAACCGGAAGAAAAACATGGATGGGATGATATGAAACTATATTATTTTGTTGATAATGGTAAAATAGTTGGATTATTAGCGCCGGCATCCCAAGAAATAGAAGTATAATTGTTAAGATTTGTAAAATAATACTTTTAGAGTATTGACTTATACTATAAGATAGTAAATAATAATAGTATAATAAGTTACTTAATAAATAGGAGCAAGAATTATGACAAAAACAGAATTTGAACTAACAATACCGGTTAAGGATTTAAAAACCATTAGAGATGAATTAGTAAATAGTATTTTAAATCATAAGGTTAGAATTAGACAATTAAAACAACAGGGCGATGAAAAAACCGCTAGACATTTTCAAAAGAGATGCACCGAAGCCATGAAAATCAATGAAAAATTATATAATTTATTAAAAAATAATAATATTGATTTGGTATAGGAGAATTAATTATGGCTAAAGAAGAATTGCAAATATCAATAATAATGTTATGGAAAGAAGTATATAATAGAACCGGTAAAATGACACCGGAAATTATAAACTTTTCAACAAGTAAAGACAATGAATTTATTGAGGAAATATCAAAAACTATACATATACAATATGTAAAAGTGCCGGTTAAATTTTTCTCATTGACTAGAGATAAACAATTTAATCAATTGAAAAAATTAGCCGATATAAATAAAATATTGAAATTTAAAACAGTTGCAGAATTGATAGAAGAATTACAAAATGCTTATGATAAAGATGCGTTAATAAAAGTTTTGTATTATAATCAATTTGATGATAATTACCATTATGCACCTGTATCAAGTTTTTGTGATGATGGATATAATAGATGTTTTGAAATTGAAATAGAAACCGAATGTTAAGAAATGTAAATATAGTCTATTTAGACTATTGCAAAATAATTAGTAATAGTTTATACTGATAGTATAAAAATAATAAATAGGAGCAGAAAAAATGCAAGTTGATGAAAATTTAAGCGTAGAAAAATATTTAAAAGCAATAGCAGTAATGACAAATAGTGTAGGTAAACTAGATGTTTTAAAATTACATTTAAAAAGTATGTATGATGACAAAATGTCAGTAGTAATTTTAGAATCTGTTATTAAAGAATTATCCGATGCCGTAGGCATGGAATATAACATGATTAATGTAGAATTACCGAAAAGAAAACCACTAGATGCAGAAACTAAAGAAGTAATCAATGAACATAATGTAAATATGGGATATGCAAAAACTATTCCACCGGTTACACCTTTAGTATGTGAAGTAGTTGAAAAATCCAATGAATCAGAAAATGAAGTATTAAGCGATAACGGATTTTCAAAATATATGGATTTAGCAAATAAAACTTTATCTGAAAAATTTGCTAAAAAATCTAAAAAACCAGCGCAAAAAACTAAAGAAATTATAAACACATCTAAAGGTATTGAATTTGATGAAAAAACACAAAAATTAACTTATCAATTTGTAAACTCATCACATTTAGCATTAATGGTATATGATAGAGTTAATAAAGAATTGACAATGACATTTAAGACCGGAAGAACTTATTTATATAAAAATATACCTATGTTTTTATTTGATAATGTGGCAAGTATTGATGAATCCGGAACAGCAAGCGCAGGCGGTTATTTTAATCAAAATGTAGTTAAAAAACCTAAACAATATCCATATACAGAAATTACAGAAACCGAATTTATTGGATAAATACATAAAATAGTTACACAATTAAATGAAAGGATGAAAAATTATGGCAAAAAAAACAATCATTAAGAAAAAAGAAACAAGAACTGTAGCAGATGTTACAGCACCAAAAAAACGAGGAAGAAAACCGGCAACAAAAAAAGAAGAAATTAAAAAAACAGTTGCTAAAGTACAAAAAGAAGTAAAAGCAAAAACAACACCGGTTAAAAAGACCGGCCCGAAAAAAGTTGCGAAAAAATCGGTTAAATCTACAGATTTTGTAAAAATCCAAGAAGCAGAATTGCAAACTGTAGAAAATGATATTCTAAACAATGATACAAATAAGCAATTAACCGAGTTGTTAAAACAAATTACAGCGCAACAAAAAGATGCTAATTTACAACATAAATTACAAGTTGCTAGAGTTAAATATCGTACAAAATATATGCAATTAGAACATGAAAGACAAGCATGGAATGTTGCAAAAAGTGAATTAATAAATACCATTTCAAAATTAAGAGAATTAGCGATGAAGTACGCACCTTTAGAAGAAGTTTTTGCAGTTGCAGGAGATATTACAGAAGCATGCAATAAAACTAAAGCAGGCAAAAAACCACTAGAGATGCCGGAATAATAAAATTTTCATAAATCCTATTTATTTAAAATTATGCCCATAGTAATTATGGGCATTTTCTTTTTGTAAAGATTTGTAACAATACACTATTTGTAGTATTGACTTATACGCCGGCATGATAAATAATAATAGTATAAGTTATTACTACAATTTACTTGAAAGAGTAAATAATTTATAGGAGAATCGGCATGCGCAAATATAATGTGAATAAATGCGAATTAATGGCAAGTAAATATTTAGTAAAAGAAGATGGATTTATAAGCAACGGCACATGGGCAATAAAAGAAGATTATGTTATTGTTAGAAAATCTATTAATGCTGAACTCGTAACAGTAAAAGAGATTGCAAAATTAGAAAAATTGTTATTGAATCCGGTAGTAAAAACATTAAAAGATTTGTTGATGCTAGATAGGGCAACACATCCTGAAAAAATAACGCCTGATTTTAGTAAAGAAAATTATGTATTATTGCCGGTAAATCCGGATTATTCAATCGGCATGAGTAAGGGTGATTTTAAACGATTAATGAATATAGCACCCGACATTGAATTATATACCGATAGGGTAAGATGGCATCAATTACAAATAGTCTTAAATAATGAGATTATCGGCGTATTTATGGGAACATGTTAAGTTTTGTAAATTTCATACTATTGGAGTATTGCAATTTTAATAGTAATGCTTTATACTATAAGTATAAAATGAATGTTACAAATAAATAGGAGATTAAATTATGAAACAAGCACTTTATGAAACAGCACAAAAGATTTTATCAGTAAACAAAAAAGCATTAAGAAGTTTACATGATATTTTTGGATTTGATTTTGAGGAGAAATCATCGGTAGAAATTAAAGAACTTAAAACACCTTTTACACTTGCTAAAGTTGTAAAAGAAAACGACTTAACGGAAAAATTTGCAGTTGTAATCATTAAAGATAGACATTTTAAACAAGAAGTTTATCACCATAAATTTTATGCCGTTATTGTTGATAGTGATGGAAAATTTGATATTGAAAGTTTTACGCCATCATGGAGTAATGATGGTATTGATAATTATTACAGAAAAGCAGATTTTAACGAAGATAGAAAAAATCCGGAGTTAGAAGCATATTTAATAACTATGGATAAAAAAGATGAAATCTTTAGTAAATCAGAGGGTAGAAGATGGAATCAGAAAAATGTTAAGCAAGCACAGGAAAAAGAATTAGCAAAAAACTATATTCATGATACAAGATGCTTAAATCGTATCAGATATGATGAAAAAGATTTGCGCAAACAATGGAATAATAAAGTATCAGCAAGCAGGGTTACAGGCGTTTATAATGCTAGATTAGATAATTATAACGCTAAAATTGACATTGATTTTGATTGCCATATAGGTTATTATCCGGCACAAACCGACACAGAATTTGATGTATTTGATAAATCCGGTTATAATCTTTATGTGAAAAGAAAGATGCTTGAATCAAAGGCAAAAGAATTAAGAGCAAAAAGAGAATTAAACAATTTACAGCGCATGGATTTTTCAAAACAAAATGAAATCATTAGAACTCGTATTTTTAATACTAAAAATGATTTAATTGAAAAATTGCAGGAAGCATCTTTTGATACTGAATGGAAAACAACACAGGAAAGCGCATATAAAACTATTTTAGATAAATTAGAAGATTTAAACAGATTATATATTGATTACCTGAAACACCTGAAAAATTTACAAGATGCTTATAATAATAGCGAAAATTATTATAGATATAATACACCGGATGATGTATTGCAAGCAATAGTAAAATTTAATGATAGATTAGATAATATGGTAGTAGAATAAATTGTTAAGAATTGTAAAATAATACAAATAAAGTATTGACTTATACTATAAAATCGTAAATAATTATAGTATAAGTTGATACTTTAAATAAATAGGAGATGAAATTATGTATTTAACAACAAATGAAGTTATTTTAACAACACTTTTTAATTGTGGAGTTGCAGATTTAGACATGTTAAAAGATTGTTTTCAAACATTATCAGAAGATGCATGCAATCCTACCGGTATTTTAGAAGAATTAAGAGATAACGGAGAATTGAGTTTAAACAGATTTTTATTTGATGTTTATTATTCAATTACAGATGCCGTTTATAACAAAGCGTATGAGTTATTTAATCAGGCAGAATATACAACCGATATAACAGGTTATAATGTCTTAAAAATTGATACCGAAGAAACTTTTAGAGAAATTGAATTACCGGTTAATTTTACATCAGAAGGTCAACAAAAAGAATTTTTTGATAAAGTTTTAGTAAAATTAACGGAATCAATAAATACAAATAATCCTTTTACAAATTGTTTAGATACTCATTTTCAGAATGCGCTAGACCAAGTTGTAGATTATGAATTAAATGTATTGGAAAATGCAATATTAGTATTAAAATACGAAATTGATAATATAGAGAATTAATAAATATGGAATTACAACAGGCATTAAAATTAATAGACAAATTATTCAAACAAGATGGCGTAAAATCTGTATGTTTAGCCGTTAATCATGTAAAAGTTTTAACGGCGCTAGATGAAATTAGAATAGGTACAGAATCCGATGGAAGTTATTTTGTTACAATTAAAAATCAATTAACACCATGCGAAATTAAAAACTATAACACTTTATCCGGCGCAAAAAACTTTATTATTAAAACAGTACAGGATTGGCAAAATAGAACTTATCAACCTATAATATTTGAAATTGTAAAGAATTGTAACATCATCTAAAAAGAGTATTGAAATATACTACAAAATGATTTAAAATAATAGAGTAGCAAATAAATAAATAGGAGATAATGACATGGCAATTTTTAAAGAAACTTATTTTTACATTGAATCCGGTTATGTATGGGGAAGCGGTCATACACTTGAACAATCGGAAAAATTTGATGCAGAAATTAAAAAAATGTTTGAAAAATTACCGGATTGGAAATTATTAGAAAAAACATTAAGCGCAAGCGCTAACGAATATCAGTATAAAGATGGTATAAGCAAATTATATTGTCATCCGATGGAATTATCAGGAATTATTGATATTGAATTAATACCGGTAATTGAGCAGGCAATAAAAGAATGTAATCAAGATATTATTAAATTTAGATATACAAAAACTTTTAAAGAATATGAAAATATTAGTATTGAAGAAGTTGAAAACAGAATCCGGAGCAGAAAAAATGAAATTGTAAAAGATTTGTTTAATATTTTTCAAACTAATAGAAGAAATCAATATTATTTTATCGGCAATTGTGATAGATTAAATAGCAAATATCATGTAAATGCTATTAATCAAAAATGGGATAATAACGCACATAAAGTTATTAGAGAAGTTTTAAAATATGCCGTTGAAATAGGCGTTATTGTAACGGCTAAAGATGATAGAGATATAGAAATGTATAGAGCATTAAATAAAACCGAATTTAAGGCATGGATGCGTAAAAATCCGGTATTGTTAAAAGAAATAGGAGTATAAAGCATGAAGAAAATATTAATTATTAGTTTTATATTTTTATTATTGCCGGCAATGGCGCATGCTAAAAGTTATAAAGTTATTGTAAATGATACCGGAAATGCTGATATAATAAGCGTTGCAGATAACAAAAAAGATGCTAATAAGCAGGATTTAAAGATTAATGCAGGATTAAGCAACAATAAAGGTTATATAAAAATAAAAGCAGGAAAACAAAAAGCGGTTAAGATTAGCACGCCGAAAATAAGCAGTAATCAGTATTTGAAGTTAGTAAATGTAATGTTTTAGTTTATAGGAGAATAACCATGAATAAAAATACAAAACAAATTTTAAAAAAGCAATATACCGGTAAATTACCGAAAAAATTAACACTTGCAGAATCCGAAAAATTTTTTAGAATAATCAAACATCATAAAATATTTAATTATTATGTAGGATTATTTAAACAGGATTGTTTAAAATTATTTAAAGATAATAAACCGGCGTTTAATAATATAATATTTATGCGAAAATTTTATAATATTAATTTGTAAAGAAATGTAACAATCATTTATTTAAAGTATTGTATTTTTAGTAGTAATGAATTATACTAATAATATAAAGATTACAGATAATAAATAGGAGCAAAAATTATGATTACATTAAAAGAATTAAAAGAAAGAAAACAAGTAAAAGCATCAAGAATTGACTACAATTTTGTTTCTAACGAAGAAAAAATTGCAAATTTTGAGAATCAAGTTAAAGCAGAAAATTTAGAAATTGCAGAAAAAGAAAAAGTCAATAATAATATAGAATATGTTTTAATTAAGCATGAAGAAACCGAACATAAATTTAGTATGGCTAGTTGGCATGAAACAGATGGGCAAAAAGATGAATTTATGCAGGAATGCGCCGATAGAATAGAAAAATCCGGTTTAAAAGTATTGAATAAATATAGAGATAATGATTTTGTCTATGTTGTTACAGATGCTAACAGAATTTATTTTACAGTACCTTTAAACAATCCGGATAGAAAAAAAGAAATGGATGGTATATTAGTTTTTAGAAGTAATGATTATTATTTTCAATATGTAAATGATAATAACGAAGTTAAAAAAGTATATGGAGATATAAGCGCAAAAAATATACATGATAATAAATTGATTTTTAAGGATGATGAATGGAATTTGAATTTAGAATATATTATGGAGATATAAACCGATGCTAACAATGTTATTAAGTTTAATTTTAGGAATCAATGCA